AACAATTGGTAACAATCGTTGTTGATTCTCTTTCACAAGCTTCAAGTGAAGTTGAAATGGAGTCTGAACATGGTAAGGATGGTTACAACACATCTAAGTCTATTATTATCAGTAAGGCTTGTCGTAAGATTACAGGATTGATTGGACAACAGAGAATTCTTGTTGTTTTCGTAAATCAACTTCGTATGAATTTGGCTGCTGTTGGTCATCAAGACAAATGGATTGTTCCTGGTGGTAAGGCCATGGCATTTGCCGCTTCTGTAAGACTTCGTTTGAGCAACATGGGTAAGTTGAAAGGAGCAGGCCAAAAGATTATTGGTAATAAATGTAAAGTTGTTGTTACAAAGAATCGTATGGGGCCGCCACATAGAACAGGAATGTTTGAAATTCACTATGATAGTGGTATTCAAGACTTGACCAGTTGGTTAGAATTTTTGAAAGACAATGGTTTTGCTAGAAAAGATGGTGATAAATATTCCATTAAACTTCCAAATGAAACTATCAAACTTTCTACACGGGAATTTCTTGATAAGATTCATGCTGAACAACCTTTTAAAGATGCGATTTATGATGTGATTGCCACCGATTATATTATGAAATACAGACCCGCCAATAGTGAAATTATTGAAGGATTGGAATCAGAAGAAGCCACTGTTGAGGACGAATAATATGGGCGCACTTATCAATCTTAAAAATAAACGATTTGGTAGATTGAAAGTTATTTCAAGATTGAAGAATGATGGGCATAATCAACCTGTATGGCGATGTAAGTGTGATTGTGGCAATATTACAGATGTAATTTGTAGGTCATTAGTTCATAATCGTACAAAAAGTTGTGGATGTTTACATCGTGATAGAGTTAGAAAGAAACCATATTATCATTTATTTGCAAGTATTAAATACATTTCAAGACGTTCAAAGAAACAATGTAAATTGACATTTGATGAATTTTTACAATTCTTAAAAATAAAACGATGTCATTATTGTGAAAATGACATAAGATGGGAAAAGTATAGTTATAAAACAAATGCGCCATATAATTTAGATAGGAAAGATAATACACTTGGATATACAAAAGAAAATTGTGTAGTTTGTTGTCCGATGTGTAATCAAATGAAACGAAATATAGATTATAAAATATTCTATAAATTTACAAAACCAATAAGGAGATATAAATATGAGAGTAGTGTTTAGTTTAAGAAAATCAGAACCAAATAGTTGTCGTCCAACCAAGGAACTTGTTAAGGAAATTGAATTAAAAGAAGATTTTTTTCCAGCCACTATCGATAATTCTATTCAGTATAATGAAAAATCTTATGACCTTAATAACGTATCGGTCATTTTAAGTGATGATGGCCAATTGACACGAAAATATATATTCGTTGAATATGATGTTTAATGCGTATGAGTGATGTATTTTCAATTTGGGAAAATTTGAAGGCAGAAAAGAAGGCTGCCCAAGAAAATGGAATTAATGCCGTCACCAAAAAAGAGGTATTAATAATTGATGGATTTAATACGTATTTGCGTGCATTTTGTGCTATCCCGACGCTCAATCAAGACGGACTTCATACAGGAGGAATATCTGGATTTCTAAAGAGTGTTGGATACGCAATAAAACAATATCAACCTGATAGATGTGTTATTGTTTTTGACGGTCATGGAGGGTCATTCAAACGGAGAAAAATTTATCCAGAGTATAAAGCTCATCGACGGACAAAGATTCGATTGAATAGAATTTATGAAGAGAATCTTACAGATGAAGATATCTCGATGCAGAAACAACTTCAAAGATTGGTAGCCTATCTTCAAAGTTTGCCTGTAAATATGTTGGCTCTTGAAAATGTAGAAGCCGACGATACTATCGCCCACCTTGCTTTGGACACTTTCAAAGACTGGAACTCAACCATAATGTCGGCCGACAAGGACTTTTTACAAATCGTAAATGACCATGTAAAGGTCTGGAGTCCGACAAAGAAAAGATTGTATGGGCCACAAGACGTTTTAAATGAATATGGAGTTAGTTCCAAAAATTTCGTGTATTATAGAACTCTTGACGGTGATGTGTCAGATAACGTGCCTGGCATTCGTGGTTGCGGTTTAAAGACCATTATTAAGGCGTTCCCTATGTTGACTGGTGAAAGGATAGAATTGCCTGTATTGAAGGAACACGCAATCCAAAACAGCGGTAAATTGAAGATTTACGATACGATTGTTGAAAATTGGAACGATGTGGAGAGAAACTACGCATTGATGCAGTTAACTGATACTGCGTTAACTACTATGGCCCAATTACATGTCAAAGAAGTTATAGAACAACCTATTCCAAAACTTAACCGATTTGAGTTGATGAAACAGATGTCTTCTGATAATCTGACCAATACCATTTACAATCTACCAAACTGGATGAATGAGTGTTTTAGTAAACTAAACAACTTTGTAAGGGATTAATATGAAAAAAACATTAACAAGAAAAAAGTTTAATCAAATAATAAAGGAATCTAACGCAGAAGCGGTTTTAGGTGCATCTAAGGAAGATTTGGACGAATTGTATTATGCGTTTGATAATCTTACGAGATTGTTAAGTGAAATGTATGAAACCCCGTCTATTAAAATTTCAAATAAATGAGTAAAGAATTAAAATTTAGAATTTGTTATACCGCTCAAAATGGTGATAAAAATATCATTTATTCTGATGATAGATTTTTGATTGGATTAAATGGCGAAATATATGAAAATTATGGCAAAGATTGGAAATCTCCAGCATGGGAATCCCCATTCGATTGTTCAGAACCGCCTATAATTCAACAGTACACTACCGCACATGATAAAAATGGAAAAGAAATATACGAGGGTGACATTTTAAACTATAGAGGAAGAATAGGTATCGTTGAATTTTTTGCGTCAATGTATGTCTGTTGTTGGGACGACGAAACAGACGATGAATTGGCTTATATGATGATTGGTGATATGGAAGTGATTGGGAATATTTTTGAAACTCCACATCTTAAAGAAATGAATTTTTGATATGAAGCCACTACCAAAAAAGAGAAAAGTAAAAAATAAACCATTTGTTACGAATGGATGGTTAAAGTTGTGGTTAAAAATAATTGATAAAGAAATGGATAATTTTCATGTCGAGGACTTCACAAAAAAAGATTGATGCGGATAAAAAGGGAGAGAAACGGATGGAGAAGTTTGAAGGACGACAAAAAGTAGAAAACGTTCCAATTATAAAACCTGTCATATCTAAAATTGATGATGATTATGAAGAGTATTATGTTACCGCATATCAAAAAATTGAACCGGGCGACTGGCAAAGAGTCGAGTTGACTTATAAAAGAAAAAGACGTTGAAAATTTCTCTTCAACGCCTTTTCTGATTTTCAATGATTATCCTACCCAATTTTTTGGTGGTGTACAATATGAGTTAGTAAAACTTTGAGGCAAGTTTATTTGAAGTTCATTTGTAATCGGAACTCCCATGGCAATTAACGCTTCTCTACTTGCGTAGTAAATATCAAACGATTGGGCCATATATCCCCGAATAAATTCTACATTACGAACCTTGCTATGTTCTTTACGACCAAATTCTGTACCCATATTAAACTCAGGTCTTTTACTATACTCTAGTTGTGAAAAATCTAAACATTCATCTGATGCCGGAGTTGATATGGTTGAACAATTTGATGTAAATCTTCTTTCTTTACCACTGTAACCTAACGTGGCAGATTGTCCACCAATAAGTCCGCCGCCCTTTGTACAGTTTGAAGCGTACATTGTCATATCCATATTTTGTGATATAAGATTATTTGGCTGATAGTTTACGTTTGACATATAATTTGTTTGTAAGTTACCAGCATAACTACAACTTACAGCAAAAGAAGAATTCCAAGTTGAATATGTAACTACTGGGTCTTTTTCATAAAAGAGCCTTACGCCAATCACACCACAATTTTTTTCTGAACCGTCTTCTTTGGATTGGGCGTAAGTGTTTCCATTGAATTTATATCCGAATTTGAATAATGCCCATTCATCATCTGATACTCTGAATCCTTTGATTTTTTCTGCTGAATACGCACCTATGATATATCCTGTGTCGTTCTCACTGGCTGTTTTTCCTGTTAAGACATTTAATCCATCCACAGAACCTACCATAAGAACTCGTTTCCAGTGGTTGTTTTTTATTTCTATGACGTATTCCGAGCTTTGTTTGGCTTCGATGAATATTTTTCCTTGGTGGGAATATTGTTTGCAACGGGAACCGTTGACTGTTATGTTAAGGTCAAAACTCATATCTTATCTTTCTTTTAGTTGTTATTGTTGTACTAAACTTAAGTGGGCCTACACCCAATTTCGTAAGCTTATACATAGGTGTGAAAACTATTTTCATCTAAAAAAAATAAATTATAATTTAGTAAACCTGATATAAAAAGTTTACTATTGAGGTACTTGGTGTAGTGTACCAACATAATAAAAAATATATGGAAGACATAGACAATCTAAAAAAATTCGGCAGTGAGTTTCAATCAAAATGTATTGCATCATTGGTAACAGACCAATTTTTCGTTGAACGTATTTTTGACATTCTTACTCCTGATTACTTCGAAACCGACGCAAATAAGTGGATTGTTCAATCCACAATGGACTATTTTTTAAAATATAAATCCATTCCAACTCTTCAAGTCTTCGCAGTAGAAGCTGAAAAGGTAAGAAGTGACGTATTGAAAGTTTCAATCGTAGAACAAATCAAAAATGTTTATAAGAACCAAGTTGACGCAATTGATTTGCCTTTTGTAAAAGAACAATTTTTGGAATTTTGTAAAAACCAAAAAATGAAGAATGCAATTATTTCTTCTGCTGATTATTTAAAACTTGGTGAATTTGATAAAATTAGAACCGTTGTTGATAATGCTTTGAAGGCAGGCATGGAACGAAACTTAGGACATGAATACTTGATTGATATTGAGAAACGTATGTCTGAAATGTGTCGTGACACAATTAAAACCAATTGGGGGCCTATTGATATTCTCTTGGATGGTGGTTTGGCAAAAGGTGAACTTGGATTCGTTGTGGCGCCAGCAGGTTCCGGCAAATCTTGGATTTTAACACGTCTCGGCGCAGAGGCCATGAGAATGGGAAAAAATGTCCTTCATGTTACATTGGAACTCAATGAAAACTATGTTGGTCTTCGTTATGATAGTTGTTTTACAGGTATTAATTTTCAAGATATTAGAAAAAATATCGAAGCAGTAAAACAAAAAATTGATGCTATTGAAGGAAAGTTATTTATTAAATATTTTCCAATTAAAACAATTGCTTCGCACACAATTAAAACGCATGTGGAACGTATTCAAATGTTGACAGGCAACAAGATTGACATGGTCGTTGTTGATTATGCCGACTTGTTAAGACCCGCTGTAGCAGAACGAAATTCTAATTCTTATAGTGAAGCCGGTTCTGTATATGAAGAACTTAGAGCTGTCGCAGGAGAATTACAAATTCCTATTTGGTCAGCTTCACAAGCAAATCGTGGCGCACACGAAGAAGAAGTTATTCAGGCTCATAATGTTGCAGATTCTTATCGTAAGATTATGACTGGAGATTTTGTAATAAGTTTGTCAAGACGTGAAGAAGATAAACAATGTGGAACTGCTCGTATTCACGTTATTAAGAATCGTTTCGGCGCAGATGGTATGACGTGGCCTGCTTATTTTGATGCTGGAAATGGTTCTATCAAAATTCTCGACCCTGCCACTCCTGAAGGTAGAGATTGTCAGGAAAGAATGAAAGCCGGAGAAGAGAGATTACAGGACGTCGTTAGGGATAATTGGAATGCCGTTAAGAGAAATCGTAAGGTCGACCAAGATAACGATTAATCATTAGGTACTTTAGAAAAAAATCAAAAGTTAAAAAATAGTGTTATAAACGAAAAAAATAGTTTGGTGTGAGTGGATTTTTGACACTCGCACCAACTAATTATTCTTCACAGAAAAATAGAAAAATTTAGGATATATGAGTAAAGATGAAATTGCAAATAAAAAAGAGGACTTCAATAAGATTACAACCAGACACGAAGATGTAAAAAAGCAAACTACGGAAGAATATTTTAATGGAAATCAATTTTCCATTGATGCATTTAATAAAAAATACACAGCTGAAGATGGGGAAACATACGTTCAAGCATTAAAACGTGTGTGTGATTATATTGCATCTGTAGAAAGGACGCCAGAACTTCAAAAATATTGGAGCGAACGTTGGTTTGATGAAATTTATAACGATTGGTGGCATCCTGCCGGTTCTATTATGCAGGGAGCAGGAACACATAGAAAAATTTCTTTGGCAAATTGTACAACCATTTCATTGGGCGCTCTTCGTGAAAATGAAGAATGGGATAATTTGGAATCAATCATGAAGAATACGGCATATACGGTTGCAAAATGTGCCGCATATCGTCAGGGATTGGGCGTGGATTTTAGTCGTCTTCGTCCTTGTGGAACAAAAGTTTTAAATAGCGCCAATCAATCAACCGGCGCCGTCCATTGGATGAAACACATTGATGGCATTGGTTATTCTGTTGGTCAAAAAGGCCGTATTCCGGCCATGCTATTTTCTTTGAGTATTAATCATCCTGACGTGGAAGAGTTTATTACAGTCAAGAGTGATTATACAAAAATTCAAAATGCTAATATCTCTGTTCAGTTGACTGATAAATTTTATAAGTATGTTGAAGATGATAAAGATTGGGAACTTTCTTTTGAAGTTCCTGGTATCAAAAAAGGTGACAAAATATATTTGGATGTTCATAGCATTGATGCCGATACATTAAAAGATTCAAATGGTAAATATTATAAGATTGCTACTCACGATAAGAAGAAAGAAGTTTTTTCTAAAACTGTGAAGGCTCGTAAGTTGATGGAATTGATTGCAAAGAACATGCATCAAAATGCGGAACCCGGAGTTCAAAATATTGATGTGGCCAGAAAGTATTCAAATTCTGATTATGTCTATGACCCAAAGGACGAATATGATTCTCGTATTCTTTCGACTAATGCTTGTTCGGAACAATATTTGAGTCGTGAATCTCTATGTGTTTTAGGTTCTTTGAATGTTGGGAAATTTTCTACAGACCCAAAAATATATGTAAACGAATTGGAACGAGTAGGCATTTCGATGAACAGATTTTTGGATAACGTAAATGAATGTGAATTGGTATATCAGACGTATGCTACCCCACATCAGAAGATGGCCATTGAAAAACTTCGTAGAACAGGAGCAGGAGTAACTAACATTGTTGGTTGGTTGTTTAAACAAAACTTAGCTTATGCTACTCCAGATGCTAATGTGGCATTTGAAGAGTTCATGAGATTGTTTAATTATTGGATGTATTACAGCTCTGAAATGAATGGTCAAGAAAAAGGTAATTTCGGGTTGTTCAATAAAGAAAAATGGAATTCTGCTCCTTTTGTTAAGAGAGTTGTGGAAGACTCTGTGGCTTTGAGTAAAGTGTATGAAGTTCCCATAATGACCGGCGAATCTGCTAGAAATGTCACAAATAGTTCAATCGCTCCCACAGGAACGTTAAGTTTAATGTTTCGTGATTTGGTTATGAGTTATGGAATTGAAGCCGCGTTTTTTATGTATTTTTGGAAAAGAACCAGAATGCACGGAAGTTACAAGTATTACTTTAACGTTCCTAAAGTTGTTCGTGAGGCATTTGAAAAGGCAGGGTTCCCAATTCCAATGAATTCTGATACTATTCGTGATGATTGGGATGGAAAACATGGCAAACCAATTGCAGAGTTTATTGATAAACACGTGGAAGAAGTTGGTATTAAGTTTAAAGCATCTACCGAAATCGACCCTATTGAAAAGTTGGAGTTTATGTCAAAAGTAATGAAATGGGTGGATTCATCTATTTCAACAACTTATTTGTTGCCAATAGGTTCAGACTGGAAATCAGTTTATAAGTTTATCGTAGCTTCTCATGAAAAGGAAGTAAAGTCGATTGCTGCTTTTCCTGATAAGAAAATGTATGGAATTATTTCAAATATTGCCTTTAAAGATTTGGCGTTTAAGTTAAAGGATGAAGGAATTGAATCACATCATCAAAACTTTTCCGATGAAGAGTTGAAGGAATTGAATGTGTCTCGTCAGAAGATTTCAAAGGCTAATCAAAATGCTGCTCCCGAAAGATTGCCTGTATTGGATGCAGATATTCATATCGTTACCGTTAAAGGTCAGAAGTTTTGTATTGCTGTTGGTATTCAAAACGGACAACCATATGAAATTTTTGGCGGACATCTGAATGGACTTGGATTGAAATCTAATTACAAAAAAGGTAAGATTCGTAAGGTTAAAAATAAACAGTATGCTTTGGAAATTGACGATATTACAATAGAAGATTTTAGTAAACAGTTTACGCCTACCGAACAAATCATGTTTCGTTTAGCTTCAACTAGTTTGAGACATGGCGTACCTATTCAGTTCATTGTTGACCAATTACAGAAGGCTACGGAAGATATTACTTCAATGGGTTCTGCCGCCGCAAGAGTTTTGAAAAAGTATATTCCTCAAGGTGAAGTTGCAAAGGGACAATCTTGTCCAAGTTGTGGAAACGGATTGGTTTATCTTGAAGGATGTGTATCTTGTACAACTTGTGGTTGGTCTAAATGTTCTTAATTGTAAGTTTTGATAAAACTTTTTAATTCTAGGTTATATTTTTTATATATATTATCAAGTATAACCTATTTTAAAACATTATGATAGACGGAACTATATTAAGCATCATTCCGCCGCTGGTAGCCGCAGTGTTAACATACATTGTTTCTAGTAAAAAAGCTAGAGCAGAAAATGCCAGAGTATTGGCAGATGTACAGAGTCAGGCCATTGAACAAGTTCGATTGGCCGAAGAGAAAATGCGTTCTGAAATATGGGAAGAACTAGATAAGGTTCGTCAGGAAAATGCTGACCTTCGTAAAGAATTAAGACAACAAGCCAGTGAATTGTCAGAAGTAAGAAAACAATTGGATTCTGCCAGCCAATTGAGAATTTCTCTAACTGAACAAGTTCATACTTTAGAGAGTTTGGTTGATACTTATAAAAATAGAATTGTTGAATTAGAAAAAACAAAAATATAATTGTGGGTTTACATTGTTATGAGTATGATGGAAAATATCAATAAACTGTTTGGTAATAGACAGAAAGCATTCGTGGTAGATGGTTGTAAATCTGATATGGAAATAATTAAATCTATGAATTTAGATATAGACCAATATACTGATTTTAAACAACTTCTATATAAACTTCGTACAAGTAAAACTCAAAAATATAAAGTAGGAATAATTCATCAAAACGGAACAAAATATCCTTCTCAAATGTTATCTAATTTTATAAAGCTCATCGACCCTTCTATACGGCTTATTATTTATAAAGACGGTTCTCAATTAAGAAAAGAAACTGAAACAATGGTTTGACATAACGATTGTTTTTTGTTATAATCGGAATATGGTAGAAGAAAAGTATTTTGATTCCAAACGAGTTACATTAAGACAAATGTCCAAACGTCTTGCGGAAGATATGATTGTAAAGAATCATTATTCTCATAAATGGTCGTTATGTCAAGTCGCTTATGGCATTTTTTACAAATCTGACGAAACTTCTGAATTCTTTACAAATGTTGATGAAAAATTGATTGGTTGTGTAATTTATGGTCAACCTGTAGGTAGGTCTGCTGCCGAATCTATCTCCAATTTGGTTAAAATTGATGAAGTGTTCGAGTTAACTAGATTGTTTATTTATGATGGATATGGGAAAAATATTGAAAGTTATTCGATAAGTGAATCTATGAGGATGGTAAAACTGGATTTTCCACATATAAAAGCTATAATATCTTATGCAGATGGAGAACAGAATCATAAAGGAACCATCTATCAAGCTGCCAATTTTTATTATCAAGGCAATTCATCGTTGGCCCTGATGCCTAACTTCTCCATATCTCTCAAGGGGCCACCATATGAATGGATTCATTCCAGAACGGTATCATCTTTATATGGTTCCCATAATGTAGAGATAATAAAGAAACAAATAAGACAGACTTTTTGGAGAAAGAAAGAATCGACTAAACATCGATATGTGTATCTCTTAGGAAGTAAGACCGAAAAGAAGAAAATCTTAAAGAATCTAAAACATAAGTTTTTACCATATCCCAATGGAAATACTTATAAAGACGAAATAGAAGAAATAGTAGTCAATAGACCAACAGAATTTAGCTTCTTTGGTTGAAATAACCATATTTATAGTATTATGAACGAAGTAAACAAATTTAGAAATATTGTCAGAGAATGTATCTCTGAAATCAAAAAGGAAACCGACCCAAGGGCCCGTTTGAAGGAGTCTCTTCGTGGGATGGTCAAAAACGTTCTTAATGAAATTTCCAATGTGACGAAGCCAGAACCTTCCAAAGAGGAAAAAGAAAAAGTTTCTAAAGGATTTGCCAAGGATGGCAATGAACGATTAGACAAGAACAATGAGAAACAACAGAAAGAACTTGAGACTATTGTTCATGGCATTGACCCAACATGGGAATCGTATTGGGATGACCACGGTCAATTGGTTGTTAGAGCTCAAAATTTGTTATACGTTCGTATTGTTCCTAAATTTGAAAATAATTTCGATATCGATGCAATGGTAAAGTTGGTTGATAGAGTTCGTGCGATAGCCCTTTCGTGGGAACAAGTTAAAGCATTTGTTAAGGCAAATTTTAGTGACCTTAAAAAGACCACAAAAGCGGATGACCTTAAAAAGAAAGCTTTAGACCATTACGACGAAAAAGGTGTAAATCCAAAATCGGCAGGTCCAGATAGTTCAGTTAAGAATCGTGGAGAAAAGAAAAATGGAGAAGATGCCAGTGTTAAAAACACCAAGACCAAGGACATGAACTACAATGAACCACAGGTTAAAAAAGACGAAGATATGCCAGACCAACCTATGAAACAGGTGACCGAGCCAGGCAAAGACCCAGAAGGCAAGAACAAGGATATCAAAAAGACTGATAAAGTTAAGCCACCAAAGCATAAAAATGATAAAGAATTAAGAATCTCTGATAAAAAGACTCCGAAGTTTATCAAAAAACAAGTGGGTAAGTAACTCTTGACTTTTTATAGGGCGGTGATATACTCCCTATCGAATGACAAGTGACGAAATTAAAAAACAACTTTTTGATTGTAATACATTAAAACCCAACGATTTAATTATCGAGGAATTACAATGGAAATATCTTGTATGGGCCGTTTTAAGAGGTAAAAACATTCTTTTTATTGGCCCTACACGTTCTGGCAAGACAAAAGCGGCAAAATCTGTTGCGTCTGTATACGCATCCGATAGAAAATTTTTTACTTTCAATTTTGGCTCTACTCAAGATGCTAGAGCTACTTTAATCGGCAATACTACTTTTAAAAAAGACACCGGTACAGCTTTTCATCCTTCTGAATTTGTAAAGGCAATTAGTACGCCGAATTCAATTATTCTTCTTGACGAATTATCCCGAGGTCATCATGACGCATGGAATATTTTAATGCCTGTATTAGACAATACTCAAAAATATATTCGTCTTGATGAAACGGAAGAGTCGTCGGTAGTACCTGTGGCGGATGGAGTATCATTTATTGCCACGGCAAATGTAGGAAATGAATACACCGCAACGAGGGTGATGGATAAAGCTTTAACTTCACGGTTTCCTGTAATAATTGAGATGAAAACTCTCACCGCCAGACAGGAAGAATATCTATTAAATGTAATTCACCCTGATGCCACGGATGAACACAAAAAGGCATTTCATTTAATCACAAAAATTTCAGAAGATACTAAGAATAATTGCAAATCAGAAAATCCTAAAATTAGTACATTCTTAACGACTGATTCTGTTATAGAGATGTCTGGATTAATACTTGATGGATTTTCGTTGAATGATATTGCGGAGATGACTATCTATCCGTTATATAGCGAAGACAATGGTCAGGATTGTGAACGATTGTTTATAAAACAACTTGTTCAAAAATACATTGATTTAAATGCATCAAAAGTAAAGTCGCCCATCAATGACCCCGTCAGAAAAACAAAAGTAAGAGTTCCATTCAACTAAAATGAGTGAGATAGATAAACAACAAACGTATTCTGATTTTTGGTTAAATACTCCGGCATTAGACCAATATATGACCGATGAATCGGTTGGAGAAGGATTTTCCACGGATTTGATACAATTTGCTACCTATCGTAGAGTGGTTTCTAATTTTGTTATTATTTTGACGGGACTGGATATTCCAGTTCAGTTTAATTCAGATGAAAATTCAAAGTTAAGTTTTACTGACGGTAAAGCTATATACATTTCTGCTACCATAAAAAATAAGAAAGACTTCGATTGGACGGTTGGACTTGCTTTACACGAAGCATCGCATATTCTTCTTACAGATTTTGAAGTATTTCATTCTACGTTTTCTAAAATTCCTATTCCAGTCCCAATGACTTTAAAGAAAAAATCAAAGGACAAAAATGTGTCAGGAGAGCAACTTGCATACATTTGTAAATGGGTTTGGAATTTTATAGAGGATAGATATATAGATAATTATGTTTTTTCTGAAGCTCCTGGTTATAGAGGATATTATGAATCGTTATATCAGAAGTTTTGGAATAATGAAATACAATCTAAAGCGTTGCGGTCTTTTATCATGAGAGTTCCGAACATTTTATCATATGAGTTTAGAATTATAAATCTTACAAATGAAGCTACGGATTTGGATGCTTTACCTGGTCTTCGTGAAATTGCTGAGTTAATTGATATAGATAACATATATCGGTTAAATACCACGTTAAAGAGAATGAATTTGAGTTATGCCGTCGTAGAGTTAATAATGGATAATATCATAAAGCAAGCTGAACAAAAATCGGCATCGGATTCGACTATTCAAAAAATTCACGAAAAACTTTCTGAAAAAAATGGTACATCACAGAGTTCGCATGTAGATGATTTTAAAGATTATGAACCTGATGATGTGGGCGATACAAATGAGTTTTCATCCGATGAACTTAAAGAGTTAAGTGATGAATTTAACAAACAAAGAAATGTTCTTGACCATAAGTATGGAGAAATTAAAACTAGGGTAACAAAAGAAGAACAGACTATTCTTGATGCTATAGAAAACTCTGATATTTCTTTAGTCCCTTCTGGATATGGATTATCTGGAGATTATGAACGAGCATCGGTGGATGTTGTAGTTGTTAAAAAGTTATCAAAGAAGTTAATGGATGCAGGCAAACATATTTTTCCTTTAGTTTCACTAGATAAATTTATATCAAGAACTACAAATGCCCCAATAAGAGAATATGAAGATGCTGTTGTACGAGGGTTTTCATTAGGTAAGATGTTAGGAAAAAAACTTCAAATACGTGGAGAAGAAAACCACATTAAGTATATTAGAAAGTCGTCAGGTAAAATAGAAAGACGGTTACTGGCCGATGTCGGCGCAGGTTTAGAAGGCATTTTTAATAGAACAATAATTGAAAAATACAACAAACTTAGGCTTCATATATCGGTTGATGCTAGTGGTTCTATGCAGACTTATACTAAATGGTGTCCAACGATGACTTGTGTGGTAGCGATATGTGTTGCCGCATCGATGGTAGAAAATTTAGATGTATCAGTATCGTTTAGAAGTACAATATTTAGTAAATGTAATAATAGTGAATTGCCATATATTGTGTTGGCCTATGATTCGAAAGTCGATAAAATTTCAAAAATTAGGCATCTATTTCCTTATTTATGCGCAACAGGTTCGACCCCTGAAGGATTGACATTTGAGTCTATAGCAGAAGAATTTATCATAGGTAAAAAATCCAACGAACAAGACCATTATTTTTTAAATATATCTGATGGAGAACCTTGTTATGTTATAAATTCATTATCAAATCGATATCACACTGATTTAAATTATAGTGGAGAGACTGGAGCATTACATACAAAGATGCAAGTAGAAAAAATTAAAAGACGAGGTGTTAAGGTTTTAAGCTATTTTATAGACAGCAATGACGGTTATAGTGGATTGTCATCGTATAAAAATACACAGTTGACATATAGGGGAATGTTTGATAAGATGTATGGTAGTGACGCACAGTTTATTGATGTTCAGAACGTTATGGATATTGCTAGAACTATGAACAAGTTATTCTTAATGAAAGAATAATAAAAGTGGTTGACAAATGGGGGAATTTATAGTAACGTGTTCGATTGTAGATTCCAAATTTATAGGAACACAAGGAAAATAATTATGAATATTAGAAAAACACAACGTAAGAATAAGACGAAACAGATTGTTTCGTGGCCGTCGAATGACACCTATTTTACCATCACCGACTTGGTGGCAGCAAATAGTCATATGCTTACATCAGCAGAAAAGCCATCAGACATAACAATTCGAGTTCGACTGAGTAAAGCTATTGCTGAAGAAAATCTTGTCGCAGTTATTGGACAGAAACATTCTGGAAAAGGAAGACCTCAATTGGTATTTGCAATGAGACCAGTTAAAAAGTCTGTAGTAGAAAAAGCATCGTCAGAAGGAATTTCCACAATTGAAATGGCAAAAATTATGCCTGTCATGGAAATCACAAATCAATCTTCAAGTGTTACGCCCACAGTAACCCCCGTCAGTAATATTACAACTCCATCAACGGTAAACGTATAATTGTAACAGTCAATAATACCATACATATGCTTAAGAAAAAATCAAAGAAAATTAAAAAATCTATTTTAATTGATTTACATGTGTATGGTATTTTTGATACCAAGAAAAATAACATCGTAAAGATTAGTCTTGATAGGACTGATATCCAAATGGAAGTTGCTTTAATGGGAGGATTATCGGATGGACTTAGAGAATGTGACTTTGACATCACATTAAAAATGTGACTTTTTACCTTCAAATGTCATAAACAATTTAAAAGAGTTTTTTACTGTCATATCTTCTTGGTAGTAAAATATTGCCGATTCCTTTGAGACTTGGTTTAATGTGGCTTGAACTTTTTGATTCGACCCGTACACAATAGGCATTTTAAAATTGTTATCCCATAAAGAAAATAATACTGAATTTATTTTGAAGTTGTGATATGTCGTTACATTTTTATCGATGTAATGATATCGCAATGGCGCTTTTTGACGTTTCCCTTCGCCTGATATTTCGATTGTCTTTTCCGGCCCCTTCTCAAACCCTCCTTTCATACCAATTTCATAATAAAATACGGTGGAATTTGTTGGTAGTTTTGTGGATTTTATAATTGATAACGACCCTATTACCAGAGGCATGTCCATTTTTATATCAAATAAAGCATAATTCGATTCATTTAATTTAAAACAATGAAAATACCTTGGTGTTGTGGTTTTTATAACTATTTTACTGTTGACATTGATTAGTGTGACCATACAATATAAGTATATGTCTAATATTGCGAACATTTTCGATTTTGAACCAAGACCGGAAGAAGTTAAGAAAAAGGCCTTTGAAGTAAAACAAAAGGAAAATTATAATGGCGGAGAGTATCCAAATAACGATGCCTTCAAGGTTGGAACTGGTAAAGACGCCTTTGATGTTGATGATAATAAAAAGATAGTAATAGCGGATTTAAATTGGTTATCTAGTTTGTCTGTCGAAGAATTTACATTTCGTAAGAAATGGGAAGAGATGCAGTTGCTTACCAATTTTATTAAAGAATTTGCTAATCAAGCTAAAGCCACTATATGGAGTCCTACGGATATAAATGATGAAGAGTTGACCATTAAAGAAATTATTAATTTACAACCAAAGGCAATAGTTGTAAATAATGAATATTTGGAAAGATTGTGGACAACATTACGATATTATTGTAGTAGCGCTGAATATAATCAGGCTCCAGGAAGATTTATTAAGTTTCTAATGGTAGATGAAGTAACAAATAAGGTTTTAGGAATATGTTCTATTGCCAGTGATGTTATTTCTATATCCGATAGAGATAAGTTTATTGGCTGGACACCTGAAAATAAACTGAAAAACAAAATGTTAAAACATTCTGCTATTGGTACGACAATCGTTCCAACTCAACCATTTGGTAGTAACTTTCTTGGTGGAAAACTCGTAGCCGCGTTAGTAACCTCAGGAGTTGTAAGAAACGAATGGGAACATCCAGGAATAACTGCTGAAGCTAATCCTGGCAAGTTGGTTGGTATGACAACTACAAGTTTGTATGGTGGGTTTTCAATGTATAATAGTTTAAAGTGGTGGAAGCCTGTCGGTATGACCAAGGGTAAGATTGCTATAAAACCTTATGAAAAGGGATATTCTAACTGGCATGGTTGGTTAAAACAACACATGAAGGAGGAATATGACAAAGCTATGACACAGAAAGAAGGCGTGTCAGGCCCAGTCACAGGCGCAAAGAATAGGGTTTTGGCCATGATATTTAAGGCGTGTGGGATTAAACAGACAGATTATATGCATGGATTTGAACGTGGTGCGTATTATTCGTGTTTCTATGAAAATACCAGAGAATTTTTATGTAATAAAATTACTGAGGATAAATTAGTGATGAAGCCTCTATTTAAAGAGGATACCAAAGCCATCGTGGATTGGTGGAAACCAAAGGCAATTGAAAGATATAAAAAACTTAAAGCAGAAAATAGGTTGAATCCTAACAAACTGTTTTATAATGTGATGACTGAACAACATTATGAAGAATCTAAAACTCTCTTCTTTAATGCGGTCGGACATCAAAATAGTAAATAATATGGGACGTACATTCAGAAAAAACGATAGGTGGAAGAAAGACCGTAGAGACCAGAACTTCCGTAATAGTAAAAAATTTAAAGAAGTCAAGGATGGATACGTACATCCGAAGACACATTCGCCACAAACTGATGTGGAACCAATTGAAACCGATGATAATATTTAGTGTCATAGTATTTATATTAGTTACTTTATGGACAGTTTTTTCTGGTTGGTTGATTCACCAACATACAGATAAAATAGATGAATTGGAACAGGCGAATAAGAAACTTACTAACGATATAAATTCTTTACATAAGAATCAAGTTTTGATATCATCCTCATTTAAAGAATTACATCGAATTATAAGAAAGTATGATAAAAACGCCAAAATCCAATACCGAATCGACAACCGAAATCAAACGTAAAGGTAGGAAGAAAAAGGAAGAAGGTACGATAAAGGGAATTGGATTGTTTGACCATATAAAACACATTCGAACGGTTCAAGACCCTGACTATTTTAAAAATCTAACAGAATTGGATAAAAAGTCTTTTAATCATTTCATGATATTGAAGGCTTTAAGTATGAATCCTACAATACTCTCTGATATTTCAGATTTATTTAAATATTTTGATAAGATTCCATCCCCACAATTTTATCAACTTCTTATTGGATTAATTCAGCCAGACAGACATTTTTATCCTTGGGTAAAGGTAACTAAAAGTCCTGTTAACGAAACCATAATTGAATTGATTGCTAAATATTTCGAGATATCAAAATCAGAAGCAAAAGATTATGCTTTGTTACTTTTAAATAAAAAAAATGGAATAAAAGAGTTGGAAAATTTCTGTAGAAATTATGGATTGACGGATAAAGAGGTTGAGTCGGCTCTAAAAGATAATTATAATGAAGAATAACCCAATAGTAATAGGCGTCGGAGGATTTGCACGTAGTGGCAAAGATACCTTTGTTAAAGTGGCAAGAAAAATTCTTTCTGAAAATGGATACACTTCTGAAAAATTAGCATTTGCTGACGTATTAAAAATTGAAATAGGCCCATTTCTAAAACAATATTATGGTGTTGATGTGTGGACTGACGACTCTTCTGAAAAAAAGTTAATACGTCCTTTGTTAGTAGCCCATGGATGTCAAAAAAGAATTCAAACAAATGGAATTTATTGGGTAGACAAAGTAGAAGAACAGATACAAAGAATTGTTAGTGTTTGTGATGTTTCTAAACACGTAATATTTATCAGCGACTGTAGATTTCCAAATGAAGTTAGTTGGGTTCATGATTGGCAAAAATTAAGATGGAGTGGTTGGTTCGTTCATTTGAAGAAATATAGTGTCAATAGTGGAATTCAATACGATTCTTGTACTGGAAAAGAGACTGGATATAGAGAGTGGAAGCAATTTGATGAAGCGCCAAACGATGAAGAAGCTAAGAACGACCCAATATGTGAAAAAGAATCCGATTATAGGTTAGAACTTGAAAATGTGATAGAAAGAGAACAACGAGTAAACGGTATTAAAATTACTACCGACTCCTTGTTGGACAATACTTATCTCAATGAAGAGATTAAGTTATGTCTAACCAAGTGTCCTTTTTTGACTATCAAGTAAAGCATCGTTCGCCAGTATATTTGGTGGAGTGTAACACTCCTGAACAAAACAAAATATTCAGAGATACTATTGATAAATATCACAGTTATGTTAAGTATAAAGACTCGCCAACACGAAATATCAGATGGTTGGTGTATGAGACTGAAAGTGGAATTCATATCGGAGCAGTAGGTTTATCATCTGCTACCATAGGAGTTGGTGTTAGAGATGCGTTTATTGGATGGGATAATAACACTAAAATAAAAAATCTATGTCATTTGGCAAACAATTCGAGATTTTGTCTTGCCACACCTAATATAACAATTAAAAATGCTGCATCGTCAACATTAAAACAGTTAAGAATTGAAGGGTCAAAAAGATGGAAATCTAAGTATGGAGATGATTTGATTCTTTTAGAGACGTTTGTTCAACCTGAACGTAATGAAGATTATAAAGAACAAAAGTTGAGAAACGGAAGTTGTTACTTAGCCGACAATTGGATGATGATAGGCGAAACTCAAGGACATCATATTAGAAAAACTCCCATGAAGATGTGGGCGAAGGAAAAGGGCGAAAGAGGTAGATTGGCCAGGGAGAATCCAAAAGAGTGTTTAAAACAATATGCCGGTTACTTAGGGGGTCATACTGAATCTGGTTATAATGTAACTAAAGTGGCAAAGAAGTTAATGTTTGTCAAACCGTTGGTAAAAGACTGGAAAGAGAAATTATTACAATGAAAATTTTATTATTTGGAAGTAAAGGGTATATTGGTTCTGAGTTTATCAATCAACTAAGTCGAATTGGTGAAACTGTATATGTTGCGTCATCAAGAAAAGCTGACGGTAATTACTACAATTATAAAGAGTTAAAAGCTGTAATTGATTCGTTTGGTAAGTTAGATGCAATCGTAAATTGTTCAGCATATATTGGAATAAATTCCGTGGCTGACTGTGAAAAAAATAAAGACATAACAATTTTGGCAAATGTAATGTTTCCTACCATGCTTGGACAAATTTGTGAAGATAACAATATAATTTTGGGTCATATGTCATCCGCTTGTGTGTATAACGGATATACGTTTGGTGGTTACAAAGAAGATGATGTTGTAGGATTGAGTTTTAAAACTGATTGTAGTTTTTACACAGGTACAAAAGTCATGGCCGAAGAGGCTTTGTTAAATCTTGATAAAAAGTACGTTTGGAGGATACGTCTTCCATTTGACTGTTTTAATAATCCAAGAAACTACCTTACAAAACTAATGAAGTTCGATAGATTGATTGTTGCTGAAAATTCACTATCCAATCGAATAGAATCGGTGTCGGCATGTATTCGTTGTCTTTATGATGGAGTTCCTTTTGGGACTTACCATGTTACAAATCCTGGTGGAATAAGAACCGATGAAATTGCTGTAATGGTTCGAAAATACATTGATAAAGACAAAGACTTTCAATATTTTGAGTCATTGGAAACGTTAAACAAACTTACAAAAATACCACGGTCAAATACGGTGTTAAATTCTGAAAAATTGTCCAGTGTAGGAATTTATATGTCGTCTGTATACGACTCTGTAGAATCTTCTTTAAAAAATTGGATAGAATGATTATCTTACAATAGTTGCTAACAATTGATTGTTCAGATAAAAATTAATTCTATTATCATTAGCTTTTGATAATAATTGAGCTGCGAAGTTTTGTGACCTACCTGCAAACGAAATGTAATTTTGCTTGCATTGATTGAATCTTGTTTGCTTTGCTTCGGCTGGGTCACACGAACACATACGAGAAAGTATATCCATACATGATATAAGATTCTGCGATTCAGGACATAGTCCAACCAATCCATTCCCAACCAAGAAATGGTAACAGTCATTTGGAGAATTAAAATTCATTATAGTTTTAGTAGTATGGTAATTATTCCATAAGTTATTAACGATAATACTGTTATTGTTGGAATAAGTAATATAATATCAATACCCAAGAATAATAAAACAAATGATATAAATGAAGACAACCATACAGATAAACATAATGGACATGATAACAAATTTACAATAAAATTGTTATATTTAATTTTTAAAAACGTTGGATAATTTATACCAAGATTCGTTTCCTCTGTCCTCATTCTATAGAACTCATCTATCATTAGAAGTTTTGACAGTCCAAACAAAGTTCCCCATTCTACTATCGCATCTGATTTTAGCCAGATTAGTAGAATTAGAGCTACAAGGTTTGATAATATTAAAACTTCCATACTAATAAATAGTTAAACTGATGCTCTTACCTTTTCATAAATTTCAAATAATGTGTTTGTACAATAAACATCATCATTAGATATTTCTCTTAGTTGGTTGGTATAGTATTCATTATCGTTATTAATCAGTTTATCTTGAAACGTGGACATTCCTCTTATTTCGATAGAAAAGATATCATATTCGAACGTTCCTATGGCGCCACTATCTTTTATGATTTTTGAAAAGCTGGTTATAATTCTGAAATTTTCTGGTGTTAATTTTTTAGAGTCAAACGTCAACAAAATTTCATTTGTTTTTTCGTCTGTCAATTTTTTAACACGTTTCGACATATCAAATGGTGTTCCAGGTTGTAAGTGGTCAATAAAACTTTTTACATCTAAGTCCGTATATAAAGTTGTACACCAAGGTTCTAACATGCCCAATAGGTTTGGTGTACAATTATTTACAACAAATCCAACATCATATTTGTTATTGATTATAGGATAACAATTTTCGTCGTTTTCAATCCAAGACCCCCACTTACGAAGATAATGCGACATGTTTTTTGCGCAACATAGTTTATAGAATATGTCATCCTTTTGAACTTCCTGTGTCCATCTGTGGCCTCTACACGTAAAGTGATATACGAAAGCATCACGACTCTGGTTAATTTCGAATCCTTTCAAAATCATTCTTTGAAAGATATCACTGTCTTCGTATGGAAACGGCGCAAAAAGCTTATCATGTCCACCGATGGATTGGAAGTCGGCTTTGTACATTGCCCAAGGTGCGAAGATGCCTCTCGTAATGACACCATTGTTTTCAGGCTTTTCTTGAAGTTCTTTGCAATAATCATAAAATTCCTGTTTCTTAAAATCGTTTGAATATGTTCCAAAATCTTTTACAATTTTTTCTTTTCCTGGCGGATGTAGTGGTGGTTCAATTCTTGTTGCGGCAACTACACCAAACGGTTTCAACCACTTCATTATGTTTTCAACATAGTTGGGGCCGCACACCATATCCGCGTGGAAGATGGTGAATACATCGTTATGAGCAATGCCTATTCCAATGTCATATAGGACTGTATGGCCAACTTGCTTTCCTTCATGTGTAAATTGAATTACGTTTAAGTCGGCTTTTACCAACTCTGTCAACCAGCTTTTTGTTCCGTCTGTAGAATTATCATCAAGGATGATTATTTCTTCGGTGGGATAGAATTTACGAATGCTGCCATATGCCAATTTAAGGTATGGGAGATTATTTCTTGTTGGAATTATGAATGATATCATGTTTACATCTTTCTGAAAATTTGTTTATTTCGTCTTGGTATGATTTCTGAGCATTGGCGGCAAAAATCTGTTTTTGTTTTATATTAAATTTTAGGTAATTCTTATAGACATGATGTAACTCATATTGATAACTCTGTGTAACTACAAGATTCTTTAATACATACTGTTGAACATCCATATTAAGACTTTTCATAATCTTACAGGCATCTATAACAAATGTATCATCAAGACCATAAGGGCCGAATGAATCAGGAATGTCTGTATATGCCAGAAGATTGGATGATATTAAATTAAACCACCCGCCACCCATTTTGAATGTATTAATAGGAACTACTTCAATATCACCATAATCTCTTGTAAATACTTCAAATTGGTCAGTAGTATATTTTTCACACGTAGAATCTTCAAATGGTTTATTGATGTAATTTTCATTCACTAATACATCCCAACTTGGTTCCCACAGTTTAGGCAATTGGGGGGATAGAATATAATATTGATTTTTTATAGATTTAGCCGCGTCCAACATATATTTCAATGTTGTATTAGGATAGAACATATCATTGTCCAGATATAAGAAATTGTCACAAGTGGAGGCGTGTTTTCTTATTGCCTGTCGTCTTTTATCATCCACTCCTAAACATTCGTTATTGGCGCTGATGTTAAAGCTCATTTTTTCTTTTTGAAATAGACCTAATGCTATTTCATAATATCTATCTATAAAATAACGTTGAGGAAGTAGACTATTATCCCAATCGGTAAGTAGATTATTGACATTTAATGTAACATCAAAATCCACAACGTCATCTTCTGTTAGAAATGCAAAGTTCTTTTTAAGCTCAAACATTTGATGCTCAAACCTATCAATCTCGAAAGGCAATACATGAATTATAATACGAGTTTTCATCTAATTAAATGGAAACTTGGGTCGGTCTGGTCACCATGCCAAAAGATTTGAACAGGAACATCGTTCGTATTCAAATGATGGTGGAGAATATATTCAGCCCTCATTTTTGGTTCATTAATATTCCACGTAGGGTCTTCATCTAAATAATACATTACTCTATTATACAACCATGAATATATATCCATGATTTTTGACGACCCAACCGCAAAAACATCTGAACTGCCAGTGTAACCTAATTGAGTCCATTTGTAAAGCGCTAATTTGTTTGGCTCTATTTGGTCGAGTGGGATAGGTCTGTGAATTTTTAAATCGCTTCTCATTTTTATAACGAAGTCATATTTGAAATTCTTTTCTTCTTCGTATTTACATTTCAATTGATTGCCCATGAACATAGAATAATACATCGACAATAGATTTTGTAACGGAGTATTCCAAGGTTCTTGTTTTCTTCCTTCACTATCAAATATGATTTGGTCTTCTATTAATATCTTTTTTGGTTTGAATAAGTCAATCATTTTCCCGTAGGTTTCGGATGGGAATTTTTTATCAAACCACGTGTGAATGAAGAAATCACAATCATGTTTATCCAAATAATGTTCCTTTAGTGAATCATATGCTACTTGAATATTTCGTGGTTGACCTGGAATTATTATGGCTACTTTCATACAATCACAATGTTATGTTTTTGTCTAATCCAATTTGGACAATACAATCCACTTGAATCATGATGGTCATTGGCCGGCCCAAACCAAGGGTCAGGAATAATAATTTTAGTGGCTTTAGTATTAAGATAACCACCCCACCAAGCAAAGGTAGAATTTGATAAAATTAACTGTTTCATTTGGGTCATCATGTATAATTGAACCCACTTATCATCTTCTACAAAAGTCACCATATCAGAATCATCTTCTGAAAGAAATGTATTTTCACGACACCACTTAATATCATCACTGAAAAAGAATATTTTATCGACGTCTGTAATCTGACTCAAAGCATCTTGATAATATTTAGATGATAAGACACAATGATTGTGTTGTAGCCAAAGATAATCGCCACGTCTTACACTTATACCGACGCTGTTTTCAGTAATCTCATATTTGTGTGACCAATTGATTATTTCATCTTTAAATTTGAAATATTTGTTTATTAATTTATCTCGAACGTCATCGAAATATTGATGAGCTTGATAAAATCCGTTTAATTCTAAGTCATCTTTTACTTCGATTGGGGTATAACCAAACGTTGGTTGATTGAATTTATTTGGTAAATTAACATCTTGAAACTTGAATGGATATGAAAATCCAGAGAAGTCAGGAGATATGTCACCATAATGACCTGCGTGAGACTTTGCAGGAAGTACAAAATCGGTATTTAACTGTTCAGCGAGTTTAATCGTCGCAGCAGTCTGATACATATGATTGCCCAACTTGCCTATGAATTTACAGGTTATCACAAAGCTATTTCACGTTTTTTTATGACACAGAGGCTTTTATAGAAATGAATATATTCGATGTGATGTTCAATGTAAGATAGTGGTTGATTTCCAATTTCTTGAGTTCCCATGAAACTTTTACCATGCAACATCACATCATCCACCAAATCTTTGAGGAAATCGACGCCAGTTTGCGTGCCACCCGCCCAATTACCAGCATATGATGTGTGGAGGTCTTCTATGAAATAAAGGCCGCCTGGCTTCAATAACGGAAATGATGCACGAAATGTAATTATTTGATGGTCCCAGTTATGACTGCCGTCATCAATAATGACAGATATAGGCGCATTTTCTTTGGCAATAGTGTATAGGAGAACGTCATCTGTTTGTGAACCGATGTAGACCTTTTTACGTCCGCCTGCATACTTTGCGCAGTCTGGATTGATATCCAGTCCAATAATGTTGGAGTTTGGAAGATATGCTTCCCATAGTTTTAATGATTCTCCTGTAAAGACTCCGATTTCAAGAAAATTCATTTTATCGTCTTTCAATTTTGAAAGATAGTCATCATAAACTTCCGTATACTCGTGAAGTCCGATGCCTTTGTCTGTACTAAAGTTTTTAGCTAGTTCTGATAGTTGTTTCATAAAATTCTTTAAATAATCCAAATTTTTTATGTGATAAAAATAAATTAAAATTCATAGGACACACATCAAGAACTTTCCAATCGCCTATTACTCTAATAAATTTAGAATAATGGTCATCTAAATATTTTTGATATGTAATTTCATCGATACTTTTCATACATTTAATCTGGTTAAATGTTCATATTTGGTTTTATCAATATTTGGTGGAAAATCTACGAATCCATATTTATCATTTATTGGTAAAAATCCCCACTTTTTGTAAAATTTTTGTGAACTTTCCATTTCATAGTGTTTAGATTTCTCTGACCGAATTATTTCGTCTGTTGGAAAATTACTTTTATCTGACCTACTACCAAAATGCCACGCCACAGTATTAGTTGTAATTATAAATTTATAACCAGCCAATCTTGCCCTAAGAAAAATATCAGAATCATCATAATAAGCAATAAATTGTGGGTCACACCCTCCAAGACTATCCCAATCCGACTTACGAATCATTCCACTTACACCCTCGCCTTTTGGTATTTCAACATTTGGATTTAATTTAGAAAATTCTTCGGCGTAATCAATAAAGAATGGTTCATCAAAATCATCGGCTTTATAACCAAAATGTTCGTAACTAAAAAAATTGGTTCCTGGTCTATCATTTTCTTTAAAACAATTCGGCTGAAACCGGAATGGATTAACCCAAAGTTTTTCATTGGGATATTTTTCAAATATTTTAAGACATTCTAAATCTAAATTCTTACTGATAAACATATCACTATGCAAAAATAAAATGTATTCGGTCTTGGCCTGACTTGCCGTAACGTTCATCGACTGTCCTATACCCTTTGGATTTTCGTTATTTTCTATTATAACTGTTAAATTATATTTTTCTTTATTTTCATTTAACCATTCATAGGTATTATCTTTATCGCAATTTTCCGCAAAGATTATAATAGGAGAATTTTTAAAATGTGAATATTTACGAACAGAATCTATTGCAAGTTTTAAGTAAGGAAGGTTATTACACGTTCCTATACAGTATGATATCGGTGATTCATTCATATTTTTTTAACTCATTAGTTTCTTCATTGTATCTATAAAATTTACAATGTAAATATTTTTTAATTCTATTCATTCGTAGTATATCTTTTTTTCTTTGTGTTGGTTTATTATGTAATGGTTCATCATATTCTACTACAATATTTCTCTTTTTATCATATCCATCTAAACTATAACCTATACATTCAACTTCTCCACCATTTAAAGCGTGTTGTAGGTTCCATCCCCGTTCTTCATTTAATCTATCTAAATATTTACATGCATTAGGATTAAATCCTATTTTTCCTTGAGTAAACTCTTTAATTCTTTGAATTGTTCGTTTTCTTTGATTCTCTTTCCATTCTTCCGTGTGTTTATTTCCATGATTGGGATTGGTTTTGCCTATTCTATTTTTAGAAAAATTTGATTTTAATTGTTTAGAATGTTTCTTGCCATAAAATCCATTGTTTTCTCCATCATTGGACAATTTATTTTTGTGATTGGCAATTTTCTGTTTTTCATCGGCAACATCTTTTCCATATTTTTTAACCCACAAATCATAAACGGATTGTTTATACATTGGATTATCTTTCCCAATATACCACGATTTTCTCTCTTTAGAGAACTTTGATTTTAATTGTTTAGAATGTTTCTTGCCATAAAATCCATTGTTTTCTCCTGAACTAGAACAAGTATGACATTTTGAATTATTACTATTTGCCTTGTCAAACCCACATTTCGTTTTATAAAATAATTCTTTACCACAACTAGGACAATTCCTCTTTTTTTCGTTCGTAATATTTTTTAAGTTTTTCTTTTCTAATTCGCTTACTATGTTTGTCATAAAATCTCCTTTGACGAATACGATTTTGTTCTCGTATTTCTTCGTCTGTTCGGTTTAGTTTATTCCGGCCCATAGTAATAAATATATCGTTAGGATATAAAACGTTAGGAAATTATTGAGTATCTTTAAAAAGTTCCTGAACATTAGTAAAATTTAAATTAGTAATAGTTGGATTTTTAGGTTTTACATCCTACGGAGATTTAATCCATATCCATTCTTTGTTCGTAGTAGTAACAATATTAGTAACATATGCAATTCTATAATTGTTAGTTAAAGCATCTTGTTGCCCACAAAAATAACCATATTCTGTGTATTTATTACATAATTTTTGCAACTTATCAGTATCAATGGTTGGTGGACTGTTTTTAATTAGACATATTAGTATAATAATGCAAAAATATATTACATTATAAATTATATGAATTTTTATTGATTTTATCATATTAATATTGTAATGGTAATCCTGAACTCGATTGCATCACTATACCCAAGTAATTATCTTTCCAATGTTCTTCGGTATAACCTAACTGTTTTAGTTGTTGGTATTCTGGCATATAATGGAACACTTTAAAAATTGGTTCGATAGGCCATAATTCAATGGGTTTTCTTACCAAAAACCATTCCCCGTACCAGGTGAATTCCGATGATATTGTATTAATTAAACCTTCAAATGTCAAGTTATTTGGTTTAATATATTCTTCTTCCAAACTTTGCCACACTTTTGAAGACCAGATGACTGGAACAGGCCCAAAGTCATAAAGTCTTCCTTTTCTATCAAATAACTCTTGAATTGGTGTTCTACATTCGGCAAACGATTGTTGTGGGTTGAATCCAAGATGGTCTTTGTATCTTGCCGTCCATTGAAACAAATCCTTCTGTTCGTGCATCACAGTGTAAGGGATGGAATCGGTAACTAAGAAATCCTTGTAATAGAAATCCTTTATGAAGTAAGAATCTGAATCCAAAATCACATAGTTTTCAGTTTCTATATTTTTCCAGAATACCATCTTAACGATTTGTTGGTTTTTCCAAGATTGACATAACGACTCATTCATGAGTTCTTCGTCCGAGATAAGAACGTATCCATCGATTCCTAATGTCGTTTTGAATAACTGAATATCTTCTTTAGGAACGGATATGTAAAATGGTATAGAATCTTTATTATACTTTATGACAGAATCAAGAAGTAATTTACAACGATGAACATCGCGGCTGAATGATTTACAATATAAAACTAATTTATTCATAGATTCGTTTGCCTTTTATTTCAGCTATGTTATCAGAACACATTCCATGACAATTATCTAATTCTTTTTTTAAGCCTGCAAACTTTTCAGGATAAACACATATAGAATTATTAGTTAATGGTTGTCTTGGATATGTCCAAATAAATCCTTTACTTGTTAACGTAAAGTCATCATTTTGATGCCAAAAATAATTTAAGTTTTGATTCCATAAATTTTTACCATCACGTCTTGTTAATTTATGTAACGCTTCCAGGTTTTTACAATGAATCCATAATTTACTATGTCTTTGAAATAACCATCTGAACGTTGTTTTGTACTGTGGTCTATCATGACCAAGCCACCATTTTTTGTTATAATACCATACATCAATTTCTACATCAAAATTAGCATCTAATGCTTTTTGAATATAAGATGGTTTGTTTTCTTTTTCTGATTTTTGACCGTTGATATTGCCTCTATGGCTGATAAATTTCATTTTTTACCCCATTTCTTAATTGCAGATTCATAATCATCTCCATAATTTTTAGTCACGGCTTGATTCATTGCCCTAACTCCTGCCGCCGTTCCATTTGGATGTGATGTGATGGCTCCGCCAACGTTTGCCATCCAATTGGTATGACCTAATATGTCAGTTATGTAATCAACAAGGCCAGGATGCATGCCACAACTTAGAGCTGGTACGGCGTTAATTTCATTTAGTTGTTTTATGATGACTTTCAATTCCTCAGTATCATTATCCATATAACCGCCTATCATTCCTGCATGTAACGTATCACAACCACTTAAGGCAGCTAATCTGAATAATACTGACTGGTCAATAGAATATCTGTGGTCAATACAATTTAAAATTTTATCTCCGCTCTTCTGAAAGTGCATCAAAAGTGGAAGATTCATTTCACGAATTGATTTATAGATTCCCATGCCACAATGAAAATTTACATGTATTCCATTACCACCCAATTCCAATACACGTTTACTATATTCTAATACTTTATGTGCATCCGCTTGTAGAGATACACAATAAAACACTTTGGCATTGGTATTACGGATGTAATTTGCTACAAGAGGTACACGTTCTTCGATTGGACAAAATGCTTGATTGGATAAAATTTCATCTTCTTTAATAAAATTACAACCGTTATCTATGAATTGTTTTACAAGTTCGAGATGTTTTTTTGGTGCGAGGCCTACTTTCGGTTTAACGATAGCTCCAAACAATACCTGATTATTAGGAACTTGACAGAATTTTCTCATACCACTTAATCCGAAATATGGACGTTTTAAACATCCAAGCATTGAACTGGTAAGTTGAATGTTTTTTACCACACATTTATGAACAACGTCAATATCACATTGCCCGCCCATGATTTGAACCAACAATGATGAGATGCCGTCTTCTGTAAAGTTGATATTCTTTTCAGGAAATGCAATAACGACCTCTCCTTTTTGAAGTTCATTTAGTTCATCTGGATGAGCCAGAATAAGACATGAGTGGTCTTCAAATAATTTATCCGTTTCAAACTCTGAACGATTGTGTGGATTTCCTACTGATTGACCAATTGCAAGATTCCACGCAGCATCCTTTAACGTGGTTCGACTCTCTAAGTAGTAAGTAACCAAGTAGTATTTATTTAGAATTGACTCGTCGTAATTTGGTCTGAAAATGTCTATCATATCTCGTATTTATCGTTTTTTGCGCATGGCAATTTTACTACAATTAATTCACAATCCTCTAAAAACATGGGGTCGGCGATTTCATTTGGTTCAATAATAAACACATCGCCAGTATTGAATGTGTCATTTTGAATGGTCATTTTGCCACGAATAACATAATTAATTTCGGTGGCAATTTTATGATAATGGGTCGGCCACTTCTCTCCTTTTGCATGCTGTTTAAAACATACCTCAACTTCGTCGGTTTTAAATGCGGACGGTTCAAAATTACCAATAAACCAACCACCTGTCCATTTTTGGTTTCTTATTACTTTCATAGATGTCTTAACGTCTTATACGTTTCATAATCTTTAGGAGTTCCAATTGGATAATGCATATTAAAAGAGTAAGGCATAACCTTCATACCTTTCTGAATAAGGTAATTGTAAGAAGGGGCAACATAGAATTCGCCATTTACCGTATCATTATTTTGTTTCATTTGATTTACTGATGTTACAAAGAATACTCCTTTTTTCCACCAATGAAATCCGTTCGTTGCCACATTACTAATAACTTCCTTTTCTTTTACATCGATTACCTCATTGGTATCGCTTAATCTAACGTAACTGTTTTTTGGACTTGATGAATGAAATGTCCCCAACACACCTTCGGCTTGATTCACATCACAGAATTTGTTGAAAAGTTCAAAATTATAATCTTCAATGATTTGGTCACAATTTGTGATAATCAATGGCAATGAAATGTCGGTTTTTTCAACACCAATTAATGCAGATGCCGCGGGCCCTTTTGGAACAAAATCTATGAAGACGATTTGATAATTCTTGAGATTGAGATTTTTTAATTTATTTTCAAATTCACCAACATCAAGCTGATTCATATTTATTACAAAAGTAAAATAGAATGTATGATGACCGAATTGATTCAAATTTAAGATGACTTGTTCAATCATCGTCTTATCGCCGATTGGTAAAAATGGCTTTGGTAATTTGTATCCGCAGTCCGAAAATCTCTTTCCAAGACCTGCCATTGGTATTACCACGTTTATTTTATTCATATTTATAACCTATAGATTTCAATTTTAACTGATTTACCCTGTTTGTCAATCCTTTTTCCAAGAAATACTTATTCATCTCTTCTTGGGCAAGAATATTATAATTATACATTTTAGGGTTATCTTTTACTGTTCCATTGCCGATATGAACGATAGGCAACCAATCACAGACACCAATCTTCCAATTGTTATCTTCACAGATAATTCCTGTCATAATATCTTGAACCCATCCATACTTACTACCAAAGGATTGAACCTTTTCAGCAAACTGACGTTTCATAAAAGCGCATTGATAGTCTACAAAAGGGACTATTCGTATTTCCTTTGCATTCCAACAATGACATTGTTTCCAAAAACATTGGTTTTTCTCTGGTTGAATCACGCATGGAGAAATGACCATTAAATCGTCTTGTTTAAATAATTGTTCTCTCAACGACTTAATGAAGTTATAACCATGAACTATAATATCAGAATTGAGTAATGTAAACGAGTCGTATTGTTTGTCTTCAATAAATAGGTTCAATGCCATGTCCAAACCTCCACCATAACACGTATTCTCGTCTGAACGGTAGGTTGAATACTTGCTTGATTTTCCTTCATCGCTACCGTTATCAATAACCACCAAATCATAATCATTACGTTCGTATGGTTTTAACATTTCATACAAATTATCCGTATATTGGATTGAATTGTAGTGTAGAATTGCAATTAAACTTTTACTCATTTGATTTATATATTTCTTCGTAAAATGCGATTGAGGTTTGTTCGTGAACAAAACTTTCAACTGGGAATAGTCTTCGACTGATATTTGTAAGTCCATTTTTATTACAAGCCACAGTTACAGGAGTTTGGTCGCTATTATGTGGTTCCCAGTTGACCGAATAGAAGAATCCTTTAGAAGAAAACAGTTGTTTCATCTTTTCAAGATATTTTTCTTGGACATCTTGAGGAATCTCTGGAAATGAGTTGTGGTTCAATGCTACATCAATCAGACCTTCTATTTCGTCAATTGAGTCAGGCGCATAAATACGCAAATTGGCAGACTCATTTGTCGGTTCTCCATGAAACCAAACTTTATCCTCACCAACCATCGTCGCATAAATGTAAGTTTGAATCACAGAAATGATTGGTAAGTCTATAATATTATATTTTACGTTAGGATATTTTTTAATAAATAAAAATGGAAAATAACCAGTCCCAGCGCCAATTTCCAAAACTTTATTTGGGTCATTCTCTAAATATTTTGTTAAACAGTGAAAAATGTAATAACAAACCGCAAATCTTAATGGAATATCTCTATCTCCGACTTTAATTACGGGTCTGTAAGGAAACTCTGGAATATCAAATCTCAATCCTACAATCTTTTCTAATTCTTCGACAGTTTTTTCGGTTGATTCGTTATAAAATTTAAGTTCTGATGCCATGGTGTCAATGCATATATTGAAACAACTTTCATATGACGGCAATTTCCAACTATTCTGTTGGTTGTAATCCAATCCCCATAAATCGTCAATGTAGAGCGTATCTAATTTGTTACGTAAACCGTTTATATCTTCTTTGTCGATTAGTTCACGGAGATGACTGTAAGTACCTGTCCAGATAGGAAGACAAGATACTTCGGTGTGTTTTTTATAGTAATTTATAAGACGATGTATGAATTTGTTTGATGGAGAATAATCAGTCATAAATCACAGGTTGTGGAAACATAACAATAAATTTGCCATTATAAATAGGTCTTAATGATGATTTGATATAATCTGCAAAGTTATGGGCCAGAATTACGATATAATCTGGTGTATTATCAATTAGATGTTGTCTATTAACAATTTTTATTCCGACTCCTGGCATAAATTTGTTTTGTTTTGTATCAGTATCATCGACAATGTAGTCTATAAGTTCATGATTTATCCCGGCAGCATTTAAGAATGTACATCCTTTGGCAGCGGCCCCAAATCCAGCAATTTTCTTGCCTGACGATTTGAGATTGGAAAGAAACTTTTTACTGTCTGTTATATGAACTTTCATATTTTCTCCCCACGTTTTGTAAAAGTTGTCATCAAATATTTTTTCAGATTCAAGAACTTTTGTCACGCTTTCTGGTATTACATCGTTATTTACGTTTCTTTTTTGACTTATAATACGAAGACTTCCGCCATGAATCTTTTGTTCAGATACATCAAGTATTTTAAATCCTCTATCATTAAACAGTTTGAACAAAGGAGTTAAAAGATAGTAGTAGATATGTTCGTGATACACTTGGTCATATTGATTGGTTTCCAGGTCGTGTCTCCAATATGGAAATTCAAGACACCAAATACCATCATCTTTTAAAGCGTTCCATATACCACTGGCGAAATTGCCTATACTTTGTGTATGTTGAAATACGTTTGTAGATGTGATAACTTTACACGTCTCTTTCATCTGAATTCCTATGGTATCATCCCACATTTTTGTTAATGTTATGATGCCTTTTTTTCTACAAATTTTTCCAAGATTGTCAGATGGGTCTACGTTTATTACGTCAAGTTTTTTATCTGAAGTTTCTATAAATGTAGATAATAAAGTTCCGTCATTACCTCCAATGTCAACGAATCTGTCATCATTGTTTATAGTGACAAATTTTGAAATGTAATTATACATTTCTTTACAATGCTCTATATACGGTTGACTTGTTCCTGATTTATAAACATAATGGGCAAATAAAATGGAAGGGTCAACTGCCACTGATAACATGGATAGTTTACTTTCTGGATAATAATTAACTACGAGAGGATATTTTGGACAATTTAAAGATTCTTCCTTTGTGTTGTTTAGGTTATTCACCAAAGGCATTAATCCAAAATCTAAATATGTCAAATGCTCTTTAGATAAAGATACTGGACATATTGACAAGTCTTTGTAGTTTTTATTCATTGTTATTTTCTATAAATTATCATTACATCATCGTATCTGCCTTTAACTTTTCTATTGTCGATAATTTGAGCAGAAGAATCTAATGATGTTAGTTGTGTTCCTTGACCATCTACATCCTGAACGTCTTCAATTACATATAATCCTCCAGATTTTAGTTTTGGAAAATAAATTGGAAATCGTAATACTTGATGTTCAACTTCATGACTTGCGTCGTCAATAATGATATCAAACTGAATGTTAGAAAAATATTTTTCAATAATAGACGGGTCGTTTCCGTCATAAATGATAGGAGTCACATCTTCAGTAAATTGTAATACGTTTCTAACATCTATTCCGTATATTAGAGCTTTATCGAAATATGCTCTCCATAAAGCTAAACTATATCCAAAATCTATACCGATTTCAAGTAAGTTAATTGGTAAGTTACGATATGGTTTAAATAGTTCGGCATAACTATCTACATACGCATGAGTAGTTCCTTTGTCAGTATTGTAACCAAGATTTAAAACATCTTGGTAAATTTCTTGAAATGTTTTATCGTTATTGACGATGTCTTTTATACCTTTTTTATAGGCGTTATTTTTTATTATCCATTCACTCATGTTACTTTGTGACCAAGATTATCTTCAACACTAAATTGTTTATTGTATCTTAGGTTCGTTTGTATTTGTGTTTCTATTGTTTTATCGTGATAAAGAGAGAAGTCTTCATCAGTTGGTAGAAATGAATATTTTTCATGTCCAACAATTTTTTCATGTAACTTTCTATCCCATTTAATTCGGTTCAAATCTTTTTTATAGATTCTACCCTGAAAATCAGGCCAATTAATAATCGGTCTGTTGTCATAAGACGGAGATGGTGTTAGTTTCCATCCCCATCGTTTAGCATGTTCTTCGGTAACTCCTTTGAAATCGTTAATTCTAGGAACATATATCAATTCTATGTCAACGTTGGTTGATATGATGTCTCTTATATTAAAAATCAAAGTGTCAGATGGCAATTCGTCTCCGTCTAACTGAAATATCCAATCTCCTGTGCATTTTGTATTTCCGAAGTTTTTATGTACGCCATAGTCATTATCTAACTTATGAAGATACACAAAAACGTCACGATTTTTACAAACATCGGTTAAAAGTTTTATTGTTGTAGGATTATTAGAATAATCATCTACAATAACAATTTCGTCACCTTCGGCCCGACTATTGACCAGCTTTTCTAAAAGCCGAATCAACGTGTCAGTTTCGTTTTTTACAGTAACTAGATACGATAATCTCATTATATGGAACCAGTGTTCGGACTTGTGATAATTGGTTTTACCACCTTATTTAGTTTAGGAAGAATCAATTTCTGTTCAGTAGCAAATTTTGGAACGTGCGTTTCCAAATACTCCCAGAACTTTTTATCCATTGCCTGAGTTGAGAATTCAACTTCATTTTTTTGACGAAGTTTGTCAGCTTTTTCAAGATATGGACGATAAAAATGAAAACAGTTTTTCATACTTTCTGATGCTTTCATGTAGTTTACATTAAACCACGCAGAATCTTTGATTAACCATTCATTAACACATTCAGGAGGCAAAGGTTTAACTTCACCGTCAAGTAATTTACAAAAGTTATTATCTAGGAAATCCAAATGACCGCTCCAGTTGGATGCTAATACAGGCTTACCACTCAAAGATGACAAAAGAAGTGGCATACCAAATCCTTCACCGTGAGTAAACGAAACATGGGCTTTAACCTTGGTATGGTTATATAAAGCATTCATTTCAGATTCAGTTAGTTCACCGTAAAGAATATAAACGTTTGGTAAATCCTTTGTTCCTTTTTCTTGTTCAACGATTCCTCTAACTGTCCTTAGACGATTGATTATATCATGTTTGTCCATGTTACAAATCGCAGCGCCACTTGTCTTAATAATCAAGCCTGGCTTTGGTTTTGCTCCCATGTTTGAGAACGTAGTCAAGAAGGTTTTAATAAGATTGCCAATGTCTTTTCTGTCGTTGAAAAGACCACCATTAGTCCATTGTCCAACAAATAGAAAGTTGAAATCTTCCTTTACTGCTTCGAGTTCAATTTCTACTTTTGGTTCAAACGATTTTCCTGTTCCATAGATACTTGTATCTGCTCCCCAGAACAATGCGTCCATTGGTTTAATTGATTTTAGTTCTTGACCTGGAATTACTTGTTTTGTTTGTTCGTCCATTTTTTGATAGGACGCTTCTTCAAATACTTTTTTAGCATGCATCGAAGTAACGATATTGTAGTTCATGCGATTCAATCCCTCAATCCAATCCGGGCGTGCGATGGTTGTTTCTATTCCTGCGGTAATGCCGATGTTAAACTTTGCAGGTGGTTGAAATTCATTTGGAATTGAACACTGAATGAATAGGTCGGGTTGTTTATTCAATGGTTGTCGAATGACTCGTTTAAATAGTTCTTGTTCCAATGGGTCTGACATGTCATCTGCCGAGTATTTTCGGCTGCATCCACCCCAACGAGTCGGAACTACCATCAAGTCGTACTTATCGTATCTAAGCAGACTCTTAGCTAATGCTAGGGCCAAATCTCCGTAACCGCTTCGAGTCCACATGGGACTTTGAAATATACACAATGGTTTACTCATAATTTATGATATTAATTTTTCTCTTTCTCTGACAATAGTTTCGTATTTTGAAGGCGTCGGATTTTCTGCTCCTGATTCCTTCCATTTTTCAATAAGACTGTGGGCTTCTTTCGGAGATTCTACTTTTTTTTTGTCTGAACTGCCAAATCCACCAAGTCCCCGTTCGGTTTCGTCCAATGAATCTACAACTCCGATTTTTACGTTGTTGTAGAATTCAAATATAATTTGAGCTATAGCCGTCTCTTTTCCATCTTTAACAATTGGAAGTACGACTTCTTCATTGCTAAGATTGATTAAAACCACGCCCACTTCGTTTCTATAATCTTCATCGATGACTCCCGCCATGACATCGATGCCTTGTTTATAGGCAAGTCCACTTCTAGGAGCAATACGACCATACATTCCACTTGGAATTGCCATTGATAGACCCGTCTTAAACAGTTTTCTTTCAAGTGGTTTTAGTGTATATTTTTCTGTCGAATAAAGGTCGTAACCTGCGGATTGAGGACTTCCTTTTGATGGAATGACGGCTAAATCATTGAGTTTTTTTATTTGTAATGTATGACTCATATAAAACCTATTATACTGTAACTGATTAATTTTTCAAGTTATTATACTTGTTCAATCAATTGTTGTTTTAATTTTTCTTGGTCAATCTTTGGAATTTCAAAACCCATACCACCCGGCATCAAATTTCCAACATAATCTTTTTCTGTAAAAATACCAAACGTTTTTACGGGCTTGAAATTCGCTAATGTATAATCCATACACTTAACAAATTGATTACACATATTTTCAGCATTGATTCCACCATCGTTCAATGCCCATTGACGACCTTTCATACCAAACAGTTCACGTTTATCAGCTCCGGCAAGATACCAATACATCATACCTTCGGCCGCATCTTCCCAACGAGTCATGTCATCAAAAATGTATGGAGTTGGAATCGAACCTTGAACACATCTAACTTCTGGATATATAGGATATGCCCACACACCATGTTTCTTGTATTTGCCGACGTTGTTTGAACCAAAGTGTAGTCCAAACTCAATTGGAGAACCGTCATCTTTAACTTGTCCGATTTGGTCTTGAAGACCTCCGGTGACAGCCACGATGATTGGTGTTCCAGCCATTAAAGACTCTGCGGTAGATAATCCAAATCCTTCATTAGATGAAAGATTGATAGTAACATCGGCAATGTTATACATTATATTCATGTCTTCTGGTGTCAACTTTTGGGTTGAAAAGAAAACGTTATATTCTGGACAAAATGCTTCTTTTACGGCCAACAAATCCGTACCTGCGTCTTGACGAACTTCGGTATGTAATACCAATACACATTTATCAGCATCTTCTTTTGACAAATTATCACAAAATGCTTTATAGGCCAAAATGATGTTGCTGGTTCTCTTTCTTTGAACGTTTCTTGAATTATAGAATAGAACGAACTTATAATCCTTTTCTCCAAAGATATCTTTACGTTTACGTTTTAATACAGCATCATCAGATGGAATTGGATGAAACATCGTTGAGTTAATTCCATGTGGAACAAGATGAAGTAATGTCTTTTCTGTTATTTTTCCATTTATATCGAATGCCATAATTATATTTCTCCTCTTATTTTTTTGTTTACGTATTTTATATATTCTTTAAATTCTACCGAACCAAATCTTTTTTTAATAATTTCTTCCATGTTTGGCAATTTTTCTGAAGTGTAATTTTTTTCTTCTATTTGTTGTTGTTCTAAAAGAATGTGTTGAAATGCTAATGATACTAACCATTTTGACATATTAAAGTCACTTAATTCACAATATAATTTGATAACATCAAAATCTTTTTTGTCAATATTTATTACTCTTCGTTCTTTATTTTTAATTTTCATAATACTCATTTATAACTTGTTGAAGTTTGTGTGTTCTATCTATTGAATTGTGGTCGACTTTTTTTACTAATTTAGTTATATCATCAACACGATAAAATTCACAATTAATTTGTTCTGTTATAATTTTTTGTTTGAATCCGTCACGTTGTTTTTGTTTTGCCTTTTTATGATGTTTTTCATCCCATTCAATTGTTAAATTTAGAGTTGGTTCATAATAATCTAAATAAAAAACATTAATAACTTGTTCTTTTCCATTTTTTGCGTGTAACCCATTCCAATTTAATTTTTTATTTAGGTAATTAAACACTTCACAGGCTTTTTGATTGTATGCTACACTTAGTTTATTTTCTTTTATAATTCGTAACATCTTTTGACGATGTATTTCTTTATATTCGGTAGTATTCATGGATTGTTTCCACACAGCCGAATTTTTGTGGGCGATTGCCATATTTTTTCTCCATTTATCTGAAAATACATTTCGTTTTCTTCCTGATAATTTTTTGGAATGTGATTTATACCGACATTCTTTACATGGAGAATTTCTATGCTTATTTGCGGTATAAGAACCATAAGTTTTATATTGTGTTATATTTCCACAATTACAAACTTTAACCCATAAATCAGGTCTATGTTTTAGAATGATTTTATCCATAACAATAAGTAGTATAGAATGAATAAATCCGATTAAAAATTATTCATTTTTATTCAAGTTGATAGTCGGAATCAATTTTCCATCTTTATCAAACTCTCCATCCAATATAAAACACTTATCGGTTCCTAATACCCACTTGTTAATATTCATAGTTTGTTTACTAATTCCCATTAATAAATCACATGATTCATAGTATGGTCGATTATACATTGGATACGGGATATCATCCCAAATTGTAAGGTAACAAAGTGGAACTTTTGCTCTAATTTGACGTTCAATAGCATACAACCATCCCCAAAACCTTGGGTCTGTAAAATGTAGAATGGCATCTGGCTTTTCTCTTTCCATAATGTTGAAGATAAGTTCTTCGTTTCCGTAACCATCCACAGGATACAAAGTTACTTTTGCATCTTTAACTCCTGAAATCTGGGCTGAAGCTGCGTCCATGTTAATCACCTTACCCTTGTCGGGGTGTTGAATTGCGCCTGCAACTTGAACCCAATCATAATTGGCCAAAGTACCCAAGACAAGTTCACGTGACATAGTGGCCACGCCGCTATGCATTCTCAAATCATCACTCAATAACAATATTTTCTTTTTCATAGTTTTTAAATTATTTCATCAATTACGCCTAGTTTCAATGCTTCCTTAGCCGTGATAAACCAGTCAATTTTTTCTTTGTATACTTGTTTCAATTTTTCACGACTTATTTTTGTGTGGTTTATGGTATGTTGCTCAACGAGTTTTTGTAGATGTCTCATTTCAATTATACCTTCTTCGATATCTTTCATTTTACCATATTCCACACCACTAATTTGATGATATAGTAAAGTTGATTTATTATAGGCAAATCTCTTATGGCCTGAAATTGACATTAAAAATCCACAACTCATTGCGCATCCTGTTACAATAGTATGAATCGGTGTTTTTGACTTTTCAATTAACCCAAGCAAACCAAAACACTGATAAACAGCTCCGCCATAAGAATCTATGTATAGTTTGATTGGTTTTGGTGTATACGTGTATCCGTGTAATTTATTCAATTCAGAAATATATTCATCGTCATGATTAATTTCGATGATTTGTTTTGACAATTCGCCGATACTTTCCTGTGTTACTTGTTTATTGAATAACACGTTTCTATCTTTTGGTGTTGGTAGAACGATTGCCATAATTTTTAAGAATTGAATGAACCTGATGTACTCAGAATAGGAACGACGAAGTTGTTTATCAATGAACGAAATGAGGTATCATCTACATAAAGATGAACACATTTATCCACGAACGTTTGGAGGGTAAGATTGTTTTGAATACCTAGAATCTTAAAAGAATCATAGAGTTCTTTTTCAATCTTTACAGTAGTTGCTATTTTTGTTTTCATATATCGACGTTATTACATTTAGATGTACAAATGTGTTAACGTTAATTAAATAATTTTCATGAACTCCAAACGCCATGATTTATTGAAATAAAAAAACCAATGTATTATTATACATTGGTTTTGATAGTAAATTATCGTAATTTAGTCTTCTTCATCTTTTGGAATATCTGATTTAGCATCACAATTTTTCCCCTTGTGTGGACAATATTTACAATTCTTCTTAGCTTTTCCTGGATTCTTTAGATATACGGTAGTGTCTTCAACAAATTTACCTTCTGAGGTAAAACACTCGGTAACGAAGTCGGCAAATACGTTTAATGCTCTTGCGACTTGTGGTTGATTATTTTTAGGAATAAACGTCTGAATACGACTTTGTGGAAAGGCATAGTTCTCCCATAGTTTTCTTCTCAAGATGAAAAATTCCACGTCAATCATATCAATGTCAACGTTGTATTTCCTACTAAAGAATGCTTTGTACAGTAGAATTTGAGCTACTTTGGATTCATCATCCCGTTGATAATGATTCCATCCGCTTGTTGAGGTCTTAATATCGATGATACGATATCTGCCTGTGGCTTTTTCTTTTAAAATCAAATCGATGTAACAAACAAATTCTATGTTTTGTTTGATGGGCATAATAATTTCATCTTCTACACCAATAAATTCATATTTTCCCGATGGGAAATGTTTGATTCTATTGCTCATGTTGGTGAATGTGGAAATTATGTTTGCCGCATCTTCAACATACTCCTTATGAACTTCCGGAGTAATTTCTACGCCCTTTCCTTTTTCTTTGCCTGCCAATTCTCGGTCAAACGCAGACAGAAAAATGGCATTCAAATCGTGAGTATCTGCTTCTGTCGCAGATTTCTTATATAACGTTTCAATATAAAGTTGAACGGCTTCATGCATTGCAGTTCCAAAACACGTACTTACACTGTCTTCAAATTCACGTAAACCTTTGACGTGGTCAAGATACCAACGATGTCTGCATTTGAACCAGTTGGAGAATTGTGAATATGAAACTCGTCGTTTATCGCCCTTCGGTGTAGAATTTTTTGCCATGTGAATGACTTTATCAGTGTTAACCACGATTGTCAAATATTTATATACCCAAAGGATATAATATCTTGTTAAACACGTAGAATAATATAGAATGGTCATATGATTAGAACTTTAAAACTGTTGGTTATTAATATATTAATAGCATCATTTCAACCTGGCGAAATAGTTGCATCCGAAGTATATACAAACGGAGTATATTGTGAAAAAGGAAAAACCGTGGAGATAGATAAATCTATTCATGAAATAACTCCGACAAATGCGTCCAGTGTTCTGTATTTTTCGAACGAGTTAATTGTCAAAGTAAATACAAATACAGATTTTACTGTTAACACCTTTTTTCAAAATATATTAAATACGAATTCTACACCTGAAAAGTTAAAACCATCAACTCATAATTTTGTTGGAACATTAAATAAAGGAACAATCATTGTAACTTATAATGGCGGAGATGAAAATTCTTCATGTGTTATTTCAACGCCATTTACTGACCACGAGTTATCTAAAGGTACGTTTTATTTTCAGGTTATAGATAATAAAGTAATTGTGTTTACTATTGACGGGTCTTTAAAATCTTCCAGTAACAATAGTAGAAGTACATCAACTACGCCGACAGGATATGCGGTCATAGCGATTCAAAATGATAATAATGGTATTTTAGATTCTAAGGTATCCTTTTATACAGATAAAGTAAAACAGTCTGTAATTAATAATTTAACCGTTGAATCTAAAGAAGTTACAAATTTAAAAAATTCTATCATGTTTATAAGAATTGACGGTAAAACTGTTGGTGTTGTTATAAATTGACTTCTCTTTCTTGATTGATATAATCGGTAGATGAGAATTGGTCAAACTGAATTATTAACGGAACAAGAACTGTCTCTTCTTCTTTATGTAACTAACATATTAGAACCGGTTCAATCTCCAAAGATTGAGATAGGATTGAAAGAACTTCCTTGGTTAAAACATGAAGCAATAATTTGGAAATTAGAACAACACCAACCAAATCTTACAGATGAAGGACAAGAAGTTTTCAAAAGTCTGATGACGAAGTTAAATAAATCGCCAACACAGGAAAGAGAAGATTATGAACATTCCACAAATACAAAACTTACACAGTCAGAGTTTCAATTCTGAATTTATTGAATTCGTTTGGAGATTTTCATATGAATCATTTAAACATATAAATCATCAACTTATTTGTAAATTCAATAAAGACGGAAGTATTTTTATTGAGGGCGGTATGATAGATGTTAATGGGGAATATCATAATACGGATGGTTCCAAGAAATTTTCTTATAGTATAAATGATATTGATGAATTAACATGTCAGAATTTAAGTCATACGGTAGATATTTTTTTTAATAATGGAGAAGATTTAGTATCTTTACAAAAAGAAATTATAGAATATTTAAAATAATATGGGACAAAAATTAAAGTTTAGAGTTTGGAATGGAACAAAATATTCCGTCGAACCACGATTAGATATGATGTTATTGAATTGTTCTCCAAATGAATGCTATATCGCAGGCTTAGGAAAGGTCATTGAACAATATACAGGTCTTGAGGATAAGAATGGACATGAAATTTATGAAGGTGATATGTTAAGATGTTCTGGGGGTAAATTAAAATTGAAATATGCTAACATTACAAAAGAGGAAATGGTTGCTGAAGGTCGTGTAATTTCACATAAAGGATGCTTTTGGTGTGTCGATTTTCCTTTGTTTGATTATGAGGAATTGGAAATTATAAACGTGGAATAATAAAAAATGTATCAAAATATTTACATCAGTCGAAAGGATAACACCGTTCATTTGTGGGATGACGAAAAAGGTCTTAGAACATTTCCATATGAAAAATATGCTTACAAACGTCATGTGGGTGGAAATTTTAAATCGCTTTATGGTGACGAATTAGTTAGAGTTACGAATTATAACGATAAAGACCCGGACTTATTTGAATCTGACGTTTCACCAGAAATGCGTGTGTTATTGGATTATTATCCTGATTCGGATGAACCTTCAAAAGGTAATAAGGTCGGAGTCATTGATATAGAAATTTCAACCGAAGGTGGGTTCTCAACGCCAGAATTGGCAGAACAACCAATCACAAGTATATCTCTTTATGATTGTGTAACGAGAACTTGTTTTGTTTTTGTTCTTGATAAGGATGGTAAGGTTGAAAAGAATGAAACAGAAGTCGCTCCTTGGCTACCCTTGGATTGGAAAACACAAACGGAAGAAGAGACGAAGCCAATTAAAATAGTAACATTGCCTTATGACAATGAAGACGATATGTTGATGAGTTTCATGGACAAATGGCAAGAATGTGCATTTACAATTGTTACCGGTTGGAATGTGGATTTCTTCGATATGCCATATCTCTACAATCGTATAAAACATTGTTTGACCGCAAAGGCGGCTAAATGTCTTTCTCCGATAGGTTACTGTTATATTAACGCCTTCAATAAAAAATTAACCATAGCCGGTATTTCGGTAATGGATTATATTCTTTTGTACAAGAAATTCTTGGCCGGCAAAATGGAACCTACATGGGCTTTGGGGCCAATCGGAAAGAAGGTTGTTGGATTTGGTAAGGTTCAATATCATGGAAACTTGAATGATTTGTATAAATCAGATATTAAAAAGTTCTTGGAGTATAACATTACTGACGTAAAGATTGTTGTTGCGATTGACGTTAAGTTAAAGTTGATTGACCTTTATAGAACCATTTGTCATGTTGGCCACGTTCCGTATGAGAGTTTTCATATGCCTGCAAGGTATCTTGATGGCGCATCATTGATGTATCTTCATAGGAATAACGTTATCGCACCAAACAAACCTGCTGGCGGCCGTGAAGAATACGAAGAAAGCATGGAAGACGGAGAGGAAGGATTTTCAGGAGCTTTTGTTAAACAGCCTGTTCCAGGCAAATACAATTGGGTTTTCGATTTGGATTTGACCTCCATGTATCCAAATATTATAATTTCTTTAAATATTTCTCCTGAAACAAAGGTTGGTAAGGTCATAAAGGCAGAATATAACGATGATTGTAAAGTAGAAAAACGTCGTGAGATTCTGAAAGAAATAGATGAAATGGAAACGGAAATGAAACAACGTCTTTGGTCAAATGATGAAGGTAAAGAGGAATACATACAAAGACGATGTCGTGAATTTGACATGGAGTATCATGTTCGTGAAAAATTGGAAAACTATCATCTAGGAACCGTACAATACAAAAAAGACGAGTTTAAATCCCTGATAACTGAGGCTAATTATAGTTTAAGTTCCAACGGGGTTTTATATCGCACGGATAAGCCAGGAGTTGTACCTACATTGCTTCAATTGTGGTTTCAACAACGTAAAGATATGAGAAAGAAGGCGGCTGCCTTCAAAAAGGAGGGCAACGTTGAAAAGTATAATTTCTACAATCAAAGACAACAAGTTCAAAAGATTTTGCTTAACTCGTTTTACGGTGTATTGGGTCTTCCAATATTTCGTTTCTATGATGTTGATAACGCAGAAGCTGTAACCATGTCGGGTGTAGATATCATTCAAACTACGTCCAAGGCTATCAATATTTATTATAAGGACGCTTTGGAAGTCGAAGAAGGAGATTGGGTAATTTACATTGATACTGATTCTTGTTTTGTTGATGCCGTTCCTATTATCAAAAAAAGGTTTCCGGATATTGACTTTAATAATGATGATGAAATGACTAAAGCCATTATGAGTGTAACGACGGAAGTTCAGACTTACGTTAACAAGTTCTATGATATAATGGCTAGTCGATTCTTTAATATATGCAAACATACGTTTGATGCTAAACAGGAAGTTATTAGTAAAACGTCTTTTTGGTTGGCAAAGAAGAGATATGCTCAATGGGTTATTCATAAGGAAGGTGCGTTGCTTGCCAAGCCTGAATTGGAAGTAAAGGGTATTGACGTTGTTAGAACTTCATTCCCGGCCGCTTTTCGTAAGTTCATGGATTTATTTTTAAGAAAATTATTGACTGATACACCAAAGTCAATCATAGATGAAATGATTTTAAAAGAACAAGAAGAAGTAAAAACTTTGCCAGTAATTGAAATTGCTAAAAATACTTCTGTGAAATTTGTAAGTCAGGATGGAAGTAAGAATTACAATCCTGAAAATAGACGGCCATTTCATTTTGAACATAAGAGTCCGGCGCAAGCAAAAGCTGCCTTAGCTTATAACGATTTGATTTTAAATCTGGGTCTTGAAAAGACATGTGAACCTATTCATCATGGTAGTAAAATCAAATGGGTATATTTACAAAAAAATGGATATGGTCTTGATGCTATAGCGTTTAAGGGAGATGGTAACGACGCAGATGAACTTTTGGAATTTATTAACACATATGTTGATAGAAAACAAATGTTTGAAAATGAATTGAAAAGTAAATTGGAGGATTTTTATAACGTGTTACATTGGTCATTTCCAAATCCATCCGTAGCTACTGCCACGAACTTTTTTAATTTTTAAAAATATGAATAGTTATGTATTAGGATTTTTGTTTTCCACTAATGGTAGTGTATGGTTAATTCGTAAGACAAAACCTGCTTGGCAAAATGGCAAGTTAAATGGTATTGGTGGTAAGATTGAGTTAAATGAATCTGCTAAAGATGCCATGGAACGTGAATTTAGAGAAGAGGCGGGACTAACCATAACCGATTGGACTTGGTACGCAACAATTACAGATGATAAAAATTACGAAGTATATTGTTACTATAGTTATTGTGATGAAACGCCAATTAGTATGACTGATGAAAAAGTTACACTTTGCTATATTTGTTCTTTACCATTGGATATTATTCCAAATGTTAGTTGGTTGATTGCAATGGCGTTATCTTTTAAACGAGGCGAACACGCCGATAGATTTTATGTTAAAGAAATGTATAAAGTTGACTAACAAAAATACTCTGATATATTTACATTAAAATATGAATACACCTTTAATTAATAGACAAGCAGTTAAACGGATGGCCCTTGAACTTAGTAAGTCCAATCGGGCTGGAAAATTTACCAGAGTAAGTGGTGAATTTTTAACACGTATGAATTCACGTTTGGATGCTTTCGTTCAAGAAGAAGTTCAAAGACATCCTAGCATTGGAAAGACTTTGAAATAATTTAGTAGGTTGGTCAAAAACATTATGACACAAAAAAAAGGGAAGGTCTTTAACTTTAAAGACCAACTGCGTATTGGTGACATCGGAGAATCTGATTTCATCAAGATATATGAATCGTTGGAACCTGTCAAGAGTGTAAAGAATCGAAAAATTGATTTTACATTGAATAACGGAAAAACCGTTGAATTGAAGACTGACAGTTATTCTATGGAAAAGACTGTAAATTTTTTCATGGAAAAGAACACCATATTACCGGACGAAAAAGAACTTCTCGGCGGCCCGTGGCGTTCAAAAGAACATAAAATAGATTATTTTGTGTATTATTACATGAATGATAAAGTATTTTTTTGGTTTGAACCAAAATCCCTTTGTAAATTTCTTGATAAATATATTAAAGAAAATAAAGTAAAACCCATCGCTATTCCAAATCGAAGTAGCGATGGAAAAACTTTTCGTTCTTACGGATATAAAATTCCGAGAATAGACATTATATCAGTTCTGTTAAAGGAACATAAGGTCGATGTTGATTATAAAATCAAAGATGCTTGACATTTGTTATAATGGAGAGATAATGTTTTAATCTGTTATGAGTTTTAAAGTTGTTTATAAATCAGTGTTTGATTTGACTGCCGATGCGTATGTAAATACAATTAATTGTGTTGGCGTCATGGGGGCTGGTATAGCTTTGGAATTTAAAAATAGATATCCAAAGATGTTTAATGATTACAAGGATAAATGTGAAAAACATTTAATTCGTCCTGGCGATTGTTATGTTTGGCATACTGATGATACAACCGACTATCATTATGTTTTAGGACTTGCAGTAAAAGACGACTGGCGACATTGGAGTACCCTCGAATGGTTGGAATCTTCAATCAAGTCTTTAAAGTTAGTCATTCTTGAGAATGATATCACATCGGTTAATTTACCTTTGCCTGGCGGAAAAAATGGACGTCGGGGGCCGTTTGGAAAAGTTACAGGATTTACACCTGTACCAGAACGAGATGAAATTAAACTAATTCTTACAAAAGAACTTCTTCCTTTTGCTGATAAATTTGGTGTTGATATCACCCTTTGTCTTCCTGACGAAGCTCCTAAAAAGCCACAATTCACTCTTGAAAATTTTCTATGAAAGCATCTGGTGTATGTTCTAAATGTGGGGCCGATAATAATCATTTTTTAACTAAAGAATCGATTAAGCTCTTAAAAGAAAATGGATATAAAGAATATTTTAATTTTGTATCGTGTTGGTATTGTAAAAATGCAGTTCAATTATATTGCAAAATAAAATAAATAGACCTTCTGAATTTACTGTGATATAGTGTATGAACAATTAAGAGAGATTATAAAATTATGGAAAAACAAAAAATTGAAACATTTATTAAAAAATATACTTTGGGTGGAACGATTAATTCTGTCATCTGGAGGAACGTCGGTGATGATTTGGCCGTCACTGCCATGACTTCTGATAAGAAGTTGTTCGCATCGGTTCAATTAGAAAAGGCCGCAACAGGATTTATTAGTGGTCAAGACGTCGGAATTCTAACCACAGACAGATTGAAGAAGATGCTATCTTTGATGGGCGAAACCGTGGCGTTGACTCTGGATGTTGATGACAAGGATAATACACGGGCTCGTAAAGTGTTGGTGGATGATGGAAAGATGTTGGTTGATTATGTTACATCAGAACCGTCAGCAATTGACCCAGTTCCTTCCATGAAGAACATTCCTCCGTTTGATGTTGAAATCAAACTTACCCCCGAATTTAATGATAAGTTCGCCAAAGCATTTTCTGCTTTGGGTGATGACGGTGCGTTGTTCACGGTGGTGATGAGTAAGAAAACTAGAAAACTTGATGTTGTGTTTGGTTATAAGTCAACCGGCAACTCAGACCGTATCGCTCTCGGTGAATACGTTACAACTAATACAGGAAAAGATACGATTAAGAATCCTATCAGTTTTACCGCAAAGAGTTTGAAAGAAATTTTGTCAGCTAACAGTGATTGTGATGATTCGGTTCTTCAAATTTGTGATGCCGGCTTGGCAGGAGTCGCATTTAACAAGGATGGAATTAAGAGTCAATACTATTTGGTAAAAGTTGACGTGGAAGATTAATTTGTAAGGAAAAATAAACACACACACACAAAAAGGAAAAATATGAAGTTAAATAAAACAAATAAAGAGTATTATGGGTTGTTCTACAAAAGTCAAGGTCGTTGGGTCGGCCCATATGCTGATATGGTTGGTACCAAGAATCAAATGGCGTCGTTGGTCAAGTCCGTCAAGACTTCTTTGAAGTCTAAGACTCAACTTTGTAAGCTTAAATTCAAGTTCTCAAAGTAAAATAAACAAACGATATGGACTTTATTGAAGAGAACAGAAAACCAAAGAAAGACCATTCATTGTGGGTTGAACGATATCGACCTGCTAATATGGACGAATATATTGGTAATGAAACTGTAAAGGAAACGTTTGCTCAATTTATTAAAAAAAATGAGATTCCGCAGATTCTACTGTTCGGCCCCGCCGGAACAGGTAAAACATCTTTAGCAAAACTTTTAACAAAATCAATACCATGTGACGTAATGTATATAAATGCATCGGACGAAAACAGTGTTGAGGATGTTAGAGTTAAAATGAAGAATTTTGCTTGTTCGGTGGGCTTCAAACCTCTCAAGGTAATCATTCTCGATGAGGCAGATAGGTTGTCACCAGAAGCGCAGGCGGCTTTGAGAAATATGACCGAAACATATTCGGCGCATACAAGATTTATTTTGACGTGTAATTATGTTGAAAAAATTATTTCTCCGTTGTCGTCAAGAATGCAGACGTTTGAAATCAAACCGGTTTCTAAAAAGGAAGTGGCGTTAAAGTTGGTCAATATTTTACAGACCGAGAATGTATCATTCACACAAGAAGATGTAATCTTCATTGTCAACACATATTATCCTGACATACGTAAGGTAATCAATTTCGCCCAACAATCTACATTGGAAGGTGAAACCGGAGAACTGAAAATTAAAATTTCAAGAGAAAATGCTGTTGAAGTAGATTCTTTGAATAATTTGGTGGAACTGTTAAAAAATCCACATGAGGCTGGTGTTTTTGACGAAATTAGAAAACTTACAACGGAATTTGATGCTACGTCGTTGGAAACTGTGGTACATCACTTGTTTGATAAGGTGGATGATTACGCAAAAGGTAAGGAAGCATTGATTATATACGAATTGGGTGAACTTAACTGGCAAATGCAGTTAGTTATACCAAAAGTCAGAGACATAACGTTTTTGGCGTGTATGTATAAAATACTAAAACATTTAAAATAAAGGAATAGTTTATGGAATTACCAAGAAAAATGCCAAAGAGAATCGACCATCGTGTATTGCTGGGTGAGTTTTACGATGTTAATAAAAACAAACAATGGTTCGATAGAGCAGAGTTTATAGAGATGCATCCGACGCATATGAAACCTACAATTGAAATTCATTGTTCGTATAATCCTGTGTTGGAAATGAAGGAAATTCTTCAGTTTGCATCTGCTCATAATGTTGCCATACAAATCGTGGCCAGGTCAAATCAAGGTTGATATGAATGTGTTATATAGAACGAAGACGTATTTAGCTGGGCCGATGCAGTATAATAACGGAGAGGCTTGGAGAAGTAAAATAACGCCTATTTTGGAAAAAATGGCCGTGACAGTCTTCAATCCATATCATAAACCATTTCTGAAGGATATTCAGGAAAACGATGCTACCAGAAAGCATATAAATGAACTTATGGACGGTGAAAAGTATGATGAAGTTCAAGAAAGAATGCGAGAAATTAGAGCGTATGACTTAAATTTAGTTGATAGGTCTGATTTTATAGTAGCATATCTTAATCCAACATATCCTACATACGGAACAGTGGAAGAGTTGGTAACGGCTGTAAGAATGAAGAAACCGACGTTTATTGCTGTAGAAGGTGGTAAAAAGAAATGTCCGTTTTGGATAATGGGAATGTTTCCACATAAGTATATTTATAATAACATTGATGATATATTGAATATGTTGATAAAAATCGATACTGGTGAAAAGGAAATCGATTCCGACCGCTGGCGACTATTACGAAAAGAATATAGATAACACATTAAACCGACATCTTATGGTGTCGGTTTTTTATGCGTCTATATCTAAAGGTTTCTAAGTAGCATTTACTATTTATAGTGGTATATGGCAAAAAAAATCTTTATAGAAAATAGTTTTGATGGTTCCCCAGGTGGTTCTGGTGGTATGTCTTATGGCGGCTCTTATGGAACGCCAAATAGTAGTACACAAGACCCATCGAAATTTTCTTCATCTGATAAGACGACGAACCATATGGCTTCTAATACCGAATCCACATCTTCTGCAATGATGCAACCACCCGACCGTCCTGATAGAATCGGAAGAAACTCAAACACGATAAGTACAACGCCTGATACTGGGGATACGGTAAGATTAACAAAGCCAAATACTGTTAGTCCCGATACTAATTACGATGTTCAAAAATCCCAAAAGCCATTAGACCCGGATAAAGAACTCGACCCTAAAGTTGACCAATTATTTAAAGGAAAAGAACAAACTCCTTCTCCTGATGAAGTTATGTCCGCTCTTCAATATGAACTGGGGAACATGGTGAAGAAAGACAAAATGATAGCTAAACAAACTGTTATAAAAAACATGAAAACAGACCCACATTATTATAGTAGACTTGATATGTTAAACATTGATGATAAAAAAATGAAGGTGGACGAAACAGTAAAAGAAAGTACATTTTCTAAAACAAAAAGCGTTCTTGATGAAATGATTGCAGCAAGAAAGAAAACGGCAGCAAAAGCCGCAACTCCAGAATTAAATCAAATTTTTAAAGACTTGTCCAATAGACGATGTTCTACGAGAAGTGGAATCTAACATTTTGTCAATTTTAACAATACAAACCAATATTTATACTTTATGAACTATCGAGATTTCTTCAAAAATAAAAAGGCGACTGCGAAAGACATTCAACGTCTTATCCCAGAAGGCGTTGACCAAAAAGAATTTAACCAAGGTATTGGAACTGAAAAAGAACATACTAATGATGAATTCGTGGCTGCGAAGATTGCAGGCGACCATTTGAAAGAAGACCCACACTATTATAGTAAACTTTCAAAAGCCGGCCTTGAAGAAGAAGAGATAGATGAATGTGGTTGCGAAGTTGAAGAACCAGGCAATGAATATGATGATAACGGCGGCCTCCCAACGATTGGCGGCGCATTGGCAGTTCCTCATGTCGGACAACCAATCATGATGGGTAAAATTATCAATGTTGGTGGTTTAAGTGGAACGTCCGCGTCAGGCGAACAATCTGGCATGACAACTGTCGGTAGAGGCATTAACAAAGATAAAGGTGGAATCCGTGTTCAACAGACAAATGATAAAGAACAAATTACCGCAGGTGGAAAACCAGTAGATAGCTCATTGGTTTCTAAAACTGTGGGCGGACAAGTAGTTCCAGGTGAAGGACAGAAACAAGGCGGCCCAAATAGTCAAGGAACTATTGCTGCAACTCCACAACTTTCTGAAAGTAAACAGAAGATTCGTAAAATTGTAAAAGACGTATTGAAAGAAATCAAATATGATAAAACGTCCGGTAGATGGGTGAAAATCAACGAAGAAAAAGTTAACATGAAGATGGGCGCCTCATATAAGACAGTTCAGCCAAGACAATACAAAGTGATGGATGATGACACAGCCAGAACTAATCAATATGAACCTGAAATTACTGAAATGTACGATGAAGAAGAAGAAACGAAGATGAATGAACGTTATGTTGAATTGGCAAATGAACAACGTACCTTGTCTTCTGATGAATTGATGGAATTTATATCGCTTCGTGAAAAGATTGATAATGTGTCGGTAGTTAAAAGAAATAATGGACTTTCTCAAGGTGGAACAGAACCTAATTTGTATGAAGATGGAGAACGTAGTGATTATGATATTGCATCAACTGAAACCAGTCCAAATGATTATAAAAGATGTCCTGGATGTGGAAAACAAAATTATTTATGCGATTGTCCATCCAAACATGGTGAAGAGGGTGATTTCGGTCATGATGGATTTAGTCACACTGATACTAAAGACGTAGATGAAACGGTTAATATGAAAATGGGGCCATCTTATAAAACGGTTCAACCAAGACAATACAAAGTAACTGGAGATGATACTGCTAGAACCAATCAATATGACCCACAAGTTAGTGAGGCTGGTATCGGAGCAACTCAACATAGTTCTTATAGAACAGCTAATCACGGTAATTATAAACAAGACCCAAAAACCCGTTGGGCCGACGATTTGGATGAAGGCGTAAGTAAAGTTGCAAAGACAATTGCAAAGGGACAAAAATCCAAGAAATCTACCTTTTCTCAAAGCCTAAAACATAAAAAGGCAAAGAAAACCACCAGCGGAGTTCATAAGAAGAAATCTTAATACATGTGGACAAAAATATATCACAAAAAAAACTAAGTGAATACCGACGTATAATGTTACAACGGGAAGGGCTTAGTTTTAGTGATTATTTTGATGATTCGGTTCCATATGAAGTAAAGCCAGTACCATCTACGATTCCTATGGAGGAACGTGAAGGTGGCTACGTTGGTCATTCTGATATTCCTACACAATCTAAAGATTTGTTCAAAGGTCTTTGGGAAGTAAATGACGATAAACCTAGATTAAGAGAATCCGAGTATTGGTTAGACCCAAGTGGAAATTTTAATCATGCTGTCGAGGGACATGAGTTGTGGGCAGAGGATTATTTTAATGAAAAAAATATTCCTTATGATTCATATGACGCATATAGTGATGTTCCTAATGAGAAAGGGTTATTAGGAATTTATAAAATGTTATATGATTTAAAGTTTATGCGTGTAGTTATAACTCCATTTACGATTTATGTTACTAATAATGTTAATGAACCTACAAACATACAATTAAGAAATTTAAAAAATCTTGCAATTGAATATAATAAAACATTAAACATTAAAAATAAAATTATAGATTTAATGGAAACTAAATGTGTGAGTAACGATACTCGTTCTCTATTTATAGAGAGTATGATGCCTGAAAATTTAGATACATTCAAAACCCATTTAGGACAATTATTTGCTTACTTACAAAAAGAATTGCAGTTAAAAACCATCCCAAGTGTTAAGCTAGTTTCAGATGAAAAGAATGCTGAAAAAGTTCTTGGCAAAACTGCATATTACAATCCTGCTGAAAAGGAAGTTGCATTGTTCGTTACCAATCGTCATCAAAAAGATATTCTTCGTTCATTTGCTCATGAAATAATTCATCACTGGCAGCATGAGAATGAAAAACTTCATGAAGTCGGAGAAAGTCCGGTAGGAGCTAACGACCCTCAATATGCTCAAAAGAATCCTTGGTTGCGTCAGATGGAAAAACAAGCATATTTGTTAGGTAATATGTTGTTTAGGGATTGGGAAGACCAAAAGAAAACTAAAGATAAAAAATCAGGATATAATGGAAAATCTCCAATTCCTAAAAAACAAAAAGTTTCAGAAAAGACATATTCTATGGGTAACGAATATCCACCAAAGAAAATGAGTTATAAAGGTTAATTATGAACGATTTTAATCAATCTAATCAGTTACATTTTGAATTTGATGCATATCCAACTATGCCAAGTATGGAACAAGTTATTTCTCAAAGAATTCCGACAGTAACTAAAGATGGTTCGTTTGACCCACATCAATTAATGGTCAAAAAGAAACTAACTGATTCAGGCGAGTCAATTGATACTACACCAAAACAAAACTATTTAGAAAAAGATATTAAAACTCTTGAAGATTTTTGTTTAAAGTATGGGATTGTTGGATTTAATTGTGGAAAAATGTCTCCCATAGCTGCATTGGCAATGTTAAAACAAAAGTTGGGAGTGATTGATAGTCCTGTTGAAAATAGAGTTACATACTCTGATGTAATGACTAAGAAGATGCTATTAAAAGGATAAAGTTTATGAATAAGTTTATATGTGGTTTTATAGTTGGCGTTTCAATTTTGTTGGCGGCCGGATGTTCAACAATTCTTGATAATAATCAAGGAGTGTTTGGAAAAGCTCAAGCTAATAATAAAAAGACAGATACACAAATTCGTATAGTTGAGAATCAACAAGCTCAAGCTAATGAAGATAAACTTGCCCATATTGGGGCGTGGTCCCAGGGGGGCGTAGAACATGCTTTGAATCAAATTACTACAAATGTTCCAAACGAAGTTGTTGTAGCTAAAGAGATGAATGCTAGAATTGAAGCATTGGCAGGCAAACCAGATTTTAAAGAAGTTGAACTAATTCAAGGAATAGTAGATGATTTACTTTCTCAAGTAAAAGAAGTTAGAATAGCTGGCGAAAAAGCATTGGCATTGAAAGATAAAGAAACGGTAAAAATCCAAGAACAGGATAAAAAACTTATCGCACAACGAGAAGATGCGGTTGCAGATGCATTGAAACAGGCCGATGCAAATGCACAGGCAGCAGACCAATACAAATCAACATTAAATCAGATGGATAGTTGGGGTGGTTTAGGCGCAATATGGTATGGAGTTCATAAATTAGTTATTCGTATGGCATGGTTTTTGGGTATAGGCGGATTAATATTTTTGATTCTTAGAATTTTAGCCACTTCAAATCCAATTGCGTCGGCGATATTTAATATCTTTGAACAAATGGGGAGTTGGGCAATAAACACCATATCCTTAATTTTACCTAAAGCGTTATCAATTGCAGGCAATGTGTCAGTGGAAGCATATTCATCTACCAAGAATGCACTTAAGGCGGTAGTTGATTCTGTAGAAACTGCTAAATTACAGGCCGCAGGGACGGGCAAAGTCGCCACACTTCAAGATTTATTGGACAATGCAAAATCCACAATGACCGATGCAGACAAAGCAAATATCGATAAGATGAAAGTTGAATTGGGTTGGTCAAAGCCTGCTGTTGTCACGACCACTGTTACTTCTTCTGTCATACCTACCATAACATCTACGGTAACGCCTGTAGTTGCTGCTTCACCAATAATTGTAACACCTCCATCTACATCAGTCATTGTAGACACACCTCCCTCCACAAACGGTTAAAATAAGTCGTTGTAGATATAATAACTTGTAATTCACACAATCTTACTACATAATAAGATTGTTGACACTACATATAGTGGATATGAATAAATTATATATACAAGATTCGACGATAAGACAATATGTTACCTTTAATACGGTACCAGAACTCGTTGCGTATTTAAATGCTATGATTCCTAGGGCATTTAAAATTTCTAGGAAAGAATATGTTCAAAATCTTATAGATTTGGGACATGGTTATGACGACCCTCAAGGCGTCATGATTACACGAGCTATGGCTGACCAGTTTAACATAGGCATAGTAAGAAATGGAAGTTATATGCGAACTGATGTTCATGAACTATCCAATTTTAAAAATGAAGAATTTGGAAGTGATGCCATTAATCGGTTTGAAGATAGAGGCAAATTTTAAATAATTTTATGTTTTACTCTACAATTTATAACTTAATCGATATGATTGTAGATGTGAATAAATATGCTTAATTTAGAAATATCTTGGTCAGACCCATATCAGTGGGAAAATAAAGATGGCGACATGATGTGGCGTCGTATGTGGTGTATTCCTATCGAATATAGGTCTTCGTTTTTTTCGTTTTGGAATACTGCTAAATATCATTTATGGAATCAAGGATTTTCTATTGCAAAAGTAGATGATAATTGGTATCTTTACGAAACCAAGACCGATGTGGCAAATTTTGTAGAAATTGATGGACAAAAGCCACCCACCCCACCACCAGAGGCCATCGACGAGTTTTGGCTACCCCCCTATAAGGTAAAAAATACAAACGGACTACGTCCATGGCAAATTGACTCCGTTGGTAGATTGGTTACTGCAATTAACACGACTGGATGCGCTATTGATGGTTCCGATGTAGGCGTAGGTAAGACTTATGTCGGTTGTGCGGTGGCGAGAGAATTGAAATCTAAGATTTTAGTAATTTGTCCGAAAGCTGTTATGGAATCGTGGAGACGTGTAATTACCAATCATTTTGATATGAAAAATGATTTAGTTGGTATTGTAAACTATGAACAGATTCGAATCGGTAAAACTGATTCTCCGTTCGCTTCTTATGTTGAAAATAGAAAGACGCATAAGAAAAAGTTTGTATGGAAAATTCCAAAAAATACTCTTATCATTTGGGATGAATCTCAAAAATTAAAGAATTGGAAAACTAAGAATTCAAAAACCTGCATGGAAGCATTGAAACAAGAATATAAAATGTTATTCTGTTCTGCAACAAATGCTACAAATCCATTAGAACTTAGAACAATTGGAACTTGCTTAAAGCTATTTAAAGGAGCTAATCAATATTATCAGTGGTGTTATGAACATGGAGTTTCTAAAGGGCGATTTGGATTGGAATTTACAACTGATATTAAGTTAAGGCAAAAAGTATTAAAGAAACTTCATACTGATATATTTGTCAATCGTGGGACTCGTCTTACAAGAGATACAATTCCAAACTTTCCTGAATCGGAGGTTATTGCTGATTGTTATAACATGGATGAAGTTGATGTTAAAAAAATTAATGACATTCATTCTGATATGAAGAAGGAATTGTTAAAACTCGCTAAATTATCCAAGGCAGATAAAGTTAGTGAACTTACGGCGATTCTTAGAGCAAGACAACAAATAGAATTAATCAAGGTTCCTTTATTTATTGATATGATTGAGGAAGGTCTTGAAGGTGGAATGTCAATTGTAGTGTTTGTTAATTTTACGGAAACATTACAGGCTATAGCCAAAAGACTTAATACTAAATGTATTTTTGACGGTAAGACTAAAGATGATGAAAGACAACAGAACGTCGATGATTTTCAGTCAGGTAAGGAAAGAGTAATTTTGGTAAACATTCAATCCGGCGGCGCAGGGTTATCACTTCATGATATTCATGGATTGAATCCTAGATTGGCATTAATGTCACCAAGTTATTCGGCAGTGTTAATGAGACAGGCAACCGGAAGAGTATGGAGAGAAAATGGAAAAAGCAAAAGTGTTCAGAAAATTGTGTTTGTGGCAAATACAGTTGAAGAACAAGTTTGTGAGAATGTAAAGGAAAAGCTTAAGAACCTTGACCTTTTAAATGATGGTGATTTAGATTTAAGCATATGAAAAAGTATATGAAGTCGTCAAACATTAAAAAAGTTGTCGTAAAATGCGCAGATTTCTGGATGGATGAATTTAACATCGATTCGGATATATTTGATGATATTTACGTTGAAGCTGCAACCAGAGCAGTAGAAAAAAGACAAAATCTATCCGACTTTAAAGTCGGAGTTATAATTGAATGTTGGGAAAAAAAAGATTTTTTAAAACCGGCCAAACATATTTGTTATAATACATATCACGTATTAATTAACGCTGGTATTCATCATAAAGCTGAAATAATGCGTAAAAATTTTATGACGATGTATGGCAATGACCTTCGTAATGAAAGTCTGAAAGGCGACGATGGAACAAATGATATCAAGCAGCCAGACTCCGGCTCAATTGGAAAGTAGAGTTTTAGATGTTGTAGTTAAAGAACTACAAGAGATGAAACAAAAAATAGCCAATATTGAAAACAATAAAATATTGGAAGAATTGAAACTTCCAGAAGAAGATTTGAAAGCAATGGGCATAATTAAGTCTGTTTCTAGTAGAATTAAAAAAGGAAGAGGGTCAAGACCTTTGTTAGAATCTGAAATATTGGATGCTCAACAACATGCTAACAGCGCAGCTAGTTGCGCAAAGTATCTTGGCGTTGGATATAATTTCTATAAAAGATGGGCAAAGACATACAATCTGTTTAAAACCAATCCATGTGGTAAAGGTGATAGAAAACATTACTGGTCTCCAAATAAAGGAAAATATCCTCTTAATCAAATCCTAGAAGGTAAGTTTCCAGACTATCCAATATACCGATTAAAAGACATGGTAATTAGAAGTGGAACCAAAGCGGCAAAATGTGAAAATTGTGGCTTCAGTGAGCATCGAATAACAGACCAAAAAATGCCATTGTTAATAAGTTTTAAAGATGGTAATGAAAAAAACCATTTATTAGAGAATATAGAAATACTTTGTTATAATTGTATGTTTTTAATGGGCCGTGGTTATATTCGCAGAGGTAAAGTAGAATTCAACTTCGTTGACCCAGATAGAATACAAGGTTCTCCCCGAAATGTAGAGGCTAGATTTTAATTTTGTATATTTATTAACATATGCACACGACTAATCACATATTAGCCAAAGAAGGAATTTTAACTACATTCTCAATTGCTAAAAAGGTCACTGCGAAGGATGTTAAAAAATTACGTGACAAAATAAAGTCAGCAAAAATTGATGCTGTAGCTTTACATGAATTGTTACGAATGTCAATAATAAAAGATACACAAAAGGACATCCAGACAAAAAAGATTCCCGGTTTAATAGTTGATAGTGTAGAAGACGCCGAAGAAAAAAAGAGGATAATGGAGTTAACTTATTTTGCATCCATGATTGCAAAGAAGTTATCCGAAAAAAATATAGATAAGTATCACTCTTGTTATATCATAAATGCGATAGTAAACATGTTAGGATTAACGGAGGATAATTTCGATGAATTCCATAAAAAATTTTCAAAATTCAAAAACGGAGAGCAACCAGATAAATCCGATGAAGATGACGACGGATTGGATAAATTCTGATTGGTATAAAGAGTGGTTACGTTTGTCACACGCAAACAGTTCAACTCATGATGTTGGTCATTGGTATTATGATAACATTGAGATGAAATACAAATATGTCATTTGAAAATAAAAAATACTATTCCGAAATATAATTAAATTCTACGTGAATCTATACATACGTATGAGTCATGAAGATTAAAAACATTCAAGATATTGTTCGTCCTGAAGGGGATGTAGTATTCATCACAGGCGTTACGGGTCAAGATGGTAGTCATATGATTGACTATCTTTTACGTGAAACTAACGTCTCTGTAATCGGCGGCGCCAGACGGTTGAGTGTTGAAAATCACGTCAATCTCCGTCACCTTGAGAGCGAACCAAGGTTTCAGTTAGTAAATTTTGACCTCACCGATTCTCATTCAATATATAAAATTGTTGAGTATGCTAAACCAAATTACTTCATTAATTTTGCGGCTCAAAGTTTCGTAGCATCTTCGTGGGATTTCGCAAGACAAACATGGGAGTCTAATTCGACGGCTGTATTGGATTGCTTAGAAGCAATTCGTCGTATAAAATCTGATTGTAGGTTTTACAATGCCGGTTCATCAGAAGAGTTTGGAAACGTCTCCTACGAACCACAAGATGAAAACCATCCATCAAGACCACGTAGTCCTTACGGTGCGTCTAAATGTGCGGCCAGAACCATAGTTAAGGTTTATAGAGAATCGTATGATATGTATGCCGTTCAAGGTTGGTTGTTTAATCACGAAGGAACTCGTCGTGGTGAAGAATTTGTTACAAGAAAAATTACTAAAGCGGTAGCAAGTATATTTGATTCTATTACAAATGGTAAACCGATTGTTCCATTGGAACTTGGTAACATTGATGCCCAACGTGATTGGTCAGATGCAGAAGATATGATGGATGGCGTATGGAGAATGTTGAATCAAGAAAAATATCATAAGACAGTATTAGGCATTGGAATTTTTCCACGACCAACTGATAGTAAATCATTATCACGATTTATTACAGATTATATTGTTGGTAGTGGTGAAAAACATAGTATTAGGGAGTTTGTTGAAAACGCATTCCAATGTATTGGAATTGATGGCGAGTGGATTGGAACTGGTGTAGATGAAACGTTTAAATACGAAAGTGGGCCTGATTCATCGTTGGTCGGTACGACTTTGGTAAAAATTAATCCAAAATTTTACCGTCCTTCCGAAGTTGAAATTCTTAGGGCCAACCCGACAAAAATAAAGGAAGAATTAGGTTGGAACCCAAAAGTAGATTTTTATCATCTCGTTGATAAAATGGTTAGTTCGGATTTATCATTTTATAAATGACCAACCTAAAGCGGTATTACATTTTCCTTTTATGAGGCTATAGAGATTATGTCTTTTTATACTGTGATAATTTTTTAATATTGAGGTTATAGTTCCACGTATTATTTCTCCTGTAGGAGTCATAAATTCATAAATCTTTCCCATTTTTGTATCATTTGGATTGGTTTCTGGTCTAACATAACCTTGCGAATAGTCACTTACTCCATATCTCAAATTCATCATAGAAGTGTAACCAAGATTATTTTCTTTACAAAATTTTCTAAAATTTTTAATGATTATAATTTTTCCTGTTAAAACCTCTTTTACTTTTGTTTCATGACTTAATGAGTCAGATAATTTATCTTTTGATTCTTTTGCCCATAATCTATTGTCACCACATTTACGCATATTATATCCATTTGGTATGTAAGTATTTAATGTTATAGCGTAATGAGATTCTAATTCATTTAATTTTTCAATAGATGTTATATTAGATTCTAATATTTGAAATTCAAAATTTTCTGGTTTATATTTTTCAACTGAATGTTTTATGTATGGATTGTGACTTTTTTTCCACCAATTAAGTTGATATCTCTGTTTTAATCCTATAGTTGTTTGACCAATATAACATTTTCCATTAATTTTATTTTTGATACAATAAATTATTCCGTTCATATACATTTAATCAATTAGTTTTAGTTGTCTGTATGTATAAATACAATTATAAAAATGAAAAGTGTTGATTTTTTAATGATGATGTATATAATATGAACCTATGAAAACACAATTAATTATTCACACTCTAAATGATATGTTAATAAATGCTCAAGTGGAATCACAAAACCATATAACATTGAAAGATATATCGAAATCCGATTATTTAATTCTTGGCGAATGTCAAGTTAAAAATATTAAAGATAAAAAATGGTCATCATTGAAAGAAACTATGATTCCAGTAGCAAGTACAACATACATTTCTATTATAAAACTATGAAAAGTGGACTTACATATATTATACTTGTCATTGATAGGTCAGGCTCAATGACTTCAATTTATTCTGACATAATTGGTGGTTTCAACGCTTTTATTAAAGCGCAAAAGGATGCAAATATCGGAGAGTGTCGTGTATTTGCATATCAATTCGATACTGAATACGAAACAATTTTTGAGAATCTTGATATCAATAAAGTTCCTGATTTAACAGAAAAAACATATCAACCAAGAGGCGGAACTGCATTGTACGACTCTTTGGGTAAAACCATCGTAGATATCGGAACCAAGCTGGCTTCCCTTCCTGAATCTGAACGTCCTGAAAAAGTTTTGGTCGTCACCATCACAGACGGTGAAGACAATTCAAAACTTACGAACTTTAAAGATGCTTCGTATAGTTCTGTTAAAATTGCAGAAATGGTCAAACATCAAACTGAAGTTTATCGTTGGGATTTTGCTTACATTGGAGCAAATCAGGATACATGGGCCGTAGGAACTTCTATGGGTGTAACTAATAATCTTGGGTATGTGGCAGATTCAGCAGGTACCGCATATGCTTTTGATACGTTGACTAAGAGTACGCTTAGTTATCGTTCGGCTGAAAAGTCAAGGGCGTTTACGTTCGCTCCTATTGAAGTAGATGAAACTCCTTAATGGTTGAAATTCTGAATTAAACGATTAAAAAATTGAGACAGGCCTTTAGCGGTAATACGCTTTCGGCCTGTTTCTTTTTGGTAAAAATCGATGATAGATTTTTCAATTTCTATTTGAATTGTGGCGCCGTCTTCTTTTATTTCGACAATTCTTTTGATGGAGGATTTCATAGTTACACAATAATTAGACAATTGCAAAAATAAACTCCTGATATTTCTATCAGGAGTTTATTTGGTTTAACCGATTGAGTAGTTTCCCTACGAAACTTCCATCAAATGTGGAAGGTGTTCCTTCCACGTTGGATGTTTAACTTCACGAATTAGTTCCATAGCGCTCATGCTTTTTGGCGCTTTAGGCTGACGAATCAACCTCAGACCCGCCTCGGAGTTAAGTTTATTTCCCTTTCGAGAGTTTACATCTTTACTCGTTAAAGCCAAGTTTTCCCATTCGTCTTTACCACCCTTGGACTTAGGTAAAATATGGTCGACCGTCGCTTCGTCTCTTTTTAGTTTTTTGCCAGTGTATTGGTCAATACCACCATCACGAATGTAGATTGCATCCCTAGATGGCTTTCCGTTAAAACTCTTCCTAGGCATTTTAGCGTAGTTCAAGGCAATCAAGACGGTTGGCGCTCGCATGATGTGTTTTCCTTCACTACCATAGTGAATTGCATCTCCCATCTCCCACGGACGAACTGCCAACGTCACCCACGTTTCCCAATCAACAGGCATAGGATATCCAGGCAAGATTGAAACGGGCAACCCGTGTTCATCTAAGATGTAATTTCCATTGTCGTCCTTTGTGTATTCAAAGTCCAGAGCTTGGGCGGAATTTCCTGCGGCCAAATCGACAATAGCTTTGCCGACCGTGGAAATGCCAACCGCTTGCCAATTCTTGTTTAACTTTAGGACAATGTTTCTGTTGATAACACTCATATTATTTCTTTTGTTGTTCTATCTCATATGTTTACTACTGTTTATGTTTTAAACTACTTCTCCATACTATCATGTTCGTCGTCGTTGTCAAGCGTAATTATAAAATTGCGTCAACGAGTCCGTATTCAAGACATTGTTGTGCGCCCATACATAAATCGTGACTTAAAATTTCGTCCAATTCATCTGGGTTAAATTTGGTTTTTTTCAAATATACACCTTTAATTAAGTTCATTAATAGTTCAAGGTTTTTTATTTCATCTTTAAATTGCATGTAATTTCCCCAAAGACCAGAACTAACTTGGTGAACTAACATACAAGAACTTTTTGTAATGTATCGCTTGTTGCCTGCGGCCGATAACAAGGTTGCGGCTGATGCTACCATACCTTCGCAGTATGTGTCAACCGGAACTATATTATCCATAATTTTATCAACGGCTGCCATACCAGCAAAAACGTCGCCGCCATCACTACAAATATGAATTTCGATACGTGGTGGTTGTGGTAGGTTAAATCCAAATTGAATCATTTGCATTTGTCGTGTTAAATCGTCAATTTGTCTGTTAAGATTTAGAATAGTATCTTTATTTACATCGGAGTAAAAGTAAATTCTATTTCCTTGTGGCATCGAGTCCGAAGACTTTTCTAATGTAATGATTTTTGGAGAATCATCAGCATCAAGTTGTTCACCATTATTTTGATATTTCCAATTTCTCTTCATATTCAATAAATAGAAAGCCCGTAGTGAAATGTTTCCACTACGGGCAGTTCCTACAATTTTAATTTCAAACTACTTTAAATCGCAGGTTTTATTTATCGTTAATGCGCCGTTTTCATAAATGGCGTAGTATTGAGAGCCAGGGTGACTATCAAGGCAAATATTATATGAATTTTCATCACTTAATGTTTGATTAAACATAACGTTATTGCCAAACGTTGTAGTAACTGACGTATCTTCTAACAGAAGAATTCCATATTGTTCTACGTCTTTTTGCGCCACAACCCACTTTAACGAACGTTGTGGAGTATGTCCAACAATCTGATGAATGCCTCGAATAGGACTGAATTCTTGTGTCCAGTCACACCAAAGTAATCCACCATAACTACGTGACCTGCTTGAACGGGAGAATCCAGCATAAGTGAACCAATGCTCTCCATTAGCATAAAGATTCTTCGTTGCTTGAATTGAATCATATTCAAGCTTTCCAACAACATCAGACAGTTTGGCTGAAGAAATGTTGGATGATTTAAAACTATCAGGGTCAATCCAAACAGGATGAACGCCAGCATGACTCAACAACCACTTTCCGTCCAGAACGTGAAAGAACTTTAATTGTTCCCAATCTTTACGAGTTAACACATCGTTGATTGCGATAGATTTAAATTGCTCATATCCAGAACAACGTGTTCTAATATTGTCTTTAAACCAATAATGGGCATCGTGATTGCCGCAGAGATGAATTCGGTCTTTTTTATAAACAGATTCCTTAAACCAATCTGCGGTATCTGATACGATTCCTGGATTATCTCCGAAATCATCAAAATAATCGCCCAAGAAAATCGTTATGTCAGGTTTAACCTTGTTGATGATAGTTTCGGCAACTTCCCATCGATTATGTACATCTGGAATAATTAGATATTTCATACTTTATAAGTCTATCATAATTTTTATATAGGTCAAGCCTATATAAAATTATGTTAAATCTTCTCCGTCTCCAGGATTCCAAAATTCATTGGAATTTGAATCGTTAAACAACCCATCGCCAGATTCATTTGGTTGTTCATCTGATTCTTTGTCTGGCTTGGCAAGAAAATAAGTTAATGCCAATCCGAATAATGCTATAATCACAATTTCCATATTAGTTAAGTGTAATGATTAGTTTTTTGTCTTTCTTTTCCCAGCCGGCCTGTTTCATATCTTCTTCGTTCATTACTTCGATATTATCTCCGGCTTCCATAAATAGAACACATATCTGTTTAGATTTAAGTGTTTCTCTTCTTGGTTCTAGGACTTGATTAGCAATGGCTCGTTGCATCATCTGAACACGCATCGGGTCTCTGACGTCAAGTTTGATTAGTACAACCGCATTTTTTGGTAGATTATCGAAATCATAACTCTTACCCCACTTGACTAACTTCTCCAATAAGACTGGTGGTGTTGGTGGATTAGGCGGTACTTTAACGTCGTCCATTTGGTCGCCTTGTAATTGCCAAACTGTTCCCAGTCGTTCATCATGAATCCAGCGACCCAACCCATTTGAACTATGTTCATTTAGGTCATCAATGGCTTTAATTGTTTCTTCTGATACTTTAGTTGGTTCTACTGTTGGTGTGATATTTTTCATGGCTTTATCGTAATCTTTTTAGGAAGCTAAGTCCCATAAATTATTTAACAATTACTTTGTCAACTTCTTGTGTTGTTGGACGTTCGTATTTGTCAACAAATCTGTCAATAATTTCATTTCCAACATGACGTGGTCTTTCTGCATCTCTTCTATAAAGTTCTTCCTTTGGAACCTCAAAGGCGACTGCGATAACGAATGCGCCTGCGTCTCGCCCCATTTTAATCCAATCTTTACGGGCCTTGCGGTTTACACTAGTCGCATCAATCATCGCACTTTTCTCGGCTTTCAAAGCATCTGAAACTTTTCTACGTGCGATACTAAATGCGGCTGCGGATACTGATTGGTCGCCTTCTCCAGAACCTATTTTAGCTCTAATTTCATCGGTAGAGACGTATTCAACTCCGTTTTCTTCGGCAAATTTTTTCCCCCAGGTAGATTTTCCACTCGCAGGAGGGCCGACTAAAATCATTAAAGCTTTATTTTTTTGTCCACCTATTTCTAACTTATTCATAAATAATCTGTGTTTTGTATTGTTTTTTTATAACCTGATAAAAGAACTTCGATATTTCGTTTTCCAACCGGATTCATAGAATGTACTTGAAATTCTGGCAATGCTTGTTCTGTTTTCATACAAAATTCCACCAACCATTTGGCGCAATCATAACCTGTTCTTTCTCTATATGAGTCGTATGATATAACTCCAATCTTTACATCACATTTTGGATAATGCTCCCACGCTAAATCGTGGTCAAATGATATAAATGCTGGTAGACCTTCTTTTTCTATCGTTCTTACAAATGAATTGTAATTACGAACTATAACCCATGAACGAACATCATCAAGGAATTTATTTGGGTCACGAACATCATCGAGAAAGAGATTATACATATTTTGTAGGTGATAGATAAACACATTCAGAAACTAAAGCTAAATTGATACATCCATCAGATATGTTATCATTGTCAATTGGAGAGATTTTAAAATAAAAAATTTTATTTTTTCCCTCTTTTAAGTTACGTATTTGTGAATCAATACTTATAAGGTTGCCTGTATAACAATATCCTTCCGTTGGTGACGTAGGTGTTTCGATTTTAACAAATTTAAACTTTTCACGTATTTCTTGTCGTGTCATATTATTGAAATTCAATTACTTTTTTAAAAGTGACCACATCGATATAATGAGAATAAAAAGTCATTTGATTCGCTTTTTGGTTTCTAACTTGGAATACTCCAAACGCAATTATATGATATCCAACAATCAGTATTATTATCAAATACACTATGAATCGTATTCTATTGGTCATGTTTAATTAACTATATCAGTTATAATTGTTTTGTCAACTCATTTGTAATTTTGATTAATTAATTTTAAACTCCACTCCTTCCCTATGGAGGGTGAATAAAAAGGAATCGTTGGGGCTACCACCACCCCCTCGCCTGGCTTACCATTGGTCTTCCAAGTTTGTGAATCTGCAAGTTGTCTGAAATACTCAATGGTGTGAATGTTTTTATCAAATATAAACCGGTCTATTACATCAACCATCGGTAAATTTAATACGTTATTACACATAACACTTAAATCAAAATAATTTAAAATCTCTCTGGTATCCAAATCCTTGATTCTAAATACTTTAATCTCCAAATCTTTCAACTCCATTGAGTTGCCATTGAGTTTTGGCCCAATGGATTCACACTGAATGGCAAGGTTTCTATTCAACGTCGTCATCTTATTACGAACATCATATTTGATTGCTGCTTGCCAAGGAAATCCACTTCCCTCTTTTAACTCAAATCGTCTTGAACAGGCTTTGAATTCTCCGTCATTAAATATAAATGTGGTAGAACTACCATCAACTTTTTGAGTGATGTAAATCTCTTTGTTTTCTAGTTCTTCTAAAGAATTATAATTACTTAACATATTATCTTCATCAGAAATCGAAATCAAACTGGTTGGAAAATTTCCTGCGGCGTCACCACGGACAGTAACGTCTAGTGGCTTTTCATATTTTGTTATACCAAGTATCGTGGAAACATCATCACCTTCGTTGTATGTATTGTTTATTTCATAACCATCGTCGTCGATTGTTATTTTTTGTGGTAAAATTGACAATGGACAAACTAATCCTGAACTTGGACTTCCACGAAATCTTGCATTCCAGATTCGGAATTTTTGTTTTCTCATAAATTCAAAATATTGTGTTTCTGGAACAATTGAATCTATCTCAATAAATACCACCAATTCTCCCTCACTAAATTGGCCTTTTTTTACAACAATTGGCCATTCTAAAACCCGGGCAATGGATAAATTATCGGCGTTTGGATGTATTTGAATTGAATGGATTTTTTGTATTGTCGCTAATTTATTCATACGATTTTCTTATTAAAGATAGTTTACCGTGACCGAATAGTTTTGTCAACTTTGATTCCATACATATCAATCAAATAAATAAAAGTATTATTTAATATCACTCTTTGTTAGTATGTTTAAATACACCATTTGGTTGTTTTTTCCATGTTCGATTCTTATTTATTTCTAATTTTTTAATTGAGAAATCTAAAAGGTCATCGATTGAATATCCTTTTCGTCTGGCCGCGTCAATCAAAAGTAAGAAACAATCGGCCCATTCCATTGGGTCGTTTGGATTTTCCAATAATTCTTTTATTTCATCTTGAAGATGTAAAAGTGGACATTCGCATCCACGTTCATTTGGCGTTCCAAATGTTTTAAATGAAAATTCATCTCTTTCTTTAATGAATTCATTAAATTTATTTAAGTCGGTTAACATATTTTAAAATTTACAAGTTCTCTTATCGTATTTTTCCATCTCTGTAATGAGTTTATATTTTCCGTTCGGTTGTAATTCCATAACTACAAACTTTGCGTTTTTTGGATTTCTCAAAAGTTCAAAATCTTCAACGGTCATATGAAACCATCTCATTAAAATTACTCTCAAAGTCATACCGTGTGTGACAATGATACAATTATTTGGATTCGTTTCCTTCTCAAAGTCACGGTGTAAAGTTTCGAGAAATGTACTTATTCTGTCGAATACATCCGCACAACTTTCTCCACCGTGGAATCTGTAATAAAAATGACCAAAGGCATCTCTTTCTTCCTCGGTATTATAATCATAACCATTAACACGAAGTTTTCCACACCACTCTTGTTCTCTTAATCTTGGGTCTTCTCTCATTTCTTTTATGTTAAGAAATGGAACTATATTGCCGTAAGTTTGACGTGTTCTGTAAAATGGAGAAACATAACAGGACACAGACTCACGTTTAATCAGACTTTGTAACTTAATACCTGCATCTGTGGCTTGTTTATGACCGTTCGGAGTTAGATTTAAAGCATAATCCGGTTTGGTCTTGTAAATTTCTTTGTTTACATTACCCTCCGACTCTGCGTGACGCAAAAGTAATATGCGTTTAGGCTTCACAATGGTTCCTTTCATTGATAATTTTACACCAATTTAAAAAATCTTTTTCTTTCATGTCCTGTTTCATAATATTGACATCTTTATGAACCCACTGAACATTGTCTATAGTATATCCTTTTGATGAATCTATTCTATCTAATGACGCTGTTCCATTTCTAACTTTTTGACAATCGTTAAATGTTAACTCTACTCCTGATAAAGCGCATTTTCTGTCTTGTATAATAAATTTATCCCATATTTGTTCAATTGTCAATTCAAAAATTAAATTTCGAACTCTGGCGCTTTTTAGAATTTGTCCCCACATTGAACCAGAAATTTCTTTATACCCTGTCCAATGCGGATGTTTATCTCTTAAATAAAAATGACTACATCCACAAGACCTAATTGTTTGTCGTGTTAAATGTGTGTGACCGACAATAGTTTCATTTCCGCATCTACATTTACATTTCCAATATTGTTGTTTTCCTCGTTTTTCATAAAAAGATAATACCATCAACCTACCATATATGTTTCCGGTTAGGTCTTGCCGTTTTTTAGACGGTTGTTTTCTTGAACATTCGTCACAACGAGAGTTGTTTTTTAATGCTCTTGATAGTTTATATTTATTTGAATAATTTTGTAATTTTTTACAATCAGGACAATTTTTTTGGTATAAATCAATATTCATATATCATAAATATAATTGAAATATGAAATCACCATTATTTTTCTTTTTTGATGTGAATAATCGTGAGGAAATTATATCGTGAGAATGGGTAAAATCAAGGATATTTGTCAGTGAACTTGTAAAGAAGACTGACGTATGGTTCTACATAATCAGTTGAAGTAAAAATACTAATGATAGTTAACAATGCTACAATTGGAAGTGATATGGAGAATAACGATAAATGGGGATAAATATTTCATTAAAAATTGGTACTACTGGAGGGACTTGAACCCACACTCCATTTCTGGAAACTCGTCTTAAGCAAATCGCGTCTACCATTTCGCCACAGTAGCATAAAGTTAACCTTGAAGGGCAATAACTTTGTCATTTTTATCTTTGATGACAATTTTACCTTCTGGATTGTATTTTGTATCTATTCCAATCCAATGTCCATCGGAAGTTCTTTCACCTCGAACAACTCGTTTTCGTTTAATGGATTTTTTCATAAAATTGGTAGCGGATAGTGGAATTCAACCACTCTAAGAATGCTTATGAGACACCCCAGTTCAGCAGAACTGTAACCCGCAATAAAATTGTTTGGTCATATACCGAGTGGCGAGTATTATGACTCTCAAGCATGTTCTTACCGAACACCCATCTATTCCACCATTCATATTATTCAGATTGACAAATATTGTCAATTCAATAATAGGTTAAATTTTGGTAGCCCTATACGGAATCGAACCGTCCAGCACGCCTATCTAGCGAATACTCATCATAAGTGAGTCCATGCACCTTACATCTTAGGGCCAAGAAATTGGAGCAGGTAGTGGTAGTCGAAACCACGTCTCAGCATTGGAAGTGCCGAATAATAGCCGTTATACGATACCTGCGTGGTGCGGAATAGGAGAATCGAACTCCTGCCCGAACATTGGCAATGTCCAGTTCTACCATTAAACCAATTCCGCTTACGTGAATAACTATAACAGAAAAAAGAAAACTGTCAAGCCTTTCAGTTATTTTTTAGAGCGTATTGACGTTTTAGAATTTTGATTTCTATTTATTGATATGAAAATGTTAATAAACAATCAAGAATTTAATAGTAAAAAAAGTAAGGAATTAATACCATTGGAGTGTGAAAATTGTCACAATATTTTTTATAAATTAAAATGTTCTGTTAAAATGGGGATTAAAAAAACGAGTGGGCATGTTTGTCGATTTTGTAGTTTAGAATGTTTTGGTAAATATAAAACACTAACACAAACTACATTAGTAAAATGTGTTCAGTGTGGTAATGAACATAGAAAACCCAATAACGTTATAAAAAAATCTAAAAATAATTTTTGTAATCATTCTTGTTCAACTCAATATCAAAATTCTCACAAAACAACTGGATATCGTAGGTCTAAATTAGAAAAATGGTTAGAAGAACAACTCACAAAACTATATCCTACCCTTGAAATTCATTTCAATAAAACCGACATCATCAACTCTGAATTGGACATTTATATTCCATCGTTGAAACTGGCCTTTGAATTAAATGGAATTTTTCATTATGAACCTATTTATGGCAATGCTAAATTACATAAAACACAAAATAATGACCAAAGAAAATTTCAGGCTTGTATTGAACGTGGAATTGCCTTGTGTATAATAGATACATCAAAACAGATTTATTTTAAAGAATCTACAAGTAAACAGTTTTTGAACATCATTACACAGATAATTGATAATGCTTGACTTCTTTTAAACGACTGATACTATATAACCATTATGACACATTACACGATGGAACACAAACCAAATTTCAAAGACCAAGAACTTGTTAAAGTGGATATGTCATTCTTTGGGTCTGATGCTGGTATTTTGCAAGGTAAAATCGTTGGTCGGTCAACGATACATATCATTGATATGTGGATGGTTGAATTTCCAAGTCATTTTCCGTCATATCCATACAGAACATTAAATGTTCCACATACCGCAATTGTTAAAGATGAATGAAAATTAAAGTAGAACCAAAAGATAAATGTAACGGAATCATTTGTTTACAAAAAGATTGCCCGTGGGATGATGTCTGTGCAAATCACACATCCGCAGGAGATTATCGTTCGGAAGGAGGTTCACGACCACTATTGAAATTGATGAATGGAGAACTCCATTGTGACACATTTCATTCTCCTGGAAATGGATACAAACCTCATGAAGAACCAGTTAATGTTGATTATTGTTTGACAGTGGATAAATGGAATATGTTTTTGTGGTCACAGCTCGTTGAACAAGTAAATAATTTTCAGATTTAAGATTTTTTACGTTTTTAGTTTTGTGGTCATATATATGGTTACAACAGGAACGCATCAGAAAACACTTGACACTAACCCGAAGTTAGAGTAAAGTACAAACTCAATCAGAAAGACACTATATGGTATAGCTGTTTACTGTAATATAAATAATGGCAATAAACAAAAAATAAACAAATATGATGAAAAAACTATTCTTAGGATTGGCAATGACAATTGGATTGGTAATTGTATCAAATGCTCAAACAACCTATACACAAACAAACACAATTACGATTTCTGCGGCAAAATCTCCTGTCGCAGGATGCCCCGGCGATTATCGTGGTTCATTGAAAATGACCAATGGGGCAGCGTCTTTTTGGTTGACTCCTCCAGTCGGAACGACTCAGGCTACATTTACGGATGTGTCTGGATATGGAACTCCATATCGTTCTGCTGTTGCAGTTCAACGAAGAGCAGACGGTATGATTTGGTGTAGTACAAATGGAACTGTGACATTTCCGGCCACTAATACTGCTACATATCAACTCGTATTATATGTAAAAACTCCAACGCCAACAAATGCAACGTCACAGGCAGTAATCGCACAAGTTGTTTGGCAGTAATATAAAGTCAGTTTTAGATGCTAACAGCAGTTAATTTTTTTATATAAAAAACAAAAAAGCATCTAGCCCAATTTAAGATTCGAACAGCATTATATTCATTATATTGAAAACTGTCGTAAGACACGAATCTTGTAAAATTTAGATGGGAACAGCAAATAAACCATTCAAGGAAAAACAAACCATCTAGCAAAAAGGAAAATAGTTATGAAGAAGAACGCAAAAAACACAGTCGCAGTTAACACCCAAAACTTTGGTTACGAAGATGTACAGGCAATCCAAAAGTCCGTTTTGGTAAATAGATTTCGTCCAACCGTCAATCCACTTGTAGCTGGACTTGAAAATGCCAGCAACATTACCACTACCGAAAATGGTGCGATTGCATACAAGAGTACACTCAACTATCTATTGGATTTCTTCGGAAATGCTGGCGCTTTGCGCACTCGTAGTGATAATGATGTAATCCAACTTTTCACCAAAGCTTTTGCAGAGGATAAGTTGTTGGCTCTTAAGATTTTGTTTTATATTCGTGACGTCCGTGGTGGACAAGGTGAACGTAAGACGTTTCGTACAATTATCAGTTGGTTGGCGAAGAATTATCCAGATGTGGTTCGTAAGAACATTCAAAACATTTCAATATTTGGTCGTTGGGACGATTTGTATTCTTTGTTTGACACCGAACTTGAAAAGGACGCTCTCAAACTGTTCACAGAACAGTTGGCTGCCGATTGGATGATGATGAAGGCAAACAAGAACGTTTCACTTTTGGCCAAGTGGCTGAAGTCCGAAAACACTTCTTCAAAGGAATCGGTATCTTTGGCTCGTAAATTCCGTGAATCTTTGGGATGGAACTCAAAGAAATATCGTAAGACTCTTTCACAACTACGCAAGTATATTGAAGTTGTTGAAGTTAAGATGTGCGCACAGGAATGGTCGAACATTAACTTTGAACAAGTTCCTTCCAAAGCATCTTTGAACTATCGTAAGGCTTTTGAAAAGAAAGCCGGAGATAGTTATAAGAGTTATCTTTCCAAGGTTGAGAAGGGTGAAGCCAAAATTAATGCCACAACGTTGTATCCTTATGATATTCTACGAACCCTCGTAGAACATCAACAGTCACCAACATCCATCAAAGCAGCCGATTTGCAATGGAAGGCGTTGCCTAATTTCGTCGAGGGTGACGGAAAAGGATTGGTCATTGCAGACACTTCAGGTTCAATGAATGGTTTGCCATTGTATGTGGCTGTGTCTTTGGCAATTTACTTTGCTGAACGCAACAACGGGCCATTCAAGGATGTCTTTATGACATTCTCCAATACTCCTAAGTTTCATCGAATTGTTGGTAACAACCTTTTGGAGAAGTATACGAATTTGGATTCGGATGGTTGGGACATGAACACTAACCTTCAAGCATCATTGGATTTAATTCTTAATACCGCTACGAGAAATCATGTGGAACAAAAGGATTTGCCTTCGGTATTATTTATCATCAGTGATATGCAATTTGACCCGGCGTTATCATCAAATGACAAGACCAACTATGAGTTGATGAAGGAAAAGTTTAAGAATGCTGGTTATAGAATTCCAAATATCGTATGGTGGCAGGTTAATTCCAGTCAGAACAATGTTCCTGTTAAAGTGACAGATTCAGGTGTAGCGATGGTCAGTGGTAGTCACCCATCCATCTTGAAACAGATTTGTTCTACTTCGTTCCTAACCCCGTTAGGATTGATGTTGAAGACCATCACAGATAAGAGGTATGATTCAGTTGTTGTTTAATTGAGTTGTTCGTGGTTCTTTAAAAGAGTGTAGAGAGAAATCTTTACACTCTTTTTTTAATTTGACTTATGTCTGTGTTAGTATAGACTTTAGAAGTAACAATTAACTTTGATAAATTTAAAACTAAATTATGAGTGAAATGAATTTGGAAGCCTTCGGAACAAATCTTGGCGGAGAAAAACCACGCAGAAAAAACAATACAGTCTCGCCTACTTCACAAAGTAACAATGATGAAGAAAAGGATATTCTTAATTCATTGTCTCTCGTCCAATGGGCAACGTGTGGGCCTCACACTTATAAACCAGTATCATCTACCACACCTAAACTACAAAGCGGTGTTTATAGCGTTTCTGTAAGTCAATATCATGGAATTATTTATCAAAAGAAAAATGTTTGTGTTGATGACCTATTGAGATTTCCTGACTCTGTATCTGATAAAATTTTGTCAGAAATTACGACCTTCTGGGGTAAGGGAGATAAGTTTACTGAACACGGATTCTTACATCGCCGTGGTTATCTTCTTCACGGCCCTGCCGGGTCAGGAAAGACCTGTCTTGTACAACAAATTATTGCCGACATTGTTAATGCTGATGGTTTGGTATTCCAATGTACTAATCACCCATCCGTATTTAATGATGGTTTGGCTCAATTCCGAAAAGTGGAACCGAATCGTCCAATCGTCTGTTTGTTTGAAGATATTGATGCAATTGTCGATGAACATGGTGAAGATGAAATTCTTACACTATTGGATGGTGAAAATCAAATTGATAAAGTTCTTAACATTGCAACCACAAACTATCCTGAAAAATTGGATAAACGTTTGATTGCTCGTCCTAGAAGATTCGACCGAGTTCTTGAGATTGGAATGCCAACAGACGAAGTTAGAAAGATGTATTTTCAAAAGAAACTCAACGTCACAGATGAAGAGATTGAAAAATGGGTAGCAGCATCAGATGGGTTTTCATTTGCCGCATGTGCGGAGTTGGTCATTTCAGTATGTTGTTTTGAAAAACCATTTGAAGACGCCGTCGAAACTTTGAATGAAATGATGTCAGCTAATTTGAATAGTAGAAAATATGAAGTGAAGGGTCAAGCAGGACTTGGATTCAGCGCTTCAGCAAAAAAATGAAATTTAGAATAATTAAAAACAGATTTGGTAAATTTCAACCACAAAGAAGGTGGTTTGGCCTTTGGTGGAATTTTTATAGTGGTTATTCAGATTATTTAGAACAATTTGATGACATTGAAAATGCCGAAGATTATATTAAGTTTGTATTTAAACAACACAAAGAATGTAATCAAATTCCACAAATTATTAAAGAATATAAATTATGAACGAAAAATATAAACAAAACGATAGAGTGTACTTTGTCATGGGTGAAAAGCTTCCATTTGGTTGGGGTAAAGTGTGTGGGTCGGTAGGGCCTGTGATTATCATTGAATTGGAAACTCCAATTGCAGGTTATGATTATACTCACACATATGTTCTCGATACTCAAATCAAACCGGCTCCTGTCGAAACGGTATCATAAACTTCATTGACAAATTATAGTTTGTATGATAGGGTCTTCGTATGAAAGTTAAATGGTTAATTGAAAATTTTGTCGGAGACAATGGATACGAAGACCTTATCGCTGAAGTACGTCGTCAGGGAATGGAATGTATCGTCCTTGACGTGCGTAATCACTTTGAATTGAGGCCTGGCCTTATTACCGAAGGTGAATGTGTAGTTTTCCAAGGTTCTATTCAACTCTTTAGAAAACTAAAAGCCGAACTTGGCGCCTATCCTATAGGTTGGATGACAGATGACAACTATCTTTGTAGTAACTACTACCCTCACGTTCAAAAGTTTTTGTTCAATGACTGGCATGTGTTTACTACTGTCGGTGGGTTGAAACATAATAAATGGAATTTCTATGCTACTTTTGCTAAAGATGCTATTCTTTATGTTCGTCCAAATGGCGGAGATAAAACATTTACAGGCAGACTTCTTGACTTACAAGATTTTGACAACTTTTGGAAAGATATTGTTCATTGTAATGTGACTGATGACAAGGCTATGGTTGTTGTCAGTACACCTAAGAACATCCGGGGTGAGTGGCGTTTCATTTGTACAAAGAATAAAGAAATTTTGGGCGTTTCTTTATACAAATACAACAATCAAAGAACTTACGTTCCAAGCGCTCCTTTTAAGGCAACAAAACTTGTAAATGAAATTCTTGAAAACGGATGGTATCCTGACCCTGTATTCACAGTTGATATTTGTGAAGATAATGATGGAAATTATTGGTTGATGGAAATGAATTCGTTTACTTCTGCTGGAACATATGCGGCTCCGAAAAATAAAATTGTTGAGAAAGTATCGGCAATAGCATTTGAAGAGTGGTCTAAAAACAATCAAACTATATGAGTGAAACAGGTAAATACGAAGACGATAAATGTAACAGAAATGGTTGTTGTGGAAAAATAGAAGTTCGGCCATCTATTAACTGTTCATGCCATATCAATCCGCCGTGTTCGGCTTGTACTGCTCCACGACATTTTTGTAAGGTGTGTGGTTGGGAAGAGGCTGATGATGTAACTATTAACGATTTTGTTGTGAATATTGATAGAAAAACAAATAATTACCGTTGTTGGGAACCACGTCCTCTTAACAGAAATAAGATTGATTGGAGAAATAAGACCCACACTCACTTTAGCATGATTAAAGAAGGATGTTTTCCGAAGGGAACTTCTATGGAAGAAGTTCGTAAACTTGTAGATGGAACGTTTGGTGGACGTTTTACTAAATGGGACGACAATCGTTGTGAATTTGTAACATATACTGATTAGTATGATAAAAAAATATTCTAAATTAAGTCCACATACTTTTGGCGGGAGTAGAGCTAGTGAAAATCTTACAGAGATGTTAAATACTCAATACCCACATCTTATTTCAAAAGTTAGTAGGCATTATCACTCATTCACAAGACATATGGTAGATTGTTTACATGCATCAAAACATTTTTCAGATGGTGGATTTGGAGTTATGGTGGAACTATATAAACAACATAAGTTTGATATAGTTAGACAATCAAATATGCCAGACTTTGTAAAAAGTCATTTGTTAAATATAATGTCTACTTCATATAAGATTAGATTTGCTGAAATAAAAAAGTTAATGAGTAACAATAGAAGAGTTAAAAATGACCACGGTTGTTAACATAAGAAAGAAGAAAGGTTGTAAACGTCCTAATTACGATGTTCTCATTGACCGGACTTCTCCGTTTGGCAATCGTCACACAATAGGATTTTGTTCAGTCTGTAACAAGGTTCATGATAGAAAAGAGGCCATTGCCGAATACAAGAAGGATTTTTATATCTGCTTGACAATTCCAGAATTCCGTGATAGTGTTTTGTCTATGAAAGGAAAACGACTTGCCTGTTGGTGTAAACCACTTGCCTGTCATGGTGACGTTATTGTTGAGTATTTGGAAAAAGGTTCCGTTTGGGGAATAGAAAAAGTTTATGATGGTTGTATGGTCGGTGTGAATTTGGAAGAGTGGTAAATTGATTTGTCGCATAATGGTGACAAGGCTAGTCACAGCTATAGTGAAGTTGACAGATAGAGTTTGATTATCCGTTAGATTGTCTCTAAAGAGTGGGAAATTAAAATACAACAATGTGAGTGTATGGTTGTTACACAACGGATAAACAACCAACAATTTATACAAATAAGATTATGGAAAAAATAAAAGAATTAGTAAATAGGTGGCAGATGTTTGATACTCCTTCTTCCACGGACACATTCAAGAAAAATAATCCAGATTATCTAAATTTTGTTGATTCAAATTTTGGACGTGATGAGTCAGGGAAACTGAAACAATTTATTGTGGAGTGGGGTAACGATTTTAAGAATTTATGAAAGATGAACTTGGAGAAAGGATGAAGGAACAATACGAACACAGAACTCGTTATTTCCTTCCTAGAAGAACATATACTATCATCCGATTGGATGGTAAAGCATTCCACACATATACCCGTGGTTTAAAGAAACCGTTTGATACGGAGTTGTATGAAGATATGGACAATGCTATTGTTTGTATGCTTCCACACATCCAAGGGGCGGTCTTTGCCTATACCCAGTCCGATGAAATTTCTGTACTTGTTACTGATTTTGCCAAACCTACTACTTCGGCTTGGTTTGACAATAATATTCAAAAAATGGTATCGGTGTCGGCTTCAATCATCACAGCGAATTTTAATTCTCTTAGATTAAATAGAGAATTATTAAAACAAAAAGATAATGATACCCCTACATATTTTAATCAATATTTTTGTAAGACCACACCGGCATATTTCGATTCAAGAGCATTTACTATTCCTGATAGAACAGAAGTAATGAATTACTTCATTTGGAGAAATCAAGATTGCGCTAGAAATGCAGTGTCTATGGTTGCGCAGTCAGAATTTTCTCATAAGGAACTTCAAGGTAAATCCACATCTGAAATGCAAGAGATGCTTATGAGTCAAAAAGGCATCAATTGGTCAACTTACGACGAAGCATTGAAGAATGGAAGATTGATTGTTAAAGTTAAAGAAAATGCTTCGTTAACTTTTGATTCATATCCGCCTATTCTTTGTGAAAGAACAAAGTGGATTTCAAAACCTGCTTGGAAGTTTACTCAGGATAAAGAAACATTATCTAACATGATTCCTAAATATGAATGAAATTGTATATCTAAGTATGATACAATCAGAATATCCTACCGATGGAATGTCCCCATTGAAACTAGAAAATGTTAAAATAATTACACCTCCTACAAAATGTAATGTTACCATAAATGGGTCATATCGTGTGAAGGATGTTTACGTTGATAAACGCAGTGATGATTCATCGCTATATCTGTTCAATAATTATTCTACTAATATAGAAGGCCTTTGGGGGAGTGGTGGTAGACATCAATATCCAATTTTTAAAGGAAGTGGGCTGGTATTGGAGTTTAAATCTGACAATTATATCATAGAAGCATCTATATGAAATCATTAGCAGAATTAGCAGACATGAGGGATTCTGGAGAAAAGATTGATGTTCAAGCTTCACACAAAGGTCGACGTCCTAAGAGAAGTATAAAAGAAAAACGTCGAACTGAAAACCGGAACATCAATAAACGAGCTAGGCAACGACTTAAAAGAGAAATGTATAACGACGCAGATGTTATTTTAAAAAACGTGGAGTAATATGAACAAATTACCATATGATATTGGTTGGGATGCTTATTTCGACGGAAAATTGATATCCGAAAATCCATATCCATATGGAGAATTAGAAGAATGTACACAACATATGGAATGGGAAGACGGATGGAAATCTGCTGCCGCATATAATGAATATGAAGAAGACCAATACATAGGACCCGAAGAAGAATGAAAAATAAACCCAAACAATATAACTGGCATTTTTGGGTTCTTAAACGTGGAAATAAGCCGGGAGTTCAAATAGTTATCGAAAAATCAAATTATTCATCCGCACGTCATGTAATGAAAGAACTATTTTCTTACAGAAAATGGGAATTTCAATTTGGAAGTGAAATACAACAAATTAAAAAATTATGAATATACTCGATGAAATTGAAAATGTAAAAAAACGTAAACAAGAAGAATTACGCTTAAAAGAAGAAAAAGAAAAACAACGAGAACAAGAACGTCAAGCAGAACAAAAACTCGAAAAACAACGTATTGCAGTAATTTGGCATGCTTGCGAATCTTTAAATGAAAGCAAACAATTTAAAATTGAAAAAGAAAAAGTGTATAGTAGTAACTCTGATGGATATGTCGCCACACTCTATAAAGTTGTAAGAAATGAAAAATCGCAGATTGGTATTATTAGGGTTGAAAATGATTCATATGAATGGAGAGGTTCGGATGAATCTCCGGAACAAACAATTTATACTAAAAATTTAAGATTATATTCAAATTCAAGTAACCCTATCATTGATGTAAGTTTTAGTGATTATAAGTTTGAAGAATATCTTAATGATTTTTTGAAACAATTAGCGAACTTTTTAACAAATAAATAAAAATTTATGACACACATTGAAAAAGTAAAACATATTAGGGAGATTACCATGTCTCCTATGACAAAAATTGCTGACGCATTGTTGACGGCAAATGGAAACGTAAGTGAGGCTATTGATATTCTTGTAAAGCAGAAAGATGCTGATATCAAGGATATGGCTAATCGTAAGGCAGACAATAACATTGTCTACTCTTACGTTCACAATAATAAGATTGGGGCAATGATTGTAATGTCATCTCAAACCGATTTTGTTGCCAAAAATGAGTTGTTTCTACAATTGGCAAAAGACATATGCATGCATATTGTATCAAGTCCAACGCAGGCGGAGGGCGTTGATGTCAATGACGTCGGCATTGATTTTGAAAAAATGTGGGAAGCCAAATTCAGAGAGGAAATCAAAGGCAAGCCAGAACCTATTGTTGCTAAAATTGTAGAAGGTAAATTGAAGAAGAAACTTGATGAGGCATATTTATTGCGTCAACCATTCATCAAAGACGATTCTATTACCATTAAAGACCTCATCAATAAGGTATCGGCTTCTGTTGGTGAAAAGATTGAAATTAAAAAGTTTGTCCGATTGACGGCATAACTTCTTATAATAAGTTGTGAGTGTTTGAGTTTTGATGTAAACTGTCGAAATGAAATATATTGCAGAACAATTTGAATTTGATTTACGTCATTATAAGGGAATTATGGCAATGGCGAAAAACCGTTGTATTGGAAAGAATAACATGATTCCTTGGCGATATAAAGGCGACTTTACGTGGTTTAAGGAATTCACGAAACGTGAAAATCATCGAAGTCGGGTATTGTTAATGGGTAGAAAAACATATCAATCTTTACCTATTTTAATGGATAGAAAAATTTATGTTCTATCTAATACACTGAATGAATCGGCTGGTGCGTTGATGGCTTCTTCCGAAGGAATTTGTGAAGTCCATTATATTAATAATGTAAATCGTATTCCTGAATTGGAAATAGTTGTTGCCGGAGGAAAGACGATATATGAATTGTTTATGCCTTATATTTCTGAATTCTATGTGACCCACATTGATAAAGAGTATGAAGGTGATACATTTATGTTTCCATTTGAACATTTGTTTAGTAAACAAGAAGTGGTAAGAGAATTCGATTTTGGTAGAGTGATTAAATACAGTAAATAATATGAAAGCCGGAGAATATTTAAAAAAGAAGTTAGAAGATGATTATTTAGGTAAATCTATCTATACATTTAATAAATCCAATTCTTTTATTGTTTATAAGATAACCGTTGAAGATGGTGGAGTTGACCCACAATGGCAAATATTATTTACAAGTAAACAATACGAAGAAGTAAATTCTGACTGTTTAGACCGACGAAGAAGTAGTAATTTTAATGGTTATTCTCCGTCTGAATTAATTGTTTTAAATGAAAATCATGGATTTTGTTGGGCTGATGATGATATGCCTGAAATTGTTATAAGTGATGAAAATAAACCACAATAATTCGTGTATTGGTCACTATTTATTGATATATGAAAAATTATTATGTCTACGTCTATGTAGACCAACGAAAACCAAAATTTATTAAAAATGGATATGAATTTGGCGGAGAACCGTTCTACGTCGGCAAAGGCAAAGATAACCGAATGTTATTTCATTTGAACTCCACTACAAAACATACATTTGTAATTAAAAAGATTAGAAAAATGTTACGGGAAGGATGTTGCCCAAACATAATCATATTTAAAAATAATTTAACAGAAGATGAATCGTTTTTTTATGAGAAATTCTTAATAAATCTTATAGGCAGACGAAATTTAGGAATTGGAACATTATGTAATTTAACAGACGGCGGAGAAGGAATATCTGGTAAAATATGGAATGATGATGAACGTAAGAAAATGTCAATTGTAATGAAAAATTCCAAAAAATGGAATACTTTTTATGCGAGTGATATTTATCAGGAAAATATGAAAAAGGTGTCTATTATAGCCAAGACATTGAAAAATATACCATATGAAAAAAGATATGGGATTGATAAATCTATAGAAATAAAAAGACGTATTAGTGAAAATCACGCCAATATTAATGGTAACAATAACCCTATGTATGGTAAATTTCATAAAACGGAAACGAAAAAGAAAATAGCAAAAAAACTACGGGGTAATAGTAATTTGGGTGGACGATTAGGAAAGACGTTTTCAAAATTCCTTTTTTATAAAGATGGAGTTTTGATGGGAGAAAAAAATGGTCAATTAAATGCTAAAAAATTTTGTAATGATAACAGAATACCTTTTCAGACATTGTGTAAAGGTAAAGGATGCTGGAATGATTGGTCATGTGAAAGAAATAAAAAAATATGAATCGTGTAGATGAAGAATATAATAGATTAATTACCACAGTTTTAACTAACGGAAAACTTAAACACAATAGGACGGGAATAGATACGATTGGTGTATTTGGAGAACAATCTAAATATAAAGTGTCTTTAAGTGAATTTCCTATATTAACAACTAAACGAATATATTTTCGTGCAATAGTTCACGAATTGTTATGGTTCATTAAAGGTGATACAAACATTAAATATCTTGTAGATAATGATGTTCATATCTGGGATGAATGGGCGCATGCTAAATACAAAAAATCTGGAGTTTATACTGACGATGAATGTTGGAATCAGGATAGACAAGGAATAGAGTGTTACGACCAAAAAACTTTTATAGACCGTATTAAATCTGATACTGAGTTTGCGAATAAATGGGGCGAACTTGGCGAAGGAACATATGGTGGTATGTGGCGAGCATTTCCTTACTATTATGATGTTCCTGATTGCGAATATGGTTCGCTGACAGGTACGGTATCGGGAGTAGAAGGTAAAGTTGACCAACTTCAAAAGGTAATTGATAAACTTAAAACTAATCCAGATGACCGACGGATGATTGTATCGGCCTGGCATCCCTACTGGGTTGACCGTTGCGCATTGCCACCATGTCATTGTCTTTATCATTTCAATACGGAAGAATTGTCTGATAGTGAAAGATTTTCCTTATTGTGGGATAAGTGTGGATTTTTAAATGGTGAAAATAGTTATGGCAAAGACGATTTACATTTTTTGGAAGAATATAACATTCCAAAACGCAGATTGAATTGTTTACTATACCAACGCAGTAATGACGTTGGACTTGGAATTCCCTTTAACATAACGAGTTACGCATTATTGACGGCATTAGTCGCTCACTGTGTTGGTATGGTTCCAGGTACATTTACCCATTCACATGGAGATTTACATATTTATACTAATCATATTGACCAACTCAAGTTGCAATTAAAAAATGAACCAAAAGATTTACCTAAGTTGTGGTTGAATCCTGAAGTTAAGTCTTTATTTGATTTCAAGTACGAAGACATTAAACTTGAAAATTATCAATCACACTCAACAATTAAAATGAACATTGCCGTATGAAAATATTAATCGAACTAAACATGGATGGTTATGACAATCCAAAAGATGAAATGGATGCTTGTGTTGCTTTCGTTAAGGAACAACTTGATTTTACTGCTTCCAGTGTTAAGATACTGTGGAAAGAAGAAGTAGAAGATTCATACTAATATGAAACTCGTAAACATATCAAAACGTGAATATAATGAAGTTTTGAAAGCAGCCAAAACGGCGGATGATAATCAGTTTACTAATTCTAGTATGTATGGTTCATCAGCGGCGGCAGATTTTACATGTAATGGGAATGTTTATCAGATAGAGGAAATATTTGAAACCATATCATCAATTAAAAAATATGAATGAAAAGTTTATTGAAAAGTTAAAAGTATTATCTAAACGAAAGACTTGTATGGATAACTTTGATGGAACTGACACACCATCATATTACTGCGGCAATGCTGATGATACTTATAGTATGGGTATGGAAGACGGTACAACGGAATTGGCAAGAGAAATTCTAAATGAAATGGGAATTGAATGAATATTCATATACCACACGAATTAGTTGTTAAATACCCAACTTATGAGTTTAGGGGTAAGACGTTTATACTATCAAACGGCAACCATTACATTAGAGCTTTTCATAAAACTCTACAAGGTGTTCATTACTATTGTTTTGAAGAAGATTTCTTCTGGTTGGATAAAGATGACTTTATGCCTAAAAGATAGTCTTGACTTTTATATTAAACACTGTAAACTTTAAATATGAGTGACGAAAATCTATATTTGTATATCTTGATGAGAAACGACCTCCCCAGCCTAGGAGCGGGTCGTGCGGCAGCCCAGGCCTCCCACGCGTCTAATGCCTTCATCCATAAGTTTGGTAATGTTGATACTGTCAGACGGTGGCAAGCCCAGACTCCACAGGGATTTGGAACGGCTATTGTCTTGTCTGCATCAAAAAAAGAAATCGGAGACACGTTGACCGAATGTAGTAATACTGGCGTGACTGAATGTGATGAAATTATAGACCCTGATTATGTAATTCCCATCTCTTCCGAAATAATACCTTATATCGATACTCATGTACTTAATATGTTCGAACCATCCAAGACTGATTCAGGTAAGTATTTCTTTCATCGTACTGAAATTACATGTGCGTATGTTTTTGGTTATAAGGAAAAATTGTCATCATTACTTTCAAAATTTCCTCTTTATTCGTAGAAGCCTAAATTGGAGATTGAAGTTAACGGAAAAAAGTTTAAGATATGAGTGAAAAAAATAAAAAATAATCATCAAAACGACTGTTATTTAAAACTCATTTCATGAAAATTACTAAAATTACTTTTATGTATAAATTTTTCTTATGGTTATTGGAAGTTTTGTTCGATTCGTCTCAAAATCGTCTGGCCAATCAAAAACTTTACAAGAATCAACGAGATTAATCAAATAGTAACAGGTGTCTCAAAATAAGACAAGACAAATCGAAGGCTTGACTATGGATACTGTTTTGGTAGTATATCATAAATGAAGAAATCAAAAGTGCGGACTAAGTGTGAAGTATGTGGCAAAAGGATATCTATCCATGAGGGACGTGACCTTTTGTGCAAAACTCACTATGATGAAAAGCATAAAGATGACTATAGCAAATTGGCAGATTTTATCATGTTCGGTTCCACTACTAAAAAATAAATATGAGTGACTTTTTTAATATTCCTACAAGACAGACCACAAAGAAAGTCTGGCCAACACTTTACGCTAGAACTTCAACAGGAGCAGTACAAGTTTGGTGGATAGAACAAGACAACGAAAAGTATTATTCAACATCTGGTCAGATTGACGGCAAAAAGATTATCGCGGAAAATACGGTGGTAAAGGGTAAAAATATCGGCCGGGCAAATCAAACCACAGCAGAAGACCAAGCAACCAAAGACATTCAATCGAAATACGACAAACAGTTGAAGTCAAATGGATATTGGCTTGACATTAACAATATTGACGAGGATAAATTTTTCCAAGTAATGTTGGCTAAAAATTACGGTGACTATAAAGACAAAATCGATTGGACTAAAGGTGTAGGTGTTCAAATCAAATATAATGGTGGACGTATTGTGGCGTCTAAAGATGGTTTGTTTTCTCGTAAAGGTGAACGGTATGTTTCCATTCCTCACATTGAAGAAGCTCTTAAGCCATTCTTTCTAAAATTTCCCAATGCTATCCTAGACGGCGAAGGATTTAATTATAGTTTCCGTGAAAAACTGAATCAAATCATGAAACTTCTTCGGAAGACTGTTCATATTACTCCACAAGATTTACAACGGAGTAAGGAATTGATTCGCTTCTATATTTACGACGGATATGGATTTCCGGCCACAAAAGATGGCCCGAATGTTTTACAAACTGATGGATATCTTGAAAGAAAGGCAGCTATTGATAATGCTTTCTTTGCCCCTTGTTTTAAAGACCGTTATAAAGACGTCATTCATAACGTTCCTACTTGGGTGGTTCATTCGGAGAAAGAACTTGAGGATTTGTACAATAAATTCTTGGATGACAAGCAAGAGGGCGCCATACTTCGTATTCTTGGCGAAGGTTATGAAAACAAACGGTCTAAGTTTCTATTGAAATATAAACCTATTGATGATGATGAATTTAAACCTATCAGCGTTCAGGAAGGTGTAGGCAAAAATGCTGGCCGTGTTTCGACAATTACGTTTCAACGTCTTGATGGTAAAAAATATTTGGATGGGACGGACACTTTTGATGCTACATTCAAAAACATTGATGAAGATGAAGCGATACGTCTTTGGGTAAGTGGTGAATATAAAGAAATTCTTAAACAAGACAAGGTGACTGTTATATTTAACAAATGGACTGGTTATGGTAAACCAAACTATGCCCGTATCGATTGGGAAAATTACCTTAATGACAAATAATCAATTATGTTCTTGTTGTGGTCAACCCAGACCATATCCAACTGAACCAGGAGAATGGGAATATTGTAATTGGATTACTGGCAATTCGCCTGTATGGATAAGAGTAAGTGTAAAACTTGCTGAAAAGGATGATGCTGAACGATATGGTGATGGATTACGATTGTGGGAGAGTGGGAAAATGATTTGGTGGCCGAATAACTGCGCTTGGAGAAAAAATTTAACTAATTAAAATTAATGCAAAAGTTTGTTTTTGAATTCATTAAAGAAAATAACGGCAATGAAATTTATTTCAATCCACCACTTACAATTGAATATAGTATTTACAAAAAAATAGACGAAGAAACAGGTAAAGAAAATTATCCCGAAGATATTCCAGTAATGGCATATGCTACATTTGACTTTGGATTGGAAGTACACATTCCTTTGGATATTGACCACAATTGGTTGATAAATGGATATAACGGATTAACCAAAGAATCAAGTTTCGACGATATATTAATGAATACTATCATCTTTGATTTGTTTCATGCTTTCTGCCATATTCCAGAAGACCCAAACTATTCTCATTACAATTGGGCGTTAAAAGGTTGGCTTAAAGAACGGGCCACGGTTAAAGAACTGTATTAGTTGAACGCTTGACTTCTCATGTCACTTATGTTACCCTTCTATCATGTATTTATTCTTAGACAATGAGATGGGTGGTCTTGAAAAAGACAAATATTCGCTTCTAACATCATATTTTATGATGACTGATGATAACTTTAACGTTATCGGAACGCTTAGTTTACAATTGAAGCCGGATGACGGAATTTATAAAGTCTGTGGCGAGGCGATGGCAATCAATAGAATCGATTTGTCTGTCCACGACAAGATGACGATAACTTACAAGGAAGGCGCAACCAAACTCTATAATTGGCTTAAGACTCTAACCGACAACGGAAAGGTAAAAGCTACGGTTGTTGGCCATGGAATTCATGGTGATGTTGAGTGGATTATCTATCATCTAATGAGTCGTGGTTCCTGGGAAACTTTCACGTCATATCGTAAATTGGATACAAGTTCGACTTGTCAGTTTTTGAAGTCCGTAGGATTGTTTCCTGAAGAAGTTTCTGGTAGTCTTACTTCATTAGCTGAATATTTTAAAATTCCGTTGGACGCAACGATTGTTCATAGCGCAAAGTATGATACTGAAATCACTTTCCAAGTGTTTTTGGAATTGAGAAATATTCTTATAAACATTCAAAAATGAAAAGTTTACCTAAAAAAATTATTCGACTGGATGATGGTAGTGTGTTTGTGTTGATAGAAGAAACACAAACATACAGACTTCAATTAAAAGGATTTGAAGATAAAATTCACGACTCTTACTTTCATCAATACACATATGAACGTTTAATGGAAGACCCGAGAAGTAAAGGAGCATTCAAAGTTGCCGATGGGACTGAAGACGTCGAGACAATGAAACGCAATTGGTTGAAAAGTATTGAATCCCATAATGATGGTCATGGTGACGATGAATGACGAGTGTGGTAAAGGATGAGAATGATAATTGAAACAATACAAATAACTCAGTTTCCATTAGTAATAATAACTGATAGCCATTGTCACTTAAAAAGAATTGACGAGGTACGTAATTTGTATCCTACTGCCAAACTTATATGTCTTGGTGATATAACCGATTTGTTTGGTGTCAAGGAAGAATTTAACAAACATTCAATTAATTATTTCATTGAAAATAAAATTCCATGTATCGATGGAAATCATGAGAGTTTTATTGAATCATCATATTCAGGTGATAGTTTTACTTTAAGTAATGTGTTGCGTGATGTGAGGAATATCCCGACATATAATTTAGATGAATCAATTCATATTAAGTATCTTAGGACTCTGCCTAGGGGATTTAAATTGGTGTTGCCAAATGGTGAAAATTATCTATGCTTTCACCACGAGCCTTATAATTTGTGGAATTTTAATGACAAGAATGGCTTGACCGCAGATAAATTCAAGACGATTTACCCTATTGATGATAAGACATTGGGAGCGGTTCACGGACATACACATAAAGCATTTGTTGAAGAATATGAAGGCGTAAAGGCAAAACGATATTCGGTCGGCGCCCTCAAGTTTAAACAATATGCGTTGTTAACCGAAACAGGAATTAATTTAAAAAATTTATGAATAAGACAGTAAGAATAAGACAGACGGATGAACAGAAGGTTTACTTTATTAGTGATTTACATCACTTTCATCGCCCAAAGTGGACGGTTCCGTTACATGAACAACGTGGTTATGAAAGTGGCGAAGAAATGGATGAAGACCAAATTACTACAATCAACAAAATTGTTCGTCCAAACGACATTTTGTGGCATTTGGGTGATTTGACTTTGAATTGTAATGAAAATCAACTCAATGACTTCATTGGAAGACTACAGTGTCAAAACATTTATTGTTTGTGGGGTAATCACAACAGCCCTACTTGGAATGTTTATCAACGTGAAGTTGAAAAGATTAAACAAATTACGAATGTTACCAACTATACCGGTTCGTCGGAAGATATTGAAATCTATCCATTACGATATAAAAACCTTGTGTTCTTTGGTAACTATCAAGAATTGATTGTGGATGGACAGTGTATGGTTCTTGAACATTATCCGCTTTACGTGTTTAATAACATGAAAGACGGAGTGTGGAACTTGTGTGGGCATTCTCATTATAATTGCCCATTCTCGAAAGCTGATAATCTAAATTCTAAGATTTTGGATGTTGGTTGGGACGGTCAACTTAAGCCATATTCCATGGATGACTTGAGAACGATTATGAGTAAGAAACAAGTGTTCGATGCTGGCGACCATCATAAGAACGTATAAATATGAATATAGGAATTGATATAGGATGGACTATTAAAGGTATAAGAGGCGACTCCGATAAAAATAAAATTGCTCCTAATAGTTTTAAAGTCATTTCTGAACTTGTAAAACGAGGCGACAATGTTTACATGATTTCTAAGTGTAATTCTAGGCAGAAAGAGGAAGTGGAACGATGGTTATCTTATGTGAATTTTTTTAATCTGACGGGCGTCAAATCAGAAAATCTTTATTTTTGTTTTGAACGACGTGACAAGGGTATATTTGTCAAGGCACTCAACATTCAACTCATGATTGACGACAGGGCTGAAGTCATGACACATATATTGCCGACGGTTATAAAGTTTCTTATCAATCCCGAAACTGATGATTATGACAGACACAGCAAACAACTATGGAACTGTAAAGTCGTTGCCAATTGGCTAGAAATAGAACGGGCATTGTTTTGATATAATAAATTGACCATCGACAGACGTTGTATACAATACTGTAATATGAATAGAACACAAACTTCAAATACCCAAGGCGATTTAAACGTGTGTTTGGCGGCAGATGATATCATTGAAATCTTTGAGAAACAGGGATTCACAAGTGATACTCCAATCGACTTTGAACTGTTGAGACATCTAATTACTGAAGCTATTCAGAATCGCATACAAGGAACATCACAATGAGTAAGAAAAATATTACGTTAGTTGTTAATTTATTGGGCGGCCCTGGTTGTGGCAAAAGCACCATGGCGGCAGGAATATTTGCCGGTCTAAAATGGAAAGGTATTGATTGTGAACTGGCAGCCGAGTACGCAAAAGATTTAGTCTGGGAGAAGAGATTTAAAACATTCGAGAATCAAGTCTATATGTTTGGAAAACAACATCATAGGATTTATCGATTGGTAGGTCAAGTTGATGTAATAGTCACGGACAGTCCTATTTTGTTAACGGCAATATATGATTCTGAAAAACGCGAGTCGTTGAGGAATCTAATGTTTGAAGAATATAACAAAGTTAATAACTTTAATATTCTACTCCGTAGACGGAAAGTGTATAATCCAAAAGGAAGAAATCAGACCGAATCGGAATCCAAAGAAATAGATGAACAGATTCGTAACCTTTTGGAAGAAAATAAATTGCCTCATATTACGGTCGATGGGTGTCAAGATGCTGTAAATGATATCGTTAGAACTGTTGAAATAACTTTAAGGATGTTACATGAAAGTAAGTGAAAAACAATTATTAATGTTAATGGATGTTCTCAAGGCCACTCTTGGAACGTCTGACCCGATTGGTGGATATGACCATACTACCCGATTACAACTCGTCAATGATTTAATGAATCAGCAAAGTAATGACTTGAAGGAAGTTGAACCGTCTGTTAAAAGAGGTAAGAAAGTTTTGAATGGATAAGAACTTGACTTTCTATAAAAGCGTGATAGTATTGTGTCATGATTTCTATAAAAGATACCGTTGGTAGCGTGTGGGTTCCTTGCCCAAAATGTAAATGCTCAGTATGTATTACAGATTGGGGAGAACAGACTTGTATTTACGAAAAATGTGATGGTAACAAGTTTCTGTTTGAATTGAATTTTGATACGGCAAAATTGATTCTTGAAGAAATTCAGAGGAAAAGTTTGATTGAACAATCCAAACCAAAACCAGTCATGTTCAGACCTTCAATGCCCAAACTCCAAAAAGTTTTGACAGGTCATATTTTAGTTCCACAATCTGATTCGTCAAATCCGGCTGATTGGTATAATAACGACCCTTTCAAGAAATGAAAATTCACGACATAACCGAGTTCATCGATTCAAGTTCAGAGTTTTTTACAATACTCAAACAAATACCATCTATCAATATTGATGGCCCTTGGATTGCTGGTGGCTCTGTATGGAAGTCTATTGAACAAATTCCATTGTCGTGTGATATAGACATTTTTTTCAAAAATGCCCAACAATGTGAACGTTGGTACAGAACATTGTTGACCATACCATATGGCAATCGTATTGTTTCAGAGGCAAAAACCAATCGGTTTAATACTTCTTTAAAGTATCATGTCCATAATGGTAATTATGATAAAACGATTGTATTACAGTTAATTTCGTTTAAGTTTTTTGATAGTCTTACATCAGTAGTGGATAGTTTCGATTTTACTGCATGTCAATTTGGATTTGATGGAGAAAAGTTGTATGTAGGCGACACTTCTTTTGAAGATTTAAAAAATCGAGAAATTATTTTTCATAATGTAACTGACAAAGTGGCTACGGGATTTCATCTGAAAAAATATGAGACTATTGGATTTAAAATTCCAGAAAGTCAAAAACAGAAATATGATGAAATAGTTATGGCATCACCCGAACAAACAAAGTCGGAATATAATTCTATATTTGATGATGAGTCTGTTTCTGAAGAGGACGAACCCTATCCTATTCCAGAAAATAGTACGGTACTTGATTTAAGTAGTATTACTACTAATAATAACACGGTTGGCATCACCAATACTGTTATTCCGGCGCCAATATATGGACATATGCCTTTGATGAACGCTACTTTGTTTGATGCTTCTAATTCATATATTAATACAAATCCTTGTAGTGAAATTACATTAGATAGTTCTGTAACAAATGCATATACTCGTATGTATAATAACTATATGAACGCCACAAATTCAACTGTAGGTGTACCTATGGATTATTCTATGGATTATGTCTACCTTGAAGGCAATAGAACTACGTCGCCTGAAACAATATAATTTATGAAAAAAATTAGTTGTTACATTCGTCAGAATAGAATGATGTTAAATTGGAAAGTATTTCCTTGGGTAATGGAAACTTATCCGACTGACAAAAATAATAAAGTTCTTCATCGTCGAGATTTTGAATGTAGAAATATTGGAGAATGTTGGAGACTTGGTTGGGCTGTGTATGGTACAAGAATTGATATATCATATGATTCTGCAGCAGAACGTTCTTATAAAAAACGTTGGAAAGGAATTTATTAAAGTAATGAGGTCTGATTTATGTTTAACTGTTTGGATTTTACGTCACAAACTGTGGGGTAAAATGCCAATTGAAGGACGTTTAAGGTCTGAACATTGGTGGCAACAACGACTTGATTGGCTCATAAACAAGGAAGAAGACCCTATTCCACCAGAAAATTTGTGGGATGGAAAAGTTGCCAAACCGATGGAAATTCCTAATGACTAATTCACACGCTTGACTTGTCATAAAACCTTGATAGACTTTTGACATGAAATTAATCAAAGTAGCCGCCGCAACATTGAATCAGACTCCACGTGATTGGAAGGACAATAAGGCCAATATCATTGATGCTATCATGAAGGCGAAGGAACAGAACGTGTCCGTTTTGTGTCTTCCTGAAATGTGTATTACCGGTTATGGCTTGGAAGATGATTATTTTTGTGGCGATGTTCCTCAACGGGCGATTAAGAAACTTAGTGAAATTCTTCATTATACTACAAGAAATAACGTATCATATGACATCGTTTGTCCATGTGATAAAATGATTTTTTGTGTCGGTCTTCCGATTCGTTTTAACAACAGTCTCTACAACGTCGTTGCTACCATTGTTAACGGCAAAGTTATCGGCTTTACTTGTAAACAACATTTGGCCGGTGATGGTATTCATTATGAAAATCGTTGGTTCAAACCTTGGCCGCAGGGCGTGGTTCAAACCATCAACATTCCTGAACTTGGTGGAAACATTCCCATCGGCGACGTTCATTTCAATATTGGTGGAATCAAGATTGGTTATGAAATCTGTGAAGATGCTTGGGTTTCTAATCGTCCTGGAACGATTCTTACTACAAAAGGAGTTGATATCTATCTCAATCCAAGCGCTTCTCACTTTTCTTTCGGTAAATTGAATACACGAAGAAACTTCGTTGTTGACGGTTCGAGAGCATTTGGCGCCACTTACGTTTATACTAATCTTGTTGGTAATGAAGCCGGTAGAGCCATTTATGATGGTGGAACTTTAATTGCCACCGGTGGAACCTTGGTGGCTGCTGGCAAACGTTTTACTTATAATAATGTTCTCTTGACTACGGCAGTTGTTGATGTAGATAACACTCGTACATCACAAGTTCGGTCGGCAAGTTTTCAACCAAACGTTGAACAATACAATCAAGGATGTGTCGAATGCGATTTTATTTATCCTGAAGTGACTGAACAGCTTACAAGTAACCCAATTCAGGAAGATTGGGAATTGTCGAGTCATATTAAACATGAAGAATGTGTTCGTACTCTTGGATTGGCTTTGATGGATTACATGAGAAAGAGTCACACGAAAGGTTTCACTATTTCTTTGAGTGGTGGAGCAGATTCGGCTATGGTGACTTATTTATGCGCCGTGGGTATTCGAATGGGTATAGAAGAATTGGGTGTTGCCAAGTTTATTACAAAGTATTGTCCTCAACTCGGAACAGGTGCCCGTTGTAGTAATTTTGACCAGTGGACAAAAGATAAACAAATTGAACGATTGGTTTCTCTGTTAATCACAACCGCTTATCAGGCCACAGCTCAAAGTGGTGAAGTGACACGTCATGCCGCAAGTGAATTGGCGAAGGCTCTGAACATCCCTCACTACGAATTTGACGTTGAACCGATGGTTCAAGAGTATAAGAAGATTGGTGTAATTGTTAAAGGAAGTGAATTGACTTTTGAGGCAAATGATATTACTTTACAAAACCTTCAAGCCCGTGTCCGTTGTCCTTCTATTTGGATGATTGCCAATATGAAGGGAACATTATTGCTTACTACAAGTAATCGTTCAGAGGCAAGTCTTGGATATTGTACGCTTGATGGCGATACTGCTGGAGGTTTGGCTCCTGTCTGTGGGTTATCCAAAAATTATATTCGTGAATTCCTTCGTTGGGTTGAAAAAAATGGGCCTGATGGACTTGGCAATTTGCCTACGATGGGATTAATCAACAACCAACAACCGACAGCGGAACTTCGGCCTTCTGAATATAATCAAACAGATGAAGCCGATTTGATGCCTTATTGGTTAATTGATAAAATTGAAAGATTGGTTGTTAGAAACAGAAATACTCCTGTTGAAATTTATCAATCGTTGAAAGTTTCGATTGAATATGACAACAATAAGTTAATTAAAGATATCACTAAATTTTTCAAACTTTTTGGAATGTCACAATGGAAAAGGGAACGATATGCGATTAGTTTTCATGTTGATGATTATAACCTCGACCCGAAGACCTGGTGTAGGGCGCCAATTCTTTCGGGTGGCTATAATGAAGAATTAGAAGAATTACAAAGTTTTTTGGTGTAATTTTTCTATTTATTGATATAGAGATGAGTAGAAAATTAACAATAGAAGAATTCATTGAAAAATCAGATAAAATCCATGTATATAAATATGATTATTCTAAATTTATTTATAAAAATCATGGAACCAAAGGAATAATAATTTGTCCAAGTCACGGAGAGTTTTTACAAACCCCAAATCATCATATAAACGGACAAGGATGTTATCATTGTGGATTAAATAGGATGAAAAGACTACAAAGAAGTAACACTGAAGAATTTATAAAAGAATCGTCTAAACTTCATGGTGATATTTTTGATTACTCAAAAGTAAATTATATCAATGCTCGAACAAATGTAACAATTATATGTAAAACCCACGGCGAATTTCAACAAACTCCTGAAAAGCATTTATTGGGTAGAGGATGTCAGGAATGTGGTTTGGAGTGGAGTATGAGTAATAATCGGTGGGAAAGAAAACCTTATACATTTCCAAACGGCAAAAAAGTTAAAGTTCAAGGATACGAATGTTGGACATTAGATTTTTTGATATCAAGTTCGCTTCAAGAAGACGACATTAAAGTAGATACTAAAGATAAACCAAAAATTTTCTATAATTGGAACGGACAATCGAAAAGGTATTATCCTGACTGTTACATTTCAAGTTCCAATACAATAGTTGAAACAAAATCAGATTGGACATGGAATATGGAAGTTGAAAAGAATGAGGCAAAAATAACAGGGTCGCTTCAATGTGGTCATGATGTAAGGTTTATCATTTGGGGTCATAATAAACGATTGATTTCAGATGCCACATATAAGGCTTGACATTATTTTACAACCGTGATATGATTAGTTATGAAATTATTTTTATCCATTCTTTTCGTTGTTATTTGTTCAATTTCATTTGGACAAAATAATAACTTCCGTATCGCAGATGGAATAACGTGGAATATCTCAAAACAAAATGAGTATTATAAAACTCATACATTAGAATCACAAGCTCCAACATTTTACTATTATGAAGTCGATGGAGTGTGGCGAATGACAAATATTATCGCCAATCTTTCATGGTTTCATATTACAGGTCAGGTGAACAAAATTGACCATACTTCTACAAATATACTGCTTTTTGTTGAAACATTTAATTCTGATTTAAATCGTAAAGTTCCAACATATTGTGTAGTATTATATCCTTATGCAGATAAAATGTATGTAGGTGATAAGGTTGACTGTTTAGTTTATTATCATTATTCTCCGTTGTTATCAAAAATTGTTAAAGATGATGCTACATATCAAGTGGTTCAATATGGAGTTTTAAATCTTTCGGCAGAACAAAGTTATCTTCAACAAATTCAAATTCAACAACCGAAAGAATTTAATGATAACAAATCTCAAGGTGTGTCAATTGTTGAAAGTCAATCAACCGAGGCAGAATTCCAATCCTCATTTGTAATTATTAATGGTCACTATTCTTGGTCTGAAGCATATGTTGATGCAAAACGTAGGGGAGGTAATTTGGCGGTTTTTGAAACAAAAGAAAAGTGGTTACGTTTTGTAAAACAATCTAACGAGAAGGGCATCTATCAGTTGACTTCATATTGGATTTCTTTAGTTAAAACTGATAATGGCTGGATGTGGTATAGAAACAATAAATACATTTCTTTAAACTATAATAATTGGCATCATCTTTCTAGGGCAATAGGACGTGTTTCAGGCGATGTTAATCCTAACGGAACTGTTGGTATTATTTGGGAAGATAATACTTTCAATGACTATCTTCCGTCATATAAACAATATGATAAGGGGTATATTTTAGAAAAGTGAAAGTCCCTTGTGTGAAGGCTTGACGATTCTTTATGTCTGTGGTAATATTTATTATCGATGAAAAACCTACTCCAACATACTGACAGTTTTGAAAAATTGGAAGAATTACCAAATCGTGAACGTGTCGCTTTGCCAGGTGGCGCTTGGGGTCGATACAAAGGTCGTGACTACCCATACAACAAGGTTCGCCGTTTATTGGAATCCAGAATCGGTGTTAAATGGGATGATGTTTTTTCCGAATATGTTCATCTTTCTTGGATTAAGGACGAAGACAAGACTCGTGAAAAAATCGGATGGGAAGTTGTCTTTGATACCGTAATGAAAGACGGAAAAGTTTGTTATCTTGACGAGGGCTGGGGATGTCTTCGTCCTGTTAGTGAACACCGTTGGAAACAGGGGACGTTTTATGTTCACCCTGTAACTAAATGTCTTGGTTACGCAAAGCCGGAAAAGAAAGACCGAGAGAAAAAGCCTGAAACCTATCGTATCTTGGGTAACTACCATCAATTAATCAAAATAAACGGATTTTGGCATGAAGTTAAAGGCAAAGCTGTAGAATCTGAATCTGATTTGGTGGTGGTTGACGGTCTTCATTACCGAAAAGTCAAAACATTGCCAGCATCAAGACAAATGGAGCCGGCCGTATACCCACCATTTCCACAAAAATTCTTTGGTCGGAATGTTATTACCAAAGTAACAAAGTATAAGAAAACCGACGATGGTTACTATTTGATTCCTGAGCCTGTTGGTTATTATAACAAACGTAGCGCACAGGATGAAAAAATCGGCCCGAGAGATTTGATGATTTTTAATCACGATGGAACCTATTGGGGGCGTTATAATGTTCGTCGTAAACTCGAAAATTCTGTAAAAATTACTTTGGAGCGTCAACTTTCTTCAAAGGAACTGAAGAAATATGGTTTGAAGAACGACATTAAACCTATAAGGGGTATTCATTGTAAAGTCTGTGGCAATGAGAATTGCACACAAGAACATAACAACCGTTGTAATATCTGTGGCGAAAAGTGGTGTCAGACACACGCTGTTAAGCCTTATAGTTATGCTATGGGATTGGGGAATCCAGTTGTTAAATAATTATGAAACATTACGATACTCCAAACTCATGACGTGGCGGCAACACGCCTGATGGATTCACTCACGATTTTTCAATTTATATGGATTCGTGGAATAAGTTTATTAAACAAACAGAAGAAATTACAGGATTAAAATGTTATGGGTATGACCCTGACATTGCATTGTGTTTGGATAATGGTCTGACCACACATATGCCGGTATGGTTGGTTAAAAGAATATTGGAACGTTGTGAAATACGTGCTTGACTCCTGAAACATTCAATGTTAAACTTCCAGTTGAATGAAAATTAAATCGACAGCACAATTAGAAAGACAAATTCGTTTATTGAAACGTGAAAATGAAGTTCTTAAAAAAGAAAATACTTCAATTAAGTTGCATGACAAATTGGTTGTGGCAATGTTGGATGCAACTACAAGAGATTACAAGGAGTGTATTTCTAAATGTAAAAAATTAGTAAATGAAAATCAACTACTTGAATCGATGAAAAAATAAAACTATTTCATAGTTTGTCCTATGATGTTTATATGTATGTATATGACATGGAAGGATAAATTATGAACGGAACGCCTTGGAATAAAATTGAAACGCAAAAATTGATTGGTCTTTATGAGAATTCTACAAAAAAAGTTTTGATAGAAAACTTTCCAAATCGTAGTTATGATGCCATAAAATTAAAGGCTGAAAAACTACAATTAAAGAAAAAAATTAACGAACAGATTGAAGGAGATTTGTCTGTATTACTTCAAGAAACTCCTGAAACTTATTATTGGATAGGATTTTTGTATGCGGACGGTTACTTTAATCATAGTAATAATCGCTTAAAATTAACTTTACAAAGTCGTGATGGAAATCAAGTAAAAAAATTTGCCGAATTCATCAAATGTAAAAATATAAGTAATTACATTAGAAAAAAAGACAAAAGAAAATATACAGAAGTAAGAATTATGGATAGATTTTTATTTCCAAAAATAGTAGAGAAATTTTTGATAAAGTCAAAAAAAACATACAATCCCCCACCAAATTTATCATTCCTAAATACAAAAGAAAAGTTGGTATCATTTATAATAGGATTTATTGATGCTGATGGATATGTTTATAGAGACAAAAGAAAAAATCATAAAAATGAAATAAATATTGTAATAAAATTACATTCTTCGTGGAAAGATATACTTCAACTAATGAGTTGTGGAATATGTAATTTATTGAAATTCCCGCCGACAACATCGAAAATTAATAATCAGGGATACGCTTGGGTGGCGTTTTATAGAAAAGATATTATTAAATTTCTCTGTCAACAAATAAAAGAATTGAATTTGCCTGTAATGGAACGAAAATGGAATCCTGTCTTGACATTCTATCGAAATGAGATATAATTTTGTATATGAGTAATATCAAAAAAACTATTGGAATTTATGCGGGAACTTTTTCACCGTTTCATTGCGGCCATGCTGATATACTACATCAAGCTCAAAACGTATTTGATGAGGTAATTATTGCCATTGGTAGAAACCCTTCAAAGGATGGTATTGAGAAAGACCCGTTCCCTGTAGGACATCCAGTTCTTGGTAATGCTAAGACGGTAGAGTTCACCGGCCTTTTGTCAGACTATCTTAATTCGGTTGAAGTGTCGAATGAAGACGCAAAGGTGTTTTTAATTCGTGGTTTGAGGAATGGTGAAGACCTTCAAATGGAACAGAACCAACTTCAATTTATCAAGGAAATGTATAATGGACTCAAGACGGTGTTCTTCATTTGTGATAAGAAATATGAACATATCAGTTCAAGTTCTTTGAGGATGCTTAGAAAAGTATCTGAAACTGAATACTATAAATATACTTTTCGTCCGCCGGCAAAACCCGAAGAGCTTAAGTTTGGGGAAAGATGTTTTCCTACTGAATTGGAAATGGAATTTAAAAAGTATCTTTACGGTGAAAAATGTTAAACGAAACAGTTGTGGAGCTAAAGAATCATTTCACAAAATGATTCGTCATGAAACTCTTAATCCAGGCGTTGATAGAAAACGTGTTGGAGCGTTACTTGATGTATTAACTCCTAAAGAACGTGAATATTTGAAAGATTTACGTTCTGAAGATATAAATGATAGGATGAATTAAAAATGTTCGATTTCTTTAGAAGATTTTTTGTTAAACAAACTCCACTAAAATTAGGAAAAGGAGAAAACTCTTACTTTTCCATTCATTCTGGATGGGGCGACCATATAGATTTTATTAGTTATGACAAAGAATCTGGAATTGGAGAAATTACCGGACATTTGCCTATTTTACCACGTAACGGAAACATTCTACGAGCTTATTCAGAAAGTAAGAAAATAATGTTGTTTGAAATTTTTGATATGAAATTCTTCAACGACCCGTATGATATGTTTTTTGCCAAAGTTAAGTTTCTTGGATATAGTTCTGATACCTACACTTTGGACAATAAAACTTCTTGACTTTTTCTTAAAGTCTGACATACTTATCAATATAACAGTAATGCGGTTGTAATGGTTGCGCCTTCTAAGCGAGATACGCATAATTGGAAATGAAAATGTGGGTTCGAACCCCACCTTCCGCACCAATTTATTATACTGGAGCAGTATCGGATTTGTTTCCTAAACAAATTACCGTAAGTGGATTTATGAGAGTTCGAGCCTCTCCTGCTTCACCATTTTTAATTCTTTTAACGATGTCTTCATACTTATTATCAGATGAAAAAATCCGATTTTAAACATATTGTCAAAGAATCTCTTCGTGAAGCCTTTTATACAAAAAAGATAATAATTAAAGAATCTACAGAATATATGTGGATTGGAGTTGTTGATAGTTATGGTGCTATTCATGCTAGACAACTTTCATTTGAAGATTGGAGTCATCATAACGTTATTTTTCCAGGAATTCGTGGTGACAGATGGAGATTTGATTGTGGTGACGATGCTATTACTTGGACTAATGAACCATCAAAAGATTCAATTATTACAGTTGAAGATTTTCTTATAAAAAAAGGAGAACATCCTAAAATTAAGTCTGAATTGATGGAATCATTATTCAGACCAAGAAAACTTACGGTTAGAAAAGACGGAATAAAATATTTAGGCATTCTTTCAAAGAATACAATTCCAGGAGAAAGAGAATATAGGGTTAGTTGTTTTATTAAGAATGGAAATGGGGATTTGGACACTGGTGGTCACATCGAATTAACAAAACAAGAAGTTGAGGAACTTTTACAAAATAATAAATTTCCAGACGAAGTGATTCAGCGGTATGATGGAAAGATTTCACTAATTAATGTAAATGGTGGGCCGGAAGAATCCACATCGTTAAACGAAAATCTTCTTTTATTGGAGAATTCTTCAAGAGAAGTAGATTTGTGGTTAGAAAATAGAACGGTAGTTAATTAATATTATTGATTTGTAAAGATAAAATCTTTTTTAATTCCCATCTTTTTTTAGCAGAAATTGACATTTTTAATTTGGATTCTACACTAAATTTTTTTCCTTTCATTGGACTTGTTTTTCCTTTTTTAATATCACTTAATTTTTTTCTCTGTTCTTCTGACATTTTCTTTCCAAAATTAGGAGGTCTTTTTCCATAAAAGTGATGATTAATTCCAGTTTTCGATTTACTTAAATTTTGTTTATGTTCTTCTGTAAAAATATAATTTTTATGTGATTCACTCATTTTGAGTTTGGTAGATTCACTCATTTTTCTACCTTTCATAGGAGAAGTAGAATATAATGTTAAATTGTATGATTCATCTCTATCTTGTTTACATAAATCTATATATCTCTGTTCTACTAAAAGTAATTTATCTTCATCAATATCTTTTTCAATGATTAAAAAATCAAAATTTTCTTTTCCATATTTATTCCACGCATTCTGAAGATATTTATTGTCATGTTTATTATGATTTAATAATGTTCTATGATGAATCCATCGTTTTTTAATATCATTAGAACTACCTACATAATATTTACCATTAACTTTGTTTATTATCTTGTAAATTCCTTTTATTTTTCCAATACCTTCGCATACGTTCTTTGAGGATTGATTCCTTATTTCGGGTATAATAACGTTTTGAACGTTTATTCCATTGTTCTCTAATTTCATCTTCGGTTCTATTAAGTTTTTTTCTTCCCATATAATCATATCATTCATACCATATAAATATATGGTGAAAACATAAAGCGTGAAAATAATTAAACCAAAAACGATTTACCGTTTAAGTATGCTAATACGTTTAATGGTTCGTCCACATAACGGATTTCCACGCCTGATTCTGATAACATTATGCCTGAAATTTCCATTGACTCTTTCCATTTGGAATGAGACATAACCGGCCATTTACAATGAACTACAAGTTTCTTTATGCCGCCTTGTATAATCGATTTGGCACAGTCATGACATGGAATTGTTTGAGTATATAGAGTTGTTCCCAAAGTTGATATTCCAAACCTTGCAGCAGACAAAACCGAATTTGTTTCTGCATGGACAACG